GAGCATCCTCGGCAACCGGAGACTATGGAGCATCCTCGGCAACCGGAGACTATGGAGCATCCTCGGCAACCGGATACTGTGGAGCATCCTCGGCAACCGGATACAAGGGAGCATCCTCGGCAACCGGAGACTATGGAGCATCCTCGGCAACCAGCACCTGTGGAGCATCCTCGGCAACCGGAGACTATGGAGCATCCTCGGCAACCGGCACCTGTGGAGCATCCTCGGCAACCGGATACTGTGGAGCATCCTCGGCAGAAGACAAGGATGCAGTAGCTGTTGCTTGGGGTTACAAATCAAAAGCCAAGGGCGTTCTTGGGGCATTTCTTGTTTTTGCAGACTGGGAATACACTGGTTCAGAAGATGATACAGAATATGACAGAAATAACCAGAGTGCATGGGTTCTTAACGGTGCAAAAATGGTGCAGGTTGATGGGGAAAATATCAAGCCGAATACTTGGTATACGATTGAAAATGGAGAGATTGCGGAGGTATCAGAATGAATTACATAAAAGCAAAATATCCAAACCAGAGCCGGTCATATATATTTGCTACATCAGACGATGTAAAAGCCGGAGACATGGTTTTAAATGCCAAAGGCGCAAAGCTGAAAGTTACGGATGAATCGGTGGATATGAAGTGGGTGGACACCTACGGTGCTGATAAGATTGCAGTTGTGAAGAAATATTATGAGCCGGTAGATGCCGGAGAAAGTGAGGGAAAATAATTATGGCAGAGAACACAGCAGTAGCAAAGGCAGAGGAAAAGGCAGAGGTTGCACACAGCAACAACAAGGTTACAGATTATAGCCTTGGAATTTTTGGAACATCAGATAATTTCATCATGGCTATGCAGATGGCAAAGGCGTTAGCGAGTTCAACTATCGTTCCGGCAACATTCCAGAAGAACGATGCAAACTGTCTGATTGCCATTGAGCAGGCGCAGAGACTGCGAGTAAGCCCACTAATGGTTATGCAGAATTTGTATGTAATTCAGGGGAGACCGTCTTGGAGCTCAAAGTTTCTGATTGCGGCAATCAATAATTCCGGCAAATTCGATATGGAATTACAGTTCGAGGAAACCAAAGATAAGGATGGCAAGCCTTATTCGTGTCTTGCTTGGACTACGAAAAATGGTCGTAGAGTTGAGGGTATGACCGTGGACATGGAAATGGCTAAAGCCGAGGGATGGATTGGTAAGAACGGTAGTAAGTGGAAAACCATGCCACAGTTAATGCTTCGTTACAGAGCGGCATCTTTTTTCTCCAGTCTGAATTGTCCGGAATTGACGATGGGGCTTTATACAAAAGAAGAAATGCAGGACAACGATTTCAAGGAATATCCGATGGAAGATTTGCAGGAACAGGTCAAGCGTGATATTTCCGAAAATGCCAATTCAGAGCCATTTGTTGTAGCTGAATCCGAAGCTATTGAGACCGGGAGCGAAGTAGTCGAATCAGAGCCAGAAAAAGTAGCCGGAGAAGTCGTTGAGAATGACGAGAACGTGCCAGACTTTATGAAGGACTAGGAGGTTGCCATGAGAGTTATATCGCAGGACGGAACAATGGATTTCCCGTATGATAACGCTTTGGTTTCTGTATATAAAGGATGTATAAATGGGCGCGTTTATGTGAGAATGCAGATATGTGGATATGATGATTCAGTAGATGTTGCAGATTATTCCACCGAAGAGAAAGCAAAGAAAGCTATGGAAATGCTTAGAGAAGAATATCAAAAATATGCAAGCCAGAATTACATGAAAGTATTTCAGTTCCCGGCAGAGGAAGAATTGGAGTAGCCTATGGAAGTTATTTCATTTTTAGAGTCAGTTCAGAAAGGTATGAAAGATAATATTTATAAATTCTGCAAAGATGGGAGATGCAGTCAATGCGGTAATTGCTGTTCCAACCTTTTACCAATGAGCAGAAAAGAGGTAGCTGCTATTCACAGATATGTCCGTAAGAACCATATCAAAGAGTGCAAACATCTTCTTCCCACTGCGAATAGAACGTATGATATGACATGTCCTTTTCTTGATACGGATAAGAGTTGCGAGAAATGCATAATCTATCCGGTTCGACCGGAAATTTGCAAGCAATTTATCTGTGACAATGAACAGAGGGCAAAGCATAATCGGGCATTGTTGGGACAGACAAGACAGATTATTGATGTGAGGAGTGAGTTTTATCACAGAAATGGAAAATAGGCAGAAAGAAAAAATTACAAAAAGCCGAGAACGCGTCAAAAAGTTTGGAGAAGTTTATACGCCGGGCTGGATGGTACAAAAGATGTGCAATATGTTGGAAGATGAAAATGGTGGTGCAGAGTGTTGGAGAGGAACAGTGTTGGAGCCTGCGTGTGGTACTGGAAATTTCCTTGTGGAAATCTTGAAACGGAAACTGTCAATAGGAATGACTGAAACGGAAGCTGCAGAGACATTATTCGGCATTGATATTCTGGCAGACAACATAGAAGAGAGCATACAGAGACTTACGGATCTTGCACCGACAGCAGAAAGTATATTCAGAAAGAACATTGTTCAGGGCAACTTTTTAAAACCGGAAGGAATATGGTTTTTGGAGGATGCCGAATGAGAGAAAAAGCGGAAGACCCTTATGTATCTCTTGGTATATGCTCCAGATGTCACAAAGGCATATTGGGAACGCAGTACAAAATGTGCGCTGAGTGCCGGGAGAAGAAAGCGAAGGTAGAAGCTAAGAGACTTGCAAGGGAAACACCGGAACAGGCAGAAGCACGGAAAGAAAGAGTCCGTACCAGATATTACATGAATAAGTCCAGTGGAATATGCGTGAAGTGTGGAAAACGTAATGCAGTATGCGGAACTGTTTTATGCAACAGGTGTTTGGCAAAGAGGCGTTCGTGCGAGAAGTCCACAAGCCAAAGGGAGTACCGGGAGGATAAAGGATTGTGCATAATCTGTGGTAGACCGGCGGTATCTGGAAGAAAGCATTGTGAGGAACATTTAAAGATGCTACGGAAAACAGTTGCAAATGCGGCAAGCCATATAGACTACACGAAACATCCTTGGATAATCGATAATAAACACATATTTGAAAATTGAGGTGAAAGAGGTATGAAACTTAAAGCCTTAGGCTCTGGTTCATCCGGTAATTGCTACATACTGGAAAATGAAAGCGAAGCGTTAATTATTGAAGCAGGGTTGCCGTTTATGGAAGTTAAGAAAGCACTGGATTTCAATGTGATGAAAATTAAGGCTGTGATTACTACCCATTTCCATACTGACCATAGTCTTTATAGCTTACAATATGTGCAAGCTGGCATTCCTGTTTTTGAACCATGCAGACCGCCGATAAAAGATTCTGAAATGCGTTTTAGAAAAGGAAATTTTGACATAAGAGCATTTGAAAACCGTGACAAGTCTGGAAGATGGCTACATAACAACGGAGACGGTTCAGAGTGCCCGTGCGTTGGGTTTTACATTACGCATCCAGAGATGGGAAGCCTTGTGTATGCAACAGACACGGAATACGTCAGATGGAGATTTAATGGTGTTAATCACATCATGGTGGAAGCCAACTATGATATGCAGTTCGTTGACAGGGACGAGCCAAACTACGAACACCGCCTACGAGGTCACATGAGCCTTGATACGGCACTTAAATTTATTTCTACTAACGATAACCCGGCATTAAGAAATGTCGTTCTAATTCACTTATCAGATAAAAGCGGAGATCCCGCACTATTCAAACAAAAGACAGAAGAAACAGTTAAATATGGATCAGATGTTTACGTGGCGGAACGTGGATTAGAGGTCGATATGAACCTTTACCCGTTTTAAGGAAGCGAGGAATAAGTGAATGAATAAAGTGATTTTAATGGGAAGATGCACCAAAGACCCGGAAGTAAGATGGTCGCAGGGCGAGAAGTCAACAGCTATCGGTAGAATTACTCTGGCGGTTGACCGGAAATTTAAGCAGGATGGACAGCCAACGGCAGATTTTATCAATTGTCTTGCGTTTGGTAAAAGAGCAGAGTTTCTTGAAAAATATTGCAAAAAGGGAACAAAGCTTGTAATTGAAGGAAGCTGGCAGACCGGAAGTTACACCAACAAAGACGGTAATAAGGTGTACACCAATGAGTGTTTGATCGAAAGCTGTGAATTTGCAGAGAGCAAACAGGCTTCGCAGGACAACGGAAGTTACAAACCGCAGCCTATGACAGATTCGGATGGTTTTATGACTATTCCAGATGGAATTGAGGAAGAGTTGCCTTTTACATAAAAACTGATCTGGATAAGCTAATACAGTAAGAAGGGAGATATGTATGTTATTGATCGAGGACAAAGGTCAGAAAGAGGGTCAGCACATACTTAAGAATCGCTATTTTGATCGTAATGACATAGAGGTGCTACGAGCACCTCTTCCAGTTGGAGATTATGTTATCGCGGAAGGAACCGTTCTTGACGTTATAAGACGAAAGTCAGCAAGAAAGATGGAAGTTAAGAAGATGGATTTTATTGGAAGCTACAAGGTTGCTGTAGATACTAAGAAGGACATGCAGGAGATTACGGGAAACGTCTGCGGAAAACAGCATCCAAGGTTCCGGGACGAGTGTATTTTGGCGCAGAACAACAATATAGCACTGTATGTTTTGGTTGAGAACATGGATGGAATAAAAACTATTGAAGACGTTTTTCATTGGCACAATCCAAGGCTTGAGAGATACAACAAGATAAAGTACATGCATGGTATTGGAAAGTGGTTGAATGTACCTCTTCCAAAGGCACCGCCAACAAGCGGGGAAGTCCTTGGAAAAGCAATGCTGACAATGCAGCTTAAGTACGGCGTGGAATTTGTTTTTTGCAGACCGGAAGATGCAGGATCGCGTGTCATTGAGCTTTTGAAAACAGAAAAGTGATAATTTTTTGGAACTTGAAGGAGATATTATGGCAAGTAAGCGGATGTTTCGCATAGATTTAGTGACGTCAGATGCTTTTCTTGACATGCCGCTCACAGCGCAGGGGTTGTTTTTTCATTTATGCATACGGGCAGATGACGACGGTTTTGTTGACTGCGCCAATAAAACAGTAAGAGAGTGCCAGGCTTCAAAGGAAGACTTGCAAATTCTCATTGACAAACATTATGTTCTTACTTTTCCAGGATCTAATGTTATTGTCATAAAACATTGGAAATTACATAACTGCATTCAAAAAGACCGTTATAAGCCAACCAATTATGCAGAAGAAAAATCAATGCTTTATACGAAAAGAAATGGCGCATACACATTTGATGCTTCAAAAAATTTTTCCGGAGTGAATGCAATAAGAAGCGCAGGAAGCTCGCCGGGGAAAGAAGTGGAAGCGTGCATACCGTCATTGGCGGAAGTGGCTGATTATTGCCGTAAGAGGAAGAATGGTGTTAGCGCAGAATCATTTATTGATTACTACAAATCAATAGGTTGGAAACGTAATGGAGAAATAATAACCGACTGGAAAGCCGCATTAAGGAGTTGGGAGAAGCAGGAGAAAGAGAGTAACCCAAGATCAAAAAACAAATTTAATAACTTTCATCAGAGATCTTATGACTATGATGAATTAGAAAAAACTTTGGCGGAAACAAATGTTATGGAAGGGCGTGATAAGAAATGATGGAGATGGGCGAATGCGAAATTTGCAACAGGTACCGACATGCAAAGCATAAAGGTGAACAGTTGGAGATTCTTGCGGAACTAAACGACGTCCCAAGGCACAAAATTATTGGGATTTTATTGGAAAACGGAGAAAATGTAAAACTTCCAATAAGAACAAGGGGAAGAAAACGCAATACGGATTTTACAGAAAAAGAATACCAGAAAGCATTACTTAATAGGCTCGATGAATTGGATGGTCAAATTTCTGATCGTGAAAATGAATTCAAAGATATATGCACAGTCCTTTTTGGAACTCGATTCGATTGAGATGAAAAGAAAGGAGAACTGATTCATGAGAAATAAAGATGAAGAACTTAGGCGAGAGGGAATGGCATATGCTCTGCGAATTGCAAAGGAGAAGGGAATTGACTCTCTGGAAGAAGAGTGCCGCTTTCGCGGCGCAACAAAATTACCACTTGCGCTACCAAAGAATGCAATAGATGAATGCGTCAGCAAGATTAAATTAAATACCATAGACACGGTAACGATTTTGTCTGCAATGGTTTTGCACGATGAGTTTGACTTTGGTAAAAGCCGCATACAGAGATTTGTTGATCGCTTCAATAAAAAGGCAGAATGCATCATGGATGATTATGCTACATGGGAAGATCAGATACAGATCTTGAAAGAAGAGTGTGGGTTGGATTTTAAAATTCGCAGAAATGACACTGATGTGAAAGTGAGATAAAGGTATGAAAGAAAAAACGCGCAACGATAGCGGCGACGCGCTTAAGAGATTCAGAGAGGTGCCGTATCAGCTACGGTGCGGAAAGGAGCAGGGAAATGATTGAATGCATGAGAACAGTAGCGAGAAAGCCAGAGTTTGGACAGTGGATTCCGGTAAGTGAGAGATTTCCGGATCCAGAAACAGAGGTGCTGATACTTGCCAGAAGGAAATACCGCAGTGGCGGACAAGCGGATATTATCACTACCGCAATGTATGAGAATGGAGAGATGTCGGAACGTGATAGCTGTTGGAATTGGGTGGATATCGAGGGCGAATGGGACGAAGAAAATGAGTGTTACATTATCCCGAAGGGGTGGTGGGAGAACAAGCATTATAATCCAGACGATGTGTACAACAACCCGATAGATGACGAAGTGATTGCGTGGATGTCACTGCCGGAACCGTATAGAGAGTGAGGGAAAATAATGGCAAAAAGAAATGTGTTACATATCAGTAAGTTGGAAGATCTAAAGAAATGGATGGTTAAGGATGGATGGGAATTGCTTCAGCTTTCCAACAATCCTTATGAGGTATTAAGAGCCAGGAAAGCCGGAAGACCGAATCCGCTGATTATCTATTCCGGGAAAAGTAGTGAACATCTCTCTTTTGCAGACAGGGATATGCCTGTAATTGGGGCGTTTCTTAGAGATCAGAAGAAACCACAAACCAATGCAGACCGGATCCGAAGCATGACGGATGAGGAACTGGCAAAATGGTTTGATGCTGTGACGAAAGACGTACTTGGTGGAAGCACTTGGAATAAAAAAGGATGGCTTAAATGGCTTCGGGCAGAAAGCGAGGGATAGCATGGAGAGATTAACGACAAATAAAAGCGTATCTGATATGTCAATGGTTGAGCAGGCACATAACAGTTGCTATGTAGACAGCGAAGGTAATGCCAGATATAGAGATTATGAGATGGAAATGGATGCACGAGATTTCGCCAGAAACCTCATGGTCACATTGACAAAAGATGAGTTGCCAGTAGATGATACAGAGTTTGACGAGGAAATACTGGACAATTTAACAATAGACCCATTTTCAGATGTCCGTGGTCTGATTGCCATGTTCTACCGTAATATGTGGGCAATGGCAGACTTAAGAGAAAAGCTGAAACGCGATGAGGATGCCGAGGAGCAGGGATTGCTTCTGCGGTTGCCGTGCAAGGTGGGAGATACCGTATGGGTAGTTACTTCTCCGTTTAATGTGTTTGATGGCATTGAATATGATGAAAATATGAAAGATGAAGTGTATGAAGCTTTTATTTCTAGTGTAACTTTCTATGAATGCGGGGAGCAATATAGAATTTATGCAAAAGCAACAAATCACTTTATCGGAGCGTATTTTAGAAAATGCGATTTTGGGAAAACCGTATTCCTTACAAAAGAGGAAGCCGAAGCCAAGCTAAAAGAAATGGAGGGTGAACATGGAGAATAGATTTTTATTCCGTGGAAAGCGGATTGATAACGGCGAATGGATTGTTGGGAGTCTGATTGTTGATAAACATCAGCATATTGAGACGGGAGAACAAATTGAAATTATAGGGATATATCCTAGTGAGTATAAGGATTTTTCAAAAAGGATAGACCCATCCACTATCTGCCAGTGCACCGGACTTAAGGACAAGAACGGCAAGCTGATTTTTGAGAATGATATTCTCTCAGGGCATATCGACGTTGAGTTTCCAGAAGATGAGACGAGAAAGCGTGTCGTGTGGCATAAAAACGGATGGTGCACGAATGAGCCGGGCTGTGATGACTATGAGGAACTGGATGATTTTGATTCAGAGAATTTTGAAGTGATCGGCAACATGATTGACAACCCGGAGTTGTTGGAGGTGTAGGAATGACGGAGAATGAAGCAATTGAAGAATTAAAATTTGATTGTAACGAACTTGGAAAAGCGATTCCGTGTGATACATCATGGGGGAAATCTTTTGAAAATGCTTATGCAATGGCAATAAACGCACTGGAAGAGGTACAGAAATACCGGAAAATCGAAAAAGACTTAAAAGAACGTTATCATGCCAACGTAGATATTCCGCTTTTGATGCACCACTTTATCGAAACGGTGTTTGAAGGGGAGAAGCATGAGGGATTTTGCCTTTTAACAAACGAGGATGCTAAGGTGTGGGAAGAATATAAGGCGATCGGCACACCGGAAGAATGCCGGACGGCGGTGGAGAAGCAGACAGCGAAGAAAGTGAAATCAATATCCCAGGTAAAAGACGGAGACAGCTATGTCGGTCTTATAGGGAGATGTCCTTGCTGTGGAGACATATTGGAAGAGGATACCGTATATTGTGATTGCGGTCAGAGATTAGATTGGGGGGATGAAGAATGAACGAAAAATTGAAGCCATGTCCGTTCTGTGGCGGAAACGCAATGTTCTTAACCATTACAAATAAGTCATCACATTCGGCTGTTGGGGTAATGTTCAAAATCAAATGTATGAAATGCGGAACAGAACTTCCAAAAAGCTATGAATGTGAGATGTACATGGATCAGAACGGAGGCATCAGAACAGGGAAAGACGAGCGAACGAAAGCAACTACAGATTGGAACAGGAGGGCAAACGATGAGACTGATTGATGCGGATGCACTAAAGAAAGATTTAAAATCGGTTACTTTAAGCAATGGAACTTTAGTAAATACAAATGCAGTATTGTATTTACTAGAAGAATATCCGACGGCTTATGATGTAGACAAGGTTGTGGAGCAGTTGGAAGATAGAAGCACATTGTCAAGACCGGTTGGATGGACTAAATCGTATGAAATTATAACGCTGAAAGATGCAGTAGAAATCGTGAAAGGCGGTGGAGTAGATGGCTAAAGCAGTATTAGTAATAGATATGCCGGAACGATGTACTAAATGTCCTTTGTTGCTTACAATTCCGCAGAAAGGCGGGCTTGCACTTTGCCTTGCCAGACCAACGAACGGACAGGAAGAATATAATCCGAAGAACGAAAAAACATGGAGACCAGATTGGTGTCCGCTCAGGGAACTGCCGGAGAGATCAGATCATCCAGAGCATTGTGACAATGGAAGATTCGACGCAGGCTGGAACGCATGCTTAGATGAAATTTTAAAATAAATCGAAAGGAGCGGAGCTTCCCGGGAAGATGCGCATCGGCTCCTTGAGAAAAGATGGATTTAGAAAAACAGGCAATAGATATATTGCAGACATTTGCAGGAAATGAGCCGTACCAGCTTGGATATAGCGGAGGTAAAGACTCTGATGTGATTTTACATCTGGCAAAAAAAGCGGGTGTGCCATTTGTGGCGGTACATAATCTAACAACGGTGGACGCACCGAAGACTGTTAGATATATAAAAAGCAAGCCAGAAGTGTTGATTGAGTACCCGAAGATGTCAATGTGGCAGCTGATCGTAAAGCATAAGACACCGCCGACAAGGCGTTTCCGTTACTGTTGTGAAGAACTGAAAGAACGTAGCGGCGTAGGGAAGAAATTGATTACTGGCGTAAGAAAAGCAGAGAGCAGAATGCGTGCAAAAAATCAAGGCATTGTAACATTTACAACGCCGAATAAAAAGATTAAGGACAGCGTGGACAATGAAAACCTTCGTTTGACGGAAAAGGGCGGTGTGGTTGTGCTAAATTATGAAAATTCGGAATCACATCGAATAGTAGAAAGCTGCTACAGGACAAGCAAAACGCTAGTAAATCCGATTATTGAGTGGGACGATGAATTCCTTTGGTGGTACATAAGACATGAGGGAATAGAGATAAACCCACTGTACAAAAATGGCTGTCCGGGTGGATGTAGCAGGATCGGATGCATCGGTTGTCCAATTGGAGGAAAGAACAGATATAAAGAGTTCGCGGAGTACCCAAAGTACAAAGAAGCTTACATAAGAGCGTTTGACCGAATGATGGAATACAGAAAGCAATGCGGAAATAAGGACATAATTGGATGGAAAACTGGAAATGGTGTATTTGACTGGTGGATGGAAGATAAAAACATAGACGGTCAGTACAGCATGGACTTCGATGGTATTGATCTGATTGGGTTCAACGAAAAAGGAAATTAGAGAAAGGAGCCGGAACCTATCCGGATAAAAGGCGCGCCGGGTTCCTTTGAAAAAATGAAACAAGTATTGAAATATACGGGGGCAAAATCCCGAATAGCAAATTGGATAGTAAGAAACATGCCAAAGCATACGGTGTATTTGGAGCCATATGCAGGAAGTTTGGCGGTATTATTTAATAAACCACGGTGTCACATAGAGACAGTAAATGATCTGCATGGTGAAGTGGTGAATTTCTTCCGCGTTCTTAGGGATGATCCGGATGAATTGAAACGGCTGATAGAACTTACTCCATACAGCAGAACTGAGTACGACCTATCTTATCAGAAATCCGATGTAAATGTTGAGCGGGCAAGGAGATTTTGTGTCAGATGTTGGCAAGGGTTTGGTTGTTCTAACCTATACCATAATGGATTCAAAAGCGGTCAGCAGACGAATAGTCCTAATCCAGCAAAAGCATGGGCGGAATATCCGGATGTCATTACTCAGGCATCAAAGAGGTTGCAAGGTGTTCAAATAGAGAATCTTCCAGCGATAGATCTTATCAGACGCTATAACACATCGGACGTTTTTATATATGCAGATCCGCCGTATTTACAAAGCACCAGAAAAAAATATTTATACAAGTATGAGATGACGGATGCGGACCATCTTGAAATGTTAAAAGCATTGGAAGAGCATCCGGGACCAGTGATGATAAGTGGATATGAAAATGATCTGTATAATACTGCGCTTAAAGGGTGGAGAAAAATAAAAAAGGATACGCTGGCAGAAGCGGGAGTAAAAAGGGAAGAAGTTTTGTGGTTGAATTACGCTGATACGCAAATGTCGTTTGAAGCAGACTTCCCGGAGGTGATGCCATGAATCAGACAGCAGAAGATAAAATAAAAGGGTGTTGTCAGTGCATCCACGGGGAAATAGAGCACTGGAAAGATATCAATCAGAACGGGTGCAGTGATCCGTTCTGGCCGGATGGGTGCAACATGAATCTGACACGGAACCACATTATTTACTATCAGCGACAGCTCCGGGAAATCTGCACAGAGAATCGGTTGCCGCTGCCGGATGAATATTATTTTGCGGTTCCGCCGGAAGTCGATGTGAATTATATGGCGAGTCTGAAACAGAAGCCGCGGGTGGAGAGATTGCGTCAGACAGGGAGGATCACGACAGGACGCTTTTATCAGTACGACGAGAATCAGATGAGTTTATTTTAAGCAGACCGGACAGCTCCGGTTTGCATGAGATCAAACAGCTATAGCTCCGTCGGCAGTAATGCGGCGGGGCGGAAAGAGAGGGAAAGATGAAGTATACAGTAGAAACAACAGAAAACGGTGTTAATGAGACGTTGGAATTGAATGGAACAATTTACAAAAAGGAATGGGCAAGAAGAGAAAACGGTCTTCTCGAGTGCTCACAGAAAGATTTTCGGGCGCAGATGGAGGAGGATGGTTACTCGGGAGAACTTGCTGCGAAGGTCGATGAAATATTTGATGGATTTTTAGCAGATGCCGTGGACGATATGAGAGACTATTTAGATTAGTGGAGGCGGATCATGAAAAAGAAAATCATAGCAGCTATCGTAACGGCAACACTTCTGATCGCCGGGTGCAGTGACATGGCAAACGTCAGTGCGGGGCAGGAAAATACAATGGTATTGGTAGAAGGTTGGCGGGATTACAGTATTTATGCGGACAAAGACACAGGCGTCATGTATCTGGTGTATCAGCGGAATGGTAATGGATGTACCGTTATGCTTAACGCAGATGGTACACCGAAGATTTGGCAGGGAAAAGAATAAAATATTGGAGGATATTGGCTTATGAAGTTTTCAAAACTGACTAAGCCAGAGCTTGAAGAAATTATTGAAAACGCCAATTTTACGGAGCAGGAAGAGGAAATATTTTCTCTTCTTGCCCGTGGATTTATACCAAAAGAAATATCAATGAAAATTTGTATTCCGCTAAGAACAGTAGAAAGGCGTATCTTTGATATAAAGCAAAAAGTTAAGAGATTGGAAGGTGATTTAAACGGAAAATCTTTCTAAGAGTGAATTGTTGAATTTTGCCATTGAAAATGGTATTATCGACATAGACACCATTCAGAAAAAAATTGAGATGAACAAAAGGAAGAAATTTATTGAAAAACACAACTACAGCATTTGGGAAGGAAAAGACGGTAAGTTTTACACATATTTGCCCGACGAAGAAAGCCAGAGAGGGAAAAAACTTGTAAAAAGAACATCTGAAAAGGCGATAGAGGACGAGATAGTGAAGTTTTATAAAGCCATGGAAGATGAACCGACAATCAGCCAAGTATATTCTAGCTGGATTTCTGAAAAATTGGAATATGGTGAAATAACAAGGCAGACAAAGGACAAGTACGAAACGAATTTTAAAAGATTTTTTGAAAATGAGTATTTGCCGATTGCAAATAGAAAAATCCGGTATATTGACGAAGAAATATTGGAATCATTCATAAAAACAGCTATTTCAAAGCTGGAACTTACGCAGAAAGCGTACTCCGATATGCGGATATTGATTAACGGAATTTTCAAATATGCAAAGAAAAAACATTATACTAGCTTGAGCATAACCAATTTCATGGGTGATTTAGAAATTTCGGAGAAGTCATTTAAAAGGAATCATAAGTCTGACAACGAATTAGTTTTTTCTAAAGATGAAGAGCTTTTGATTGAACAATTCATAATGGAAGACCAGCCTACATTGATTGAACTTGGAATTATTTTGGCATTTAAAACCGGACTAAGGGTTGGAGAAATATCCACGCTTTCATGGTCAGATATTGCAGAAAATAAGATACATATATCAAAGACAGAAATACGATACCGAGATGATAGTGGCAAATATGTGTTTGATGTTCAGAATTTTCCAAAGAGCGATGCCGGATTTAGAGATGTTATAATTACCGAAGATACCAATGAACTTATGAGAAAAATAAAAATGCTTAACCCTTTCGGAGAATATATTTTTATGAAAAACGGTAAAAGGATAAAAGGACAAGCATTTACAAGACGTTTATATGTGATCTGCGATAAAGTTAAAATTGGTGAGCGATCAATTCATAAGGCGAGAAAGACATATGCTACAAAGCTCATAGATGGAAATGTTCCAGAATCTGTAATAAAAACACAAATGGGTCATACTGATATTAGAACAACGCTTGACCATTATTATTTTAATAATAAAACAGAGAGTGAGATGCAAGAATACATTGCGAAAGCACTATCGATGTAAAAGGTAACACGAGGTAACACCTTTAGGTGTAAAGAAACCTAGTATTTATGCGGGTTTGCGGGGTTTGATACCGAGTTCAAATCTCCCTTCCGCTACTATTTTTTTAAAATTGAAAACCTTGTGAAGCCTTGATTTTACTGGACGAAAGGAGATTCTGAATGGTGTCTTTTCTGAAAGCCAAAATCAAAGGTAACACCAAAGGTAACACGAACAAATGTATGGACGCTTGATGCGTTCTTTTTTATTGCAATTTTGGCGGTAATGCGGCGGGAAACAGACGTTATTTAGACGGTATTCTGACGGTTTTACCGTCTTTTTTTATGCCACAATATAAGCAAAGGGAGGGATGATAATGTTTTCTGACGATGTTCTTGAGAAAATTTTTGCCAGAAAAGAATTGCAATCATTAGATTTGTCAACGCAGTCATCTATCATTCACGCAATTGAGGATGTTTTGGAGGAGGTTGAAGAAAATGAACATGAACGGAGTTTATCCGGCACCGGGCTATAGTCAGCAAATTCCTTATCAGGCATCATATGGGTATAATCCATATGGTAATCAGCAAAGAATTGAACAGCCGCAAAATTATTTTCAACCGGCGCAAACACAGCAAATTCAACAGCCACAAATGACGCCTATTGGAATAAATGGAAAAATTGTGCCTTCTGTTGAAAATATTACTGCAAACGATGTGCCGATGGATGGAAGCGTGGCGTTTTTTCCAAAACAGGATATGTCGGAAATATACGCCAAAAGCTGGAACGCAGATGGTACAATCCGCACAATCGTTTTTAAACCGGTTTCAAGTGATACCGTTAGCAATTTATCACATGATACTGAAAAATTGAAATTTGACCTATCAGACGAGTGCACAGGTGCATTTATGCAAAAGTTCGATGAACTTTTTGGAAAGATTGAACAGATAGAAAACCGATTAGATAAACTCCCTAGCGGTCAAAGAAAAACTTCACAGGTAAAAAAGGAGAGTGATCCAGAGTGAATCCAATGCAGGCAATTTTAAATCAAATGGTAAATTCCCCACAGGTACAGAATAATCCAATGGCTAAAAATGCCATGCAAATGTATCAAAACGGAGACAGCAATGGCTTAAAATCAATGGCAGAAAACCTTTGTAAAGAAAGAGGAATTACAGTAGATGAAGCAAAGCAAAAGGTTATGAGTATGTTTAATCATTAGTACATTTTGGGTTGCGCGCACAATAACCGGTTATCCCATTTGTAAATAAATCAGATGGAGGTAAACAAAATGTTTAATGGAAACGCATCTCCTAGTCTTGCTGATATTGCAGCAGTGACAGGAAACGGAAGGAACAATGATGGTATGTGGGGCGGCGATGGCTGGTGGGCTATCATTATCTTCGCTATGATTTTTGGCTGGGGCGGCTTTGGCGGCAATGGCTGGGGAGGAAACGGAGGTATGGGTTCAACAGCATCTGCATACACTGACTCCGCAATCCAGCGTGGATTTGACACACAGGCTATCATCGGAAAGTTAGATGGTATCACAAATGGTCTCTGTGATGGATTTTACGCACAGAACACTGCTATTATGAACGGTTTTCATGGTGTAGACAATGCAATCTGCAACCTTGGCTACCAGACACAGCAGGGATTTAATACCACAAACGTGACACTTATGCAGGCGCAGAACGCTTTGCAGTCCCAGATGGCAAATTGTTGCTGCGAGACCAGAGAGGCTATCCAGGGTGTGAACTACAATATGGCGCAGAACACCTGTGCGCTGCAGAACACCATGAACAGCAACACGAGAGACATTATTGACAGTCAGCAGGCAGGAACAAGGGCAATCCTTGATTACCTGTGCCAGGAAAAGATTTCTTCCTTACAGGCAGAAAATAACGACTTAAGAAGAGCCGCTTCACAGGATCGCCAGTCTGCATTGCTCACTACTGCAATGTCGGCACAGACCCAGCAGATCATCAACGCTGTAAATCCAGCTGCAATCCCGGCATATGTTGTGCCAAATCCTAACGCTTATGCGTATGGTTGTGGATGCAACACAGGATGTAGCTGCTAAAAGTAGTTGCTACACAAAATTGAATAATTGAGTATCTTAATTGAGTTTAACTCGACTATGTCTGCAAAAGCAGTATTACTTATAAGCGCAAAGGGCAGACTGAAATATGTTTGCCCTTTATTTCATGAATAGGAAGGTAGAATACATGGACGAAATTAAAAATAAATTTATCGAAGCAATCAAAAAGATTGATTTTGAAAAGCTTAACATTTCGGAGCTTAAAACTCTTGCGGAAATAACTGGATCAGTAGAAAAAATGGCAAAAAAAGATTATTCTGAGCTATTGATGGAAAAATTTTCTCCAGACCACGGATTTGTTTTTTCGAGCTCCGATACAAAAACAATAGCAGAATTAAAATAAGGAGGTCATATTATGGCAGAATTTACAGGAATTGCATTACAAACAGTTGCACAGGGCGAAGATGTAGCACTTACAGAAACTCCGGTATGCGCAACAAAATGCATTGTTCATAGACAGGGAAGTGGCATTGTTAAATTAAGAGGACTTACAAATCAGTGCCGGGCAAGATTTTTGGTATCTTATTCCGGAAACATTCAAATTCCTACAGGTGGCACAGTTGAAGCTATTTCACTGGCTATTGCAATTGATGGAGAACCGTTGCAGTCAACTCGAATGATTGTTACACCGGCGGCAGTTGAAAACTTCTTTAACGTTTCGGCGCAGGCATATGTGGACGTTCCTCGCGGTTGCTGTGTTACGGTAGCGGTACAGAATACGTCTGCGCAGGCAATCGAAGTTCAGAACAGCAATTTAATTGCAGTCCGGGAAGCGTAAGGAGGGCGGTTTTATGGATATTAAGAGAATGCACGAAATGATCGAAAAACTGTCTGAAAGCGCAGAGTGTGAGTTTGCAAAAGGTATCGAATGTGTAGATACAGAAGAGATGGGAAAAGTCACGGACATGCTTAAAGACCTTGCGGAAGCCATGTATTACCGGACGCTTACAAAATCAATGGACGAATCAGACCCAGAGCAGGTTCTTGATATGTTTGAGCGTTACGGAGACGGCAGACGGTATTATGACCGTTACCGGTATGCAGACGGCAGATTCGCGCCAAAGGGAAGAGGTACGCGCCGCGGATATGAAGAACCTCCGTACTGGCACATGACACCGGAAATGTACCGGGAAATGGAACACGACCGTGATATGGATCTTTCTTCCGGCAAAATGTATTACACAGAGCCTACAATTGCGGCAGATGGCGGTATGCGTGACCGCAGAGAGGGTAAAAGCGGAATGAGCCGCAGAAGCTACATGGAAAGCAAAGAGCTTCACAAAGGCAATACGCCGGAGGACAAGGACGCAAAGATGCATGACCTTGAAAAATACATGAAAGAGCTTTCGGAGGATATGGCGGAACTTATCTCCGACATGACACCGGAAGAGCGCACAATGACAAAAAGCAAGCTGTCAACGCTTGTTTCCAAAATGTAATGGCAGGGGCAGCAATGCCCCTGTTTGTTTGAACATTGACAACTGAATATCAGCTAGTGATTTGTGGATTTGGAAATTTTTCAAAAAGGTATTGACTTTTTGTGCGTACTATTATATATTAAATGTGCGTACAGAAAGAAGGTGCTGAGAATGTCTCCACGCACAGGCAGACCTAAAGTTGACAATCCTATGAATGAAAGACTTTATGTTCGAGTATCGAAGCAAGAAAAAGATGAAATTATGAAATTTTCATCAGAAAGTGGATATTCCATATTAGAACTTATAAGGGCGGGGATTGAAAAGCTAAAAGGTCAAAAAAAATAAGAAGTTGCCACGCTACCAACGAAAACAACTTCTTATCAACCGAGATAACTCTCTGTGAAATATTTTATCATAGAGAGTATCTCTTTTCAAGAAAAAATTGAAAGGCAGGAAAAATCTATGAGAGAAATGTATATTGAAGAAATTACCAAAAATCTGAATGTAATCAGCGAACACTTTTTAAGATGTGTCTGGATTTTTACAAGTAACCTTGCATCCGACAAGAAAGGCGGTGCAAGATGAAAGAACAGCTGATAACGGAAATCCAGAACATACAGGACGAAAAATTTTTGCATTTCATTTTGAACACGATACTTTCATTCAAACAGAAATGGGGGATTTGCTGATGAACAATATTCATATGAAACAATTAGAACAGACGTTAACCAGTATGGAAGTTTCGGAAATGGTTGGGAAAGAACACGGCAAATTATTGAAAGATATACGGCGATATACATCGCAAATCGCCCAAGCCAATATTGGCTTGGGCAACGAGAGCAAAATTGCGTTGGTTGATTTCTTTCGAGAAAATACATATAAAGATGCTAACAACCAAAGCAGACCTTGCTACGACATTACCAAGAAAGGATGCGAATTTATCGCGCACAAGCTGACCGGAGTTAAGGGAACGGCTTTCACGGCTCAATACATCAATCGCTTTCACGACATGGAACAGGCTCTGAAAAATACGCAGGCTGAAATTCCGGAGAAAGACCCGTTTGAGCACTGGGAGATTCGATGGAAACATGAAACGGAAACATGGTTTTCAAAGAACAACTGGAAGTTAAGTATAATCCTAGAACGGTTTGGTTGGACTCGAAAATTTTTATACCACAAGATTCTCGTGGAATTATCGGATCTGCACAACTTACGCGCAATCGAAAAGGCATATTACGCCAGTTATGGATATCCACCGGAATACGCTCTTGATCTGCTTGATTTTAATAGAGACCTCAACGATACGGCGACAAGATACATCAATTACCTACTTATTGAAGAATAAAAGGTAAAATAAGCATGAATTTAGAAACCACTAGCTGATATTTGGCTGGTGGTTTCTTTTTTGGAGGTAAAATATGTTTTTAATAAATGGTATTGAATGGAAAATAGAATTTGTTCACAGTGCAAGCGGAAAGCTGATGCGCTCTGATGGCTCTACCAGCCTTGCTGTGACCGATTGGAACGACAGGGCTATATATGTTTCAGATAAACCGAAAAATGGCTATTTGCGCAAAATACTGGCTCATGAGCTTTGCCATTGTTTTTGTTTTTCCTATAACATTCATATGCCAATTGAGCAGGAAGAGTATCTTGCGGACTGGATAAGCCTGTATGGGGCAGATTTAATTTATTTGCTGGATGATTTGATGGCAAACATTGATTGGAGGGCGGCATAGTGGACAAAATAGATGAATTGTTAATGTATGTGCAGAAGACAAACCCTGGAATGACAAGGGAAAAGTTGATAGATGAACTAAACAAAAGCGATTATGCCGCAAAAGCTTTACTTTTTACTTCCGAAAACTTTCGGAAAAATTTTAGATTCCCCCTACCTTAAGATTTGGAAAAGGATTTTCGGTTTTTAATTTTTAAAAAATTTTTGAAATTTTCGCCCAAATATTCGGAAAAAATTTGGTACCCCCCTAGGGTCAGATTTCGGCACGAAAAACCGTTTTTGAGATTTTGAGAATTTTGTTCAGATTTTTGCAAAATTTTTTTGAAACTTTTTTGCAGGCTCAGGCTTATATTGCACTCAACCGTGTTCTGGACGCACTCGATCTTGCTATGTGTCCATCGTCCGTTTGGAAGCGCTGAAATAATGCAGGAGCGGAAACCTCCGCACAAATGCGCAAAATGAGTGCAACAAATAAAGCAAATGTCTACGTGACATTGCAATTATAGGCGCGCACATGCCTATAAGTCATTATATGCACAATACATCCAAAATGTCAACGCGCAATGCATCTGCTTTGCGTCAACAAGTATAAACCAAAAAAAGCGCAGCTCGCCAGACAATACCCTAGTGAGATAATGACGATTTGCATATTTGCGCGCATTTGATCTTTGCACGCATTTTTCGTGCTGTATTCCGCGGTATACGGGCAAAAGCAAGCCGGGGAATTTCCCCGGCATATTGCATTTCTGCACTTTTTCAAATAATAACACCCAAGCGCATACAGTCCATTTTCCGATCGCAAAGGGCGCGCCACTTTTCGGGATCACCTTTGATATTTTCGGCGGTTCTGGTGTCCGCCCATTCGTCCCGGGCTTTAATATAAGCGGCTTTCGCATCGTCTTTCTGTTTCTGTAATTTTTCCATAAATTCCATAATATCAACCTTCCTTTCTATGCGTTTGCTTCTTTTCTCAAAATCTCAATAGCTTCGTCTGTTGTGTGTTCTCTGTACCACTTCCAGGGCTTGCTATACGCCTTCGCCAGCGCGAAATCTTCTTGAGTTTCTAAAAAATAATCCCTAACTTTCAAAAATGCTTTTTGGGCTTCTTCTAATTTGTTCATATGCTCAACCATCCTTTCATCGTGTGCCCTGTCTCATCGGTGCAGGTGGGGCAGTTCCTGCAGACCGCCACGCGGGCGGTTTCGACTAAATATTTTTGGCTATCTCTTCTAGCAATTCCGTTTTGGTTTTCAAGTCTTTTGTATTTTTTAACAATTCTTTTATTTGCTCCGGAAGATTTAACAATCTTGCATAACCGATTTTATCAATCACAACTTGGTATCTTTTTTCTAATGCTGTCATCATATTTCACCATAACCTTTCTATATGTGTTGGTCTGCCATCGTCAGAGCCGCGGCGACCGGTCCGCAGCTGACGGTCATTTCTGACCGTTTCGGCTTTTTTATCTATGCTCGATATAAAAACGCTTTCTTGTTGCTTCTGGGATAACTAAATTTATAAAATCTTCTGCAAGCACAAGCGAGTTAAAAGCAGCCACAACATTCTTGTATTCCGGTTCAAACTTTGACGCTTGAATTTTATCAACCACTAACCAATTTAATTCATTCATGAGATCTCCTCCTGGAATAATATTTTTGTTTTCCTGTTGAGATTATAATACATTATATAAGGCACAAAAACAATGGACACAATAAACAAATATAAGGCACAAAAATATTGCGTATATTGGTAAAAATATATAAGGCACAAAAATAGAAACTATTTATTATGAAGAAAATCGTTTTAATTGACATATAAGGCACAAAATGTTATAATAGAACAAATTAAGGAAAGAAAGGAGTATTATAAATGGAAGAGGATAGAAAAACAACAGAAGCACAGAGAAAAGCAGTATATAAATATGATGACAAATTCGAACGGGTCAACTGCCGTTTTGCAGTTGGAACAAAAGAAAGGATTCGAAAAGCCGGATATAAAAGTGTGAATGATTTTATCAAACTTGCTGTAATAGAAAAATTAGAACATGATGAAAAAATTTTAAAATAAGGCACAAAAATATATTGACATATAAGGCACAAAATGTTATTATAATATTGTCGAAAGGCAATAAGGCGAAAGCCAGAAAGGGGAATCATGGACGAAGATATGAGCGTATTTAAAAGTTACTTAAGAAGACTTTTACAGGATCTGAAAGACCTTAAGGAAGTATTGAAGGCTAAGGATTATGAGAAAGCTGAAAAAATGGTTGACCGCCTCATAGACGACACCCAAAAGGGCATCGAGGACAACTAAGCACCAAGCAACAAAGGGCGGCGCAAAAGCCGCCCAGTAACCAATAAACAAGATAAAAAAAGGAGAATGAATTATGACAGATGTCGAGATTTTAATGAAAAACGGATGCACAAAAACAGAAGCAGAAAAGCACTTGAAAAACGGATCAACGATTTTCACAGACTTCGAAGAGAATTTCACGCAATACATGGACGAATGGGGAGTTGATGAGGAAGAGCGGGAAGAATATAAGCAGATGATAGAAGGAAAGAAGATTCTCCCTGATTGGGGAATAGTAAAAGATGCTGGGAAAGTTTACTATATCGCATACTGCTTATAAAAGCTAGAGAAAGAGAGGTTTTTACCTCTCTTTTTTGATGTATTCAAACACTCACACTTTAAAGCGGTAAATTTTGTATACAGAATGGATACAGAATGGAAACGTAGATAAGATTAGTATATTCTCTCCAATACATTGTATTTTTTTATCAAGGAGTAAATATTATATAATATATATCAACAGTACAAAAATCATAAACTATATACTTTAACACGCGCGGATATAGTTTACATATGCGATATACCCAGTAGTTTAAATTTATACTTGACAAAGGACATCCACAAATGATATTGTTATCGTAAATTAAAAAGCATCCGGGCAACAGAGAGCGCACAGGACCCGGAGAACGGAAACGGAAGTCATGCAGCCGATACAGTTAAGATTTTGATGATCTCGATTGTATCGGTTTATTTTTTACAATCCAGAAAGGAGGTATATATGTCAGATACACAGAGAGCAGAAAGAGTAGATATAGACGAGATATACAAAGATGACATTGATAAATATATACATCTCTGGATGGACGATAGAAATATATCAGATATGTGCAAGGTATCACAGAATAGATGGTATAACTGCTGCCAGTATGTATATGACAATGTTTTTAAGATCAACCCTGTATACCTTAAAGATGACAATCATATCAGCAATCAATATGATATTGATAAGGTTAATAAAGTCTTAGATATATATATAAGACTTTGTAACGATTTTGAAAAAGTGATAAATATAGTTGGGTTTACTTTTTTTACCGGCATACATAGAGATACACTTAACGGATGGGTAAATGGCGAAAGGCTAGGCTCCACGGCTTCCGACATTTGCAAAAAGATTGACCAAATGAGGGAGGAAAGTCTTGTAGGTTTGCAGATCTCCGGAAAAAACAATCCCATGTGCTACATGCCGTCGCTCAACAAGTACTGCGGCTTTAATATGCCTGGCGTGAGAGACCAGGGAGCCAGAGCCAGAGCATTGACAGCTTCGGAGCTCCCCAAACTGGGAAGCGGGAATTGTGCGAGATTGCCGGACAAATTTGACAATTCAAGCCCGGATAATGGTGAAATTGTGATAGACAATTCAAACAATTCAAACCCCAGTATTTAAGCGCATTACGCCGCATGCTTTCGTTTAAATGGTTTAAGAAACTTAGGTTTAACGAATAGTTAGAACGCAAACAGAGAATTGCACGAACAATTAGAATAATTTAAAGAAAAGGAAAACGCCGGAAGAAGCAGCCAGCAGGAGGGGGAGGGGGTTGCAAAAGCCCAGAAGGAGCTGCCTACTAAGTCACTCAAATATCCTCAAAAACAAAAAGGCCTGTCTATCGTGGAGGGACTATATGAGACCACTTAAAATCACGGCACCAATAGAATCGGATTCTGAAATTAGCTTCCGGGATATGGTCAATAGGAAAATAGAATGCTTGACCGCGAAGTACATTCGGAAGTTGTAGACATAAAGTACGGGGTATACAGGATCGGATGTAGCACATGGTATAGTGCGATAATATTTTATCGATAATCACATCAAAGACAATCAAATCAAATTCACATCAGATAAATTTCAAAAATTACACTCGATAATAAAATTCAAAAAGATTCCAAAAGGAAGAAAATAAAATGTTAGAAATGTGTTTTAATTGCGACTATTGTGAAGAGCAGAATGGAGATTACTTTTGCACAAACAATGAGAGCGAATATGTCGGAGATTATGTAGAAAAAGAGTTTTCTTGTCCGGATTGGGACGGATCGGAGGAAGATGAATGAGGGTTGTGTCACAGAAAAAAGATGCTTCATATGATTTTGACCGGACCGAATTTAGAACAAGCTATGAATGCATAAGCGCTACTTTTGATGGAAGAACTTTTGTCATTGGGAAATATGCTACACCAGAACGAGCAGCAGAAGTATTTATGGACATGCATAAAGCATATGCGCCTGTACAGGTAGTTTGCACAAATATGGACGAGAAAAAATTTTCTGCATTAGTTGCAGAATCACAAAATGCACCGATTAGATGCGTAGAGATGGATGATCCAAGGATGGCAGTAACAGTATTTGATAACCTTGTTTACTATATGCCGGAGAAATAGATTGTTTGCATTGCTCGTTTGCCAAATGGTAAGGCACTTGGTTTTGATCCAAGCATTTATCGGTTCGAGTCCGGTACTGGCAGTTTTGAAAATGGAGGTAAATCATGTTGATTTTAAAAACAGTCATAACAACATTTGATGCCCTTGCGATTTTGACGTTTTTCTTGCTTGGAAGAGATAGCAGAAACGAAAAGGACGCTGTGGCAGTCTGGGGATCACTTATTGCATTGTTTCTTGTCAATATATTTGCAATGTGGAGATGATGATATGGTTTTGTATGACCCGATATTTGGTATTCGCTTCCTTCCGGAAATTTTAACTACGGTCGGAAGAATACATATAAGCAGAAAAAAACATACGGGAGAAACCGACGTTCTGGATCTTGACAGTGACGCTGAGCACCAGTCTGAGAAGTCGGAGCATCCAGTATAGCTTAAGTCCACTGGCATTCGGTTTTTGCAAGAAAAAAAACTCGGCGCAAGCAATTATTCGGTGTTAGTGGACGTCGGCAAATAAAAAGATCAAAAATACTATCATAAACGGCGCGCTATGCGCGCTGTGACGGAACGTAGCGCAGATGGTAGAGCACTCGGCTTATATCCGAGCGGTCGCAGGTTCAAGTCCTGCCGTTCCGATTGAGAGATAAGTGTAAAGCTTATCTCGGAATACGAAAAGTTCGTATTTCTCCTTTCGCCACTAGGACGTTTCTGTTAAGGACGGTGCGAGACCGTCCGGTGGCGTTTGCCGCGAAGTACGGCAAGGCGGAAGACCGCTTGGTGTTGGATGATGGTTGTCCCGTAATTTGCTGACGAGCAATACAGGCGGATTCCTATTGATAGTTCGGGCATCTATCCCACGGTGCCTGAGCTGTCAAAAATACAATTAGGCTGTGGCGGAAAAAGGTAGACGCTTAAGCATAAGACAACCACGCTTTGGTTAGGAACAAGTCATTGAATTAACAAGGCAATGAAGGAACCTGTTAAGGGTGTTACCCGTTGTGGAAAGTCGTTGTTATGTGAGGTGCAAATCCTCACCAGCCTATTTCCTGTGATATCGCACAGGATAGTGCAACGCATGGCACGAAAAATATGATTGCTAACCGTCGTATGGCGGTTTTCGTGGATGGCAAGAAAGGTATTTGCCGGAGTAAGACGCTTCGTGAAACTGATAGTCGAAAGGTTTCAAGTGCAAGGTTCAAGTCCTTGCTCCACGATGGTGCCGAGCTGATTGATACTTTGATTGATGTATAAATATGGTTTTAAATTGTGCAAATTGTGGCGCACCAATTGAAAGTGACAAGAAAGCGTGCCCTTATTGCAAAACTCCATATGGTTTCCGTACGAAGATAGAAATGGAACCATATATTGATTCAAACGGAAGGATTTGCAGACATGAACCGGAAATGATAGAAGTAACAACTTTGGAAGATTGTGAACCTAGGTTTATGAGGAAGTGATTGAAATGTGTGAATTTTGCAAGGATTATGATAATAACAGAATATTCGGCGCTAATATTCCCATTCAGAAGTGTGCAAATGAAACGAATTTGACAAATGCGCAAATTATGATGAATACAGGGGACAAAGTCCCCGGGATTGTGATTTATTCAAACTACTGTATGGCGAAAGGATACTTTGATATTGCATTTTGCCCGATGTGCGGCAGAAAGTTGGTGAAGAAATGAAACATCAAAAAGAATGGCGCACTTGCGACAGGTGTGGTGCAGAAATTGAAAAAGGAATACTGTGCGGAAATTCGATTACAAAAAATGGCATTTTAAATGTCACATACGACTTGTGCTATAAATGTATGGAAGATTTTGAAAGGTTTATGAAAAATGATTGTAAATATCAATAACAGCACATACGAGATGAACAGCAAACAGTACAAAGCAGTTCTTGATACGGCGAGCAACGCTGTTACCTGCGGCATATACGCTGTGGAAAAGAACAAGGTAGCAATCATGCTTCGAGAGGAATATAAAAGCAAGGAAGAACTGAAACAGGCAGTTGGTAATTATACGGCGAAAGGGTTCAAGGTGCATTGGAAATGAAAAAAACACGTTCAAAAATTATAATCAAAACTAGAAAAGGCGGTTACACAAAGATTTATTCCAACGGAAAATGGCAAAAGAGAGTGTATAATATTGATTTCCATGCTGACTGCACGCCATTGAGATACCCATACATAAAAATTTCTTGCGAATTTGATAAGAATAAGACTGATGAAAACGGTTCGGTTATTTACGACCCGGAAAAAGAAGAATTTGCAAAAGAACACGTAGTTGCAAGAATTTAGTGGGGGGCGATATTGTGAAAATATCAGAGATGAATAAATGTATTGAAGAAATGCGAAAATGCTACAATTTTAAAGATGATGAAACAGAAATTAGACTTGTAAATGAGATAAACCATGATGACAAATGTGTTTATATTAGTACAAGAGATGAAAATGGAACAACAATTGAAATGACAAGGTATGTAGATGAATTAGTAAATGTTTAGTTGCTGATTATCAGCGGAAAGGGTGACATATCATGGCTGATTTGAAAATATTTACAGAAAATATAGAACAGGAAGCGTTAAATCAGATATATACGCTTGTAAAACAGCCAGCATTTTCGGATTGTAAGATAAGAATTATGCCAGATGTTCATGCAGGAGCAGGGTGTGTTATAGGGTTTACTGCTGATTTAGGAGAAAAAGTAATACCGAACATTGTTGGAGTTGACATAGGCTGTGGGATGCTTACTACAAACTTGGGGAATATTGATATTGATTTTGAGAGATTAGATAAAATCATTAGAGAATATGTTCCAAGTGGTAGAAAAGTTCATGAAGAAGAAAACACACCTGTCGCAAGTGATATTGTTGAAAAATTGCATTGCAAGGAACAGTTGAAAAATATAGATTGGATAAAAAGAAGTTGCGGCACGTTGGGAGGCGGCAATCATTTTATCGAAGTTGATAACGATAGCAAGAATAATAAATATCTTATTATTCATTCGGGAAGTAGGAATGTCGGAAAGCAAGTTGCAGAAATATATCAGCAAATGGCGATTGACGATATTTCGGGAAAATCAAACTTTAAACAAGATAGCGAGAAATTGATTGCTGAATACAAAAAATGTAAAGGAGAAAGAGAAATCAGCAAGGCTATCAAAGAATTAAAGCAGTCCTACAAAACAAATACAACCAAAATCCCTAGAGAGTTATCATATCTTGTTGGAAAACATAGAGAAATGTATTTGCACGATATGAAATTATGTCAAGAGTTTGCGAAAATTAACAGAAGAACCATTCAGAGCATTATTTGTTACTATATGTGTTGGGAAGTTACAAAAGAAACGGAACGATTTCAAACAATTCACAACTACATTGAATACGATACAAATATTGTTCGTAAAGGTGCTATTTCTGCAAAAATGGGGGAAAAAGTACTAATACCAATAAACATGCGTGACGGCTGCATTTTGGGAATTGGCAAGGGAAATGAAGATTGGAATTATTCAGCACCGCATGGAGCAGGGCGAACAATGAGCAGATCAAAGGCAAAAGAAAGCATTTTGCTAGAAGAGTATCAAAAAGCAATGGATGGAATATTTACAACATCTGTAAATACATCTACGATTGATGAAAGCCCTATGGCATATAAAACAATGGATGAAATAATTGGAAATATAAAAGACACTGTTGAAATAGTTGACATTATAAAACCGATTTACAATTTCAAAGCAAACGAATAAAAACAATTACCGGCTAACAAATAGAGTTAGTCGCTAACCAACAAAAATTATTGGCAGAGGTCTTAAGGCACTTCTGCTTTTTTGCGGAGGTGCTTTTCTTTTGGCAAGTTCAAGCCTAATTTCCACAGTAAATGGATATGAAAATTACATACAGGTGCATGGCATTGATGAACAGGTTATGGATGCCATGGCAGAAGCGGCAAGGGTAGCCATTCTGACGGAAAAGGATGTTGAGTATGGATTAAAGGTTTCTGCCAGATCGAAAGAACTGACGGAGCAGTTTATCTTTCAATCTACAGGTGGCACACCATGGGATTTAGAGAAATATTCATTCCAAAACAAGATATCTTATGAAATTCTGGACAAATATTACGGGATTTTGCTTTTGGAAGCGCAAAACAAAGTTGTGGATAGTGCTTTCCAGTATTTGGAAAATAAAAGAGAGCCTAAAGAACGGTTTTATATGCCAAGAAGAAATCAATTTCTCAAAATAGGGCTTACACAGGCTTTACAAGGCATGATTGATGATAAATATGACATCCTGTGCGTATCCCTTGTTCCGGGAGCAGGAAAAACAACGGTAGAAAAAATGTTTCACGCACTTGTTGCCGGATGGTTTCCGAGAGATTTCAGTCTTTTTTATTCGCACAGCGGAGATATTACCAGAATGTATTACGACGGCGTGTACGATATCGTTACAAACGCGGAAGAGTATACATGGAATGAAATTTTTCCGGATCTTTCCGTGACGAGCACAAATGCGAAGATGGAGCAGTTTAATGTCGGGAAGTACAAATCGTTTCCATCCGTACAATGTACGTCTGTTGGTAGTAAGAATGCAGGTAAAGTAAGGGCTTCTAAGTTCTTACTGGTTGACGATATGATAGGCGGTATCGAAGAAGCAATGAATCCAATTATCCTTGATAAATTGTGGGATAAATATGCCGTAGATGCCCGCCAGAGAAAGATACAGGACACGGACGGTAAGAACTGCAAGGAAATACATATTGCCACAAGATGGAGCGTACACGACGTCATAGGGCGCATCCAGAATATGTACGAGGGAAATCCGAGAGTAAAGGTTATTGCGGTACCGGATGTAGACCCAGTTACAGGAGAAAGCAACTTTGAATATGAGTTCTCCGGTTTTACAAAAGAGTTTTTTGAAGACCAACAATTATTGATGGACGACATATCATATCGCTGTCTCTACAAGCAGGAGCCGATTGAGCGAGAGGGATTGCTGTTTCCGGAAGATAAAATACGCCGGTATCTTAATTTGCCACATGGAGAGCCAGAGATTGTAACCGGTCAGTGCGATACAAAGGGAAAAGGAACGGATTACTTTGTTTTGCCGGTATTGCAAAAATACGGAGAGGATTACTACTGTGTAGATTGTGTTTGCGATAACACCGCAGATTATGAGATGCAGTATGAAAATGCAGCAAACGTTCTGGCAAACAATAAAGTTCAGGAATGTGAATTTGAGAGAAACGCCGGCGGAGACCGTGTCGCAATGGAAGTAAACAAGCGTGTCGAAAAAAAAGGATGGATATGTAACATTACTGACACACCGACGGAGACAAATAAGGAAGCAAGGATCTTCCAGTGCTCTAACTGGATATTGCAGCACGTTATATTTAAAGACCCATCATTATATAAGCCAAATGAGCCATATGGAGTAATGATGTCTCTTATCAAGAGATATTCAGTGTCCGGTAAAAAGCAGTTGGATGATGTGCCGGATGTATTTTCAAACTTTGCGCTTAGAGTGACAAATGGAAATAACGTAGCCAAAGTAGAAGCGGCAGTAAATCCGTTTAGGAGGTATTGATATGACAACAAAGGACTATCTAAACCAGATAAGCAGGCTTAACCGGATGATAAATAATAAGCTAATAGAGCTTGCACAACTTAAAGAGCTGGCATGCAGCATATCGTCAATTACAAACGAAGAAAGAGTAATGACAACCCCAAATTTTGACAGGATAGGCGCGAAGCAGGCAAAGATTGATGAAATGGAAAGGAAGATCGATGCACTGGTTGATGATTATATCATTAAAAGAGATCAGATTGTCAGTCAGATAGACAGCATGGAAGATGAGAATGTCTATAATGTGTTGTTTTCAAAGTACATAGAAAAAAAGACATTTGAGGTTATTGCAACCGAAATGAATTACTCTTGGAGACAGACAATAAGGCTTCATGGAATTGCATTAAAAAAATTTGAGCAAAAATATGGAGCAACTTATTTGTAAAATGTCATAGAATGTCATATTGAAAAAATTATATAATTACAATGGGCAAAGCCCATGAGAGATGCGAACATCGCGGGAGGCATTTATATGGATTTAAGAACAACAAAAAAAGAAATTGAAGAAAGCAAGCGTTTTAATTATGCATATAAAGAAAAGTTTAAATGCGTAGCTTGTGGAAAAGAAGTTGAATTTTCGCACATAGAACCAATGGAAAGAGTTTTTTGCGATAAGTGTAAAAAAGAACACATTGAAAGTCATAAAAAACTTGTTGAACGTTATGCAAAAATAAAATTGCAGGTAATGCATGAAAATGCGTTAAGAGAAATGGAAAAATCTTGTAAATGCTATATGAATGATATGCTAGATTCCATAGATTTTGTTAGGCAAATGGAGATTGAAAGCCCAGAATCTTTTTTCAGTATATCTGAAATAATTACAGCAATAATTCTTGTGGATAACGATATTAGGTTTAAGATAAACCATAAGATTTTAAATTACAAGATAGACTTCTTTATACCAGATATGCATATATGTTTAGAAGTAGATGGTGGGTTCCATGATTTTCGGTTGGCAAAAGATGGGAAAAGGGATATTGAGATAAGAAAAGAACTTGGTGAAAAATGGGAAACCATAAGAATACCAACCAAACTTGTCATGGAAAATCCAAACAAAATAGTAGACGCCATGAAACTTATGTATAAAGAAACAAAGAAAATAAGAAATTTGAATAATGGAATAATTCCATCATCGTATTCCAGGACAGCAAAAGCTTATTATAAAGAAGCTGGATTGGAGGAGTAGAAAAAGCATTGCCATTGATTGATTTATGGCGGTGCTTTTTCTTTTGCAAAGAAAAGAGGATTTTATGGGATATACACCAAAAACAATATATTGCCCGCGTTGCGGAAGAAAAGTTGCCACACACGATGGGCGTTCAACAATGAACATTTCTGTAGAATGTAGAAAATGCCACAAGAAAGTTGTTTTTTATCCGGAAAATGGAAAAACAGAATTAAAATCCCTTCAAATCCGGTCAACATCCAGTGGGATGACGTTTATTTAGGAGCCAATTATGAATAATAAATCTCTCCAAGATCTTGTTAAGGGCTGTTATGGGCGAAAAATTTTATATACTGATGTTGAAACCATCACAGCAGACAATATTGTCAAGGTGGTGGGAGACTGCATCGGTAATTATTATTACAACAAAACCATAATAGAATACCTATGGCGGTATTACAAAGGAGATCAGCCGATTTTATACCGATTAAAGGTACAAAATGCTGATATTACAAACAAAATAGTAGAAAATCATGCATATGAGATTGTTCAGTTCAAAGTAGGGCAGACATATGGCGAGCCAATCCAGTTTATCAGTCGAAAAGATGATGATACGATTAACAAGGCAGTGGATGCGCTGAATGACTATCTTGTGGATGCGAATAAACAGGAAAAGGACATTAAAGCTGGTGAATGGCAGTCAGCAACCGGAACATCTTTTAAGGCGGTAAGATTTTCAAATGGAGAAATACCATTTCAGATTGTTGCTCCTACTCCGATGAATACGTGTGTTATTTATAATCGGAGCACGGAAGAACCGGTTCTTGCAGTACAAGAACTTAAAGACGAGGATGGAAGATGGTACAAACTGTGCTATACAGACAATTATTCATGCAAAATTCAAAATGGAGTAGCTTCTGAATGGAAATTGCATGCATTTGGAAGCATTCCTATTGTTGAGTTCCCAAACAACCATGAAAGAATATCGGACATTGAACTTGTCATAGGGCTTCTGGATGCCATAAACAACATGCAGTCGAACAGAATGGATGGAATTGAGCAGTTTGTTCAATACTGGGTTAAGTTTGTAAACTGTGAAATAGACAATAAGACGTTTGAAGAGATGAAAATGAGCCATGCTTTGACTGTAAAGTCTAACAATAAGGATAACAAAGCCGATGTTGAGATTATGACGCAGGAACTTAACCAGAGTCAGTGTCAGGTGGCAAAGGATGATCTGCTTGATAATTTACAAGCAATACTAGCAATACCAAACAGAGAGTCTCAAAACTCTGGAGGAGATACACAAGGTGCCGTATCCTTAAGAGCTGGGTGGGATTTCTCAAAGACTAGGGCAAAACAAAAAGACCCTATTATCAAGTCAGCAGAGAAAAGACTGGCAATAATAATATTAAATATTTTAAGGGTAACTGGAAATGACTTGAAAATATCTCCAAGAGACTTTGATGTTCAAATTAACCATAGCCCATTAGATAACCTTTACACAAAAACACAGGCACTTGCACAAATGCTGCAATCTGGAATAAATCCAAGAATAGCAGTTGCAACTTGTGGATTATGGGGAGATGCCGAAAAGGTATCTTTACAATCACAGCCATATTTTGATGCTTTATATAAAACAATAGATATGGTAAATGAAGAAAAGAAAAATATAAAAAATCAAAAGCCGACAGTTTAGTTTTTGTTTGCTCTTGATTTCACATAATCATTTAAAATGCTTACCATAAGGTTATTAAGAGAACGCATATCTTCTTTTGCAATAAGTTCAAGAGAGGATTTAAGTTCCTTCTCCATAACAATGGTAGTTTTAACCTTATTTTTAGAAATTTGTCCTTGAGACATATTATCACCTCACTTTTATACATTATAAATTGCTAAAAGATAATTGTCAAGTTGCTTGCAAGTTACTAGCAACTATGATATAATAAAAACAAAGGAGATGATAATATGACAGATAAAGTAAAAGGAAAAAATTATACTCATGGATTAACAGGGACAAGAGTATATAAAACTTGGGAAAGCATGAAAGCAAGGTGTTATAACAAAAATGATAACAAATATGAAAAGTATGGCGGAAGAGGTATTAAAGTATGCGATGAATGGCTAGGGGAAAATGGTGTAAAGAGTTTTGCTGAATGGGCATATGCCAATGGATTTGACGAAAATAAACACCAAAAAGAACAGAGCATTGACAGAATAAATGTTGATGGCGACTATGAACCAAATAATTGTAGATTTGTAAACGCAAAGGTTCAAGCAAATAATAAAACAAATACAGTTTTTCTTGAATATCAAGGAAAAAGAAAAAGTTTACAAGAATGGTCGGATGAATTAGGAATTGCAGAATCGACTATTCGATGGAGAATAAGCAAAGGGTATTCAGCAGAAAAAGCGTTGACTACCAAAGTTAGAAAAACATTAAATACAGGGAAAAAGTATTTAACATACAAAGGAGATACAAAGACGGTTTCAGAATGGGCAAGATATTTAAAAATTGACCCTAAAATATTATATTCAAGATTGGGACGAGGGTGGACAATAGAAAAAACAATAGAAACACCCGTAGGTGCTGATAAGTGGCACAAAACAAAATAATAATTATTGGAAATAAGACAGCTACCGAGTAATCGGCTGCTGTTTTTATTTTATAAAAATTCGCAAAGTTGTGAGCGTAAAAAACAACAGTGTCATTCGGTGTCGTTGCACCGCAAAAATTCGTAAAGACATATCGGAGGTAATCAATGAAAAGAGAAGAGTTAATTGCAATGGGTATCAGTGAGGAAAATGTTGAGAAAATCATTGCTGATTACGGCAGTGCCGTACAGAGAGAACAGGCAAAAGCAGCAGAGCTTAAGGCAAAGGCAGACAGCGCAGATGAGTTGCAGAAAAAGCTGGATGAAATGGAAGCAGGAAACCTCACGGAACTTGAAAAAGCAAACAAGGCGTTAGAGACAGCAAATCAGCAGATTGCAGATATGCAGAAAAAAAATGCCATCAGAGATCAGCGCGAAGCATTGATGGAAAAGTTAAAAATCAATGCAGAGCAGGCAAAAACGGTCGTCAAAGATGATGGAAGCCTTGATTATGACGCTCTTGGAAAGATTACATCCGAAAAGGAAGCCGCAGCAGCGCAGGCAAAGGAACAGGAGATTGCGAATAATTCTGAAAATCCGGGCGGCGGTACTGCAGGTGGAGAGAATAAAAAAACGGCAGATGTTGAAAATGCCGAAAGTATCAGCTTTGGCGAACCGGCAAAAAATGCAGAAGCCAAAGACCATTATGTTTTATAGGAGGTAAATTATGGGAAAACCGATTGAAAGAGACTTTACACAGAGTAAAGGAATTTTAAAATTCTTTCCTTATGAGGGTGCGGCGTGCATCGTTCCGCAGACAATGGTGCCAAGTGCCGATGCAAACGGAAAGAAGATTGCAAAGGCAGGGACACCGTTCCCAAGCAATGACGAATCTTGCAAAGGGTATCTTCTGGAAGATGTTGACGTAACAATGGGAGATGCGCCTGGAACTTATGTATATCAGGGTTCTATTGACAACGCAAAGGTAACAGCGAACGGAGTGACCGTGGAAGCAACTGCAAAAGCAGCAACACCGCGTGTCACTTTTTTTGATTAAGAAATGGAGGTATTAGAGAATGGCATTACCATTATCAGAAGCATTTACCGCAAGAAGCCTTGGGGTTATGTGGAATAATTATGAAAAAACGCTTGGTTCTGCGCCTTACTTAGGTAGACAGAAATTTGGAACCAGAAAACAGGACAGCCTTGAGCTTAGATTTATCAAAGGAAAAAACGGTCTTCCAGTATCCTTAAAGGCATCCAATTTTGATGCGCAGGCAGAGTTAAGAGACGTTGGTGGATTTTCGGACATTCAGAACGAGATGCCTTTCTACCGTGAATCTTACATGGTAACAGAGCGTGAAGAGCAGGAGTATGCAAATTACCAGTCGGCAGAAAATTCCAACATGGCAAACCAGGTGCTTAGAGAAATCAGCAAAAAACCGATGATGCTTATTGAGGGGGCAAGAGTGGTGCCGGAACGCCAGATTTGGCAGTTATTAGCACCATCTGATGGTATTCCAAGAGTACAGGTAACAATTGGCGGAAAGAGCTACTATGTGGATTATACTTCGGACAATGGAGTGGCGCACAAGAGAGATCATTACAAGGATATATCCGGAAGCGATACCGATAAATGGTCTGCATCCGAAACAGCAACGCCACTTGATGACCTTATCGAGATTAAACGTGAGTTTGCAAAGAAAACCGGATATTCCCTTGCACGCTTTAGTATGAATACAGAAACATGGGAAATGGTCCTTAAAGCGGAAGATACAAAGAAACAGGTGCTTGGAATTACTGCTTACAATGGCGGCATTCGCTTACAGCAGGGGCAGGTTACAGAGTATCTTAGAGGATACGGCATCGAGATTGAAGTTTACGACAAACTTTACATCGACCCTGCAGACGGTGCCACCAAATATTTTATTCCTACAGGAGTTATTTCAGCGCAGGCATCCGGCGTGTACCTTGGAGATTATGTCTTTGGAAAGACACCGGAAGAGAGAAGCGGAAGTTTGACAGACGGAAACCTTTCTATTGTAGAAACCGGTATTTCGGTATATACATACGCAACAAATCATCCAATCAACACCCATTGCGTTGTGTCAATGATTGGATTGCCTACTTTTGAGGGCATGGACAGCGTTGTTGTCATGAAAGTTGCGTAGGAGGTGTTATATGGTTGCTGAATACACGGTAAAGCGCAATGGAAAATGGTTCAAAGCAGGAGAAGAAATCCCGGACATTGTTCCGGGAGAGAAATCTTCCGGCGGTTACACCAAGACAGAGATTAACAGAATGAGCACTGCTGATTTACAGGCACTTGCCTCTGAACATGGGATCGAGGAAGCAGATCAGATCAGTGGGGCAGAACTGAAACGCATTTTGATCGAGCAGTTCGGATTATAGGTGGGGAAGAATGGACGAATATACAACATTAGAACAGGTCAAAATCAGACTGAAACAATTTCATATTGAAACCGTTACGGATGAAGATGGTGTTACTTCTGATGTTGTCGTGTTCGACCAGAAAGAAGATAATCCTTACATTGAACAGCTTATCAAGCAGGCAAGAAATGAATTGGTAAGCAAGCGGAATTACCCGGAAAGCTACACAGATGAAAAAATATCCGAGGACTTGAAACAGTTTGAGGATGTAATCGTCAATTTAGTCGTGTACGACCATTCACAGGCAGGAGAAGCCTATATGGCAAGCTATTCAGAGAACGGCGTAAGCCGTAGCTGGAAAGACCGGGAAAGCCTGTTTGTCGGTGTATTTCCGTTTGTAAAAGCATTATAACCCCTCGATTTCGAGGAGTTTAGAAGATTGTGCGTTACGTTTTGCCGGCGTCGACAAAACGTAGCAGGCGGCACACATTGAGCGGTGGTGGGCGGTGTGCCATAAAAATGAAAGGCGGTATATGATTTGACGATTGAAATATCAACAGCAATCATTATAAGCGTGCTGTCGCTTGGTTTTTCCGTCTTTATGGGCTTGAAGAGCAACAAAAGGACAGACAACACGGATCTTGAAGAGCGCGTGCGGGAGAACACACGCATTAACATGAAGTTGGATGCCATTTCAAACAACACAACCGAGATCAAGAATGAAGTTTCGGAGATGAGAAAAGAAATAAATTCTCACGACAACAGAATTATAAAGGTTGAAGAAAGTGTGAAATCGGCGCATCACAGAATTGACGGGATAGAAACCCGTCTTAATGATGAAAAGGAGGTTTAATCATGGATATTATACAGTCTGTAATTGCAAATATGACAATTATTCTGGCAATCATTGGTGCGCTGGCATTTGTTGTGTCTGTGGTAACACAGGTAATCAAAGGTGTAGGCGTATTTTCTAAGATTCCAACGGACATTTTGGTATTTGTTCTTTCTATCGGAATCACGGTCGCTGCGTTTGTGGCATACATGCAGTACATCCAGACATCAATTTTATGGTATATGATTTTGGCGGCTATTATTGCAGGATTTATTGTTGCGTTTGTCGCAATGTATGGATGGGAAAAGCTTTCTGAGCTGTGGAAACGGTTCGGCAAGGATGTGAAGTGAAATGCTTGAGATCAATAAGCAAAAAATGAGTTATTCGCAGCAAAGCGGCAAGGAGCCGGTATATGTGACGGATGATGATGGTAACATCGAATATTCTTCGTACACGGATTCTGATGGTAATGTAATTTATTACCTTGATGATGACGGGAACAAGATACCGAAGACAACCGGAGAGTATACCACAGGTTATGAAAAGCCTGTAATTTTTTATTCTTCGATCAGCAATAAGTTGAGCGAAGCACTTATAAAAGAATTTGGCGTAGATAACTCTACAAATTTTGTTCAGATCGTAGAAGACAAAGGAAAGCTTCCATTGAGCGTCGGATCTTTGGTATGGAAACGATCAGACGTAAAGTACAAAGATGAAGAGAATACAATCGTTGACGAAAATTCGGCTGATTACATCGTAAAAGGTGTCGCAGACGAGGGATTGACGGTTGATTTGTTCTTGTTACAAAAAAATGTGAAGTAGGTGTGGCATGGGGAAGAAAGTAATCACAATGAGCCTGTCTGAAAAGTCTATTCAGAACGCCATACGAGAGCTTAGAGCCTATAAAAACAGCTTGACATATAAATGCCAGCTATTGGCAGAAAAACTCGCGGAAAAGGGCGTAGAGATTGCCAGAGTGCAAATTGCTGACCTTGACGCAATATTTACATCGGAACTGATTTCAAGTGTTCACGCGGAATATGAAGGAAGCACTAAGGGCGGCGGGATATGGGCGGTAATAGCCGGTACAGACCACGCCGCATTTGTTGAGTTTGGAACCGGAATTGTGGGACAGCAAAGTCCTTATCCTGGGAAACTGCCGGAAGGTGTTTCGTGGCAGTACGCAAGTGGAAAAACTATACATCAGATTTCAGATGGAAGATATGGATGGTTTTATCAGGACGACAATGGCGATTGGTGGTTTACAGAGGGAATGCCAAGCCGACCATTTATGTATCTGACCGCAAATGAGTTGCGTCAGATTGTTACACAGACAGCGAAGGAGGTGTTTGGATAATGGCAGGCAACCAGTGGGTATTTGACCTTGAAACAAACATTTTTTCCAATGTTGTAACGATAGCAAAACCAAAACTCCAGAAGAAATACAAAAGCATGAATTTTGACACTGCATTTACAACGGTTGAAAAGAACCTAGATAAAGACCCTGTTTTCCCGACTATTTACATCCATGAGATGCCGGGGCTTGAACGTGGGGCAGATTTAGAGGGCACATCCGTAAATGCAGTGCAGGAAACAATACAGGTTGACGTCATTACAAACACAAAGCAGAGCGATGCAAAAGGGATCATGGCTATTTTAGCCGATGCCTTTAAGCAGATGCGATTTCAAATTACAGCAATGCCGGAGTTTAAAAACGACAGCGAAAAAAAATTTAGAAGCGTTGCAAGGTTCCGGAGGATAATCGGAGCCAACGACAGATTGATGTAAAAGAGCCGAAAGGCTCTATTTTTTATGCACCGGGCGCAAAGATATGCGTCTGATAACCGCATTATTTGGCGGTAGAAAGAGAGGAAAAAATGGCAGAAGCAGGATTGTCTACGTTAGGCATTACGTTTGGCTATGGAACAGAAACAACAGCTGGGACAAAGCCTACATCATTTAAACAGCTTACAAGAATTAACGCAATCGGCGGTATCAACATTGAGCCGGAACAGATCGACGCATCCGCTTTAGAGGATGCAATTACCAGATATGTAAAGGGGCGCGCAGATACAGGCGGTTCATTCCCTATCACGGTAAACCTTACAGACGCCACAAAAGAAGAGTGGGAAGCACTTATCACGGCGTACAAAGCGCTTACCGATGGGAAAAGAATGTGGTTTGAAACCATTATTCCAGGATTTGCAGATGCGTTTTTTGTTGTTGCGCAGCCACCGGAGCAGATACCGCAGCCGGAGATTGGTCAGAATGAGCTTTTGACGGTTGAAATGAACCTTACCATTGAGGAATACAAGGGAATGGACACGGCCGTGGCGTTTACACCGGGGGAATAACACGTCAGTCGAATAGTTCGGTTGAATCGGCTGACGATAATCAGACAACCGAATCGGAACTTGAGGAAACAGTGTAAAAGAATAGGGCGGTCTTCGGACTGCCATTTCCCTATAAAAAGGGAGAAAGGGAAAGAATATGACAAAATTAAAGCTTGGAGAGAAAGAGTTACAGATTAAATTCGGATATGAAGCAACAGTAAAAAGCGGAATCATTAAGAAGATCGCGGGTCTCGAGCAGAAGACCGATGATCTTGAGGTTATTGACAGCATGCTTTTCCTTCTGCCGGAGTTAATTCTGGTAGGTGCTCAAAAGTTTCACGGTGACGAACTTGGCTATAATCCGGAAAATGAGGATGAGAAAGATGAAAAAATGGGCGTTGTATACGCCATGTTAGATGATTACTTTGACTCTGATGATTCGGATGTGCAGGCACTTTACAACAGCCTTTTAAGTGAATTGTTGGAAAACGGTTTTTTATCGAAGTTGCTCAATGCGGAGCGGAAGAAAACAGCGAAAACAAAGTAGCGGATAAGAAATCAGAAGATCTTACATGGGAAAGATATTGCACGGAAATCCGCCCGTTTTGGCTTTTAGTTACAAAGGGGTACGGATTTACTGTGCATGAAATAGACACGTCTTGTCCGGCTGATTTAAATCCATATGCGGATGCTTACAACTTAGATAAAAAGCAAAGAGACAACGATATGTGGATGTGGTTTGGAACATATGGATTGTCAGCGGTATTGGTGGCAGTAGAACATTGTCTTGCTGGTAAAAAAGCTAAATCAAAGTATGTAGACAAGCCTATCACAGAGCATAGTTTGTTAAACGATTCTGAAATGACAGAAGAGGAAATTCAGAAACAGAGAGAATTATTTGTAGCAAAACTCAAAATTATGCAATCAAATTATGAGTTGAGCCACCCAAAGAAAGAAGAGGTGCCACATGAAAATTAAAGGTATTGATGTTTCCGGGTACAATGGAAATATTAACTGGTCAAAAGTAGCAGAGAACGGCGTTGAATTTGCCATTTTGAAAGTAATCAGAAAAGATTTGCAGCCGGACAAGTATTTTGAAGCAAACTGGACAGGAGCAACAGAAGCTGGCGTTCCAGTGCAGGGCGTATATAATTACAGCTACGCAACCAACGCAGAAAAGGCACAGATCGATGCGCAAAGAGTGATCGAAGTTCTTGCCGGAAGAAATGTGATGGTGTGGCTGGATGTAGAGGATAAGTGCCAGCAGAATATTGGCGATAAGATTGTCTCTATTATCAATGAATATCAGAAGATCATTGAAGCCGCAGGGTGCAAATTTGGTGTATACACGGGTCTGTCTTTTTACAACAGCTATATCAAGCCATATCTTGAGCATATTGATTGCCCGTTTTGGGTTGCAAGATACCCGTCCAGTACGCCTATGATGATTACGGCGGACGCACCGGAAGATAAGAAGCCTGATATTCTTCATGAACTTTACGGATGGCAATACAGTTCAAAGGGATTTGTAGCCGGTGTTTCCGGATGCGTCGATCTGAATGAACTGTATGTAGCGGTAGACACGGTAAATGTCATGCCAGAGCCAGAGAACACGCTTCATAAGGTTGGAGAGGAAATCACGGTTTCTTCTTACTACAAATCTTCCACGGCTGGTATTGGAGATGCGATCATCAAGTATGCTTCCGGAACGATTACACGAATCAAAGCGGGTACGCACAATCCATATTGCTTTTCAAAAAATGGAGTTGCAGTAGGCTGGTGCAACGATGGAGATATTCGATCAACGGATGCTTCTGTGCAGTCTACAGATAAAAAAACAACGTATACGGTACGACGAGGAGATACGCTTTCAAAGATCGCAAAAGAAAACAATGTAACGGTTGCAAAATTGCAGAAAGACAACGGGATCAAGAACCCAAACAAAATTTATGTAGGGCAGAAAATTTTGATTCAGTAAAAAATCAAGGACGGTAAGGTGTCACAGCCTACCGTCTTTTTATTATGCGTAGAAAGTTGGTGCGGTCATGGCAGATATTGATGAATTACAGATAAAAATTAAGGCTGATTCTGCAAAAGCGAGTGATTCCATTGATAAACTTGCATCAAGTTTGGATAGTCTTGGGAAAAGTCTATCATTTGATACCAGTAAACTTTCAAACATAGCATCTGGAATTAGAAGCATGTCTGACGCGGCAACAGGGTTTAAGGGTGCAAAATCAAAAGAGATTACATCACTTGCCACCGCATTAAGCAAATTCTCAAATGTAGACACATCATCTTTCTATGGTATATCTGCGGCAATGAAAAATCTTGCGGCAGGAATGAAAGATACGAAAACGATTGATACCAGCGGTATTTTAAATACGGCGGCGGCTCTGTCTAAAATGGGCGGAACTTTGGCTACTGTAGGAACAAGCAATCTAGTTAAAATTAAGGATGACCTTGCTTATTTTGTCAAAGGAATGAACAGCGTAGGGGCGCTTAACTTTGATACAACAGGTTTGACCAATCTGATAGGAAGTATCAGCAGACTTGGTGGTAAGATTTCTACACAGGCGACAGCCAATTTACCGCAAATATCAGCGCAACTACAGAATTTTGTTCGCCAGATGAATAAAATCGGCGAACTGAAATTTGATATGACAAACATGAGCAGCCTTGTGACATCTATATCAAGGTTAGGAAGCGTTGCGAGCGGCAGAGCAGTAAACAACATACCTTTGCTTGCAGATAACCTTAAATACCTGTTTGAGACGCTTTCAAAAGCGCCTAACGTAAGCGCAAACATCATCCGGATGACAGAAGCACTTGCCAATTTGGCAAAAACAGGCGCATCATCCGGTAGAGCAGCAACATCTCTCGGAAAAAGTTTGAACATTTTTAGTGGATCTGCGAACAAGGCAAAGAGTAGCAGCTTTAGCCTTGCTGCAGCGTTGGGAAAGCTGTACGCATCATACTGGCTGTTGTTTCGTGCTTTTTCAAAGATCAAGGATGCTATCGACATATCATCTTCTTTGACAGAGGTTGAGAACGTTGTACGTACCACATTTGGCAATTATGAGAAGCTGATACAGGACTTTTCAAAGACTTCCATACAGGATTTTGGTATGTCAGAGCTGACAGCTAAACAGGTGGCAAGCCGTTTCCAAGCTATGGGTACAGCCATGGGATTTTCACAAGGAAAGATGGCTGACATGTCGCTACAGCTTACAAAGCTTACCGCGGATATGGCTTCTTTCTATGATATGGAACAGTCTGATGTTGCAAGGAACCTGCAGGCAGTATTTACCGGGGAGACAGAGCCTTTAAGAAAGTACGGTCTTGACCTCACACAGGCTACTCTTAAAGAATGGGCTATGAAACAGGGAATAGATGCCGACATTTCGTCTATGACGCAGGCAGAAAAGACCATGCTCCGGTATCAGTATGTTATGGCTAATACAGCCGCGGCGCAAGGAGACTTTGCGAGAACATCAGACACATGGGCAAACCAGGTAAGAATCCTTAAGCAGTCATTTGAACAGCTTGCGGCTATTATCGGTGGCGCACTTATTAACGCTTTTAAACCGTTTGTAAGAACTCTTAATGCAGTCATGCAGAAAGTTATTGCTTTTGCAACAACAGTAACCAATGCGTTAGGATCAATCTTCGGATGGAAATTTGAGATTTCTGCCGGTGGTTTGGCAAATGATTGGTCTGATGCAGCAGGGAGCGCGGCTGATATAGCAGACAGCACTGGACAGTCAGCGAAGAACGTTGAAAAGATGAATAAGGGCTTAAGAGCCTTTGACGAACTGAATCTGATTACCACTCCGGATAATTCAAACGGATCTGGCGCTGGTGGTTCCGGCGGTGGTGGTGCATCCGGCGGTGGTGCGTCCGGTGGGCTGGTACAGGTAGATACCATTTTCAAGGACTATGAAAGTCAGATCAGAAGTTTGCGGGAACTTGGGGCATATATCAGCGATGCGTTATCAGATGCCATGGAATCTATTGACTGGGATAGAATTTATTCCAAGGCTAGAAATTTTGGAAAAGGGCTAGCAGATTTCCTTAATGGGCTTATTACACCAAGATTGTTCGGAGATGTCGGCATGACGATTGCAAGTGCGCTTAACACAGCAATTTATGCAGCCTTGTCATTTGGAGAAGAATTTGACTGGACAAATCTGGGAGATTCCATTGCCGCAGGAGTGAATCGCTTCTTTGAAACGTTTGATTTTTCGGCACTTGGTAGAACAATCAATACATGGGTTCATGGAATATATGACACTATTACAACAGCAATTGGAAATATCAAGTGGTCAGAAGTATGGGATGGTGTAACGGATTTTTTGAGTGAAATTGATCTTGAGACAATATCTCTTATTATTGGAGCATTTGCACTTAAGTATGCAGGGAAATTTCTTACAAGTAAAATTCTTAAGGAAACAATAGGAAAGCTGATTAGTGAAAAGTTTGTGGCGGCTTTCGGATCAGAATCAGTGAAATCTATTCTTTCTTATATAGTCCCAATTTCACTTTCCGTTGCAGTTGGGGCGTTAACTTTTACTATTGGAAAAGACAGTATAAAAAAAGATGCAGAAAATCTAGTAAAAGCATATAAGGATGGTGGATTTTTACAATATTTGCAGGAAAGCTTAAAGCAGCTTATAAATCCGTTTGAGTGGATAAATGCATATGGTGGGGGCATTTTAAGTCAAAAAGGAATACTTGAGAGTTATTCAGACGGAGTTGACTTAAACATTAAGATGCCGAAAAAAGAAGATTATGCATCTTTAGATGAATACCAAAAGGCACTAAACGATTTCAATAATAATGTTCCAGACAGCTTAAAAGTTCCAAGTAGCTTTGATTTAAAAGCGTGGATAGATGAATGGAAACAAATGAATGGACTAGATAATGTGGACTTAAGAGCAGAAGTTGTTCTTCCAAACTTGAGAGAAAAAATATCTGGATTCAAAGAAAAAATAAAAGAATGGTGGGGATTAAATGTTGAACTACCAGTTCATAATAAATTGACAACTACTCAAAATGATATTTCTTTATGGTGGGAAAATGTAAAGGAATATTGGGGAGAAAAAAAGCTCTCAATACAGACAGAAATAGGAGAAATAAAAGGTAAGATAGAAGAAAAGTGGAATGAAGCATCTGAATACATTCAAGAAAATATTTTGCCTTGGTTTACTAAAGATCATTGGATTGAAATAGGAAACGGAATAAAAGAAGGTCTTTCCACTAAATGGGAGGAATTCTCTACATGGTGGAGTGACACAGGTATAGCCGTTTGGTGGAACGAAAAAGTTTCTCCATGGTTTACAGTAAATACATGGAAAAGCCTTGGAGAAAATATAAGAAAAGGTCTATCTAAAAAGTGGGAGGAATTTACTGGATGGTGGGAAAACACCGGATTCTATAAGTGGTGGAATCAAGATGTTGCTCCAAAGTTTACAACAGACAAGTGGACATTTAGTGGTATTTCAGATGGATTGAAAAATGCATGGAATAATGCTATAGCCGCTGTAAAGCACATATGGAACGGATTTGCAAACTGGATGAACTCAAAGCTTTCTTTTTCGTGGGACGCTGTAAACATTGCTGGAAAGCAGATTGTTGGAGCCGGAAGTATAAATCTTGGAAAGATTCCTACGTTTGCTGCCGGAGGATTTCCAAGCCAGTACAGTATGTTTATGGCGGGAGAAAATGGACGGGCAGAAATGCTGGGGACTGTTGGAGGGAAAACAGCGGTTGCCGGTGGACAGGAAATTACAGGTATTCGAGATGCAGTGTACAGTACGGCGCAACAGGAAATGGAATTGCTAAGACAGCAAAATCAGTTGCTTCAAGGAATTTTGGAAAAAGAATTTGGGATTACATCCGAGCAGATCGGAAAAAGCGCTCGCAATTATGCAAAAGATTACTTTAACAGAACTGGAAGAGAAGCATATATTTTCTAATGACAAATACCACCACTTGTGGTAGAATCATTTTATTACAAGTGGCGGGAGGGTAACACATGGCGTTGATTAAATGTCCTGAATGTGGAAAAGAAATTTCAGACAAAGCAGAAATGTGTATCAATTGCGGATTTCCGTTGAAACAACACGAAAACAATGAAATGTCTGCGGGGAAAAGTGAATTTTATAAATCATACGAACAAGAAAACGAAAATGATAGAGGGTGGGAACGCCCAAAAGAGCCAGAGATTACAGGTGTTGGAAAATTATTCTTAAGAAATTCTGTTGAAAGATCTCAAAACACGGGATTTAATGGTATATATAAATATACTTTATTCGGAGAAAAAAAAGAGGTTTACTGTCCAAGATGTGGGAGCGAAAATTGTTCTCATTATACGGAGCAGAAATTTGTACCAGGCAAAACAAAGACAAGATACACTGCAAATCTAAATCCATTTAAACCGTTTACTTTAGTAAATAAAAAGGAAAAGATTTTGAGAAAAGATCAAACATATGAAATAAATAAAATTATATGTAATGATTGTGGCTACACTTTCATATAAATTTGGATTTAATATGTGGAGAATTACGATGGAGAATAGGGAGTCTGAATCAGAACTAAATGAGTGCAAAAAGAAGTTGAATAAAGCACATCAAACGATAGAAGAATTGAAAATTAAGATGACGCAAGATAAAAAGAATTACAAATGGGAAATAAGAGAGTTAAATAAAGAAAAAGATGCATTAAAGGCACACAATACTGATCTTTTTAATCGGGAGTCAAACGCGCTTATTCGTGCGGACGATTTGGAAAAAGAGAATATTGCATTGAAAAAAGAGAAAAAGAAATTGGAAATAAAAATAGAAAAACTGGAAAAAGAGAACGAAAACTTATTGAAGAAAAAGGATGAATGTACTAGGGATGCAGATTGGGAAAGGCTGGGGAAAGCGGGTATATAAGAGGAAGCGCAGAGATGCGCTTCTTTTTTTGAAAAATATTTCAAAATAGTATTGACTTTCTTTGCACGTACATATATTATTAAGGCATAAAGATTGCACGTGCAATCAAAAAGAGAGGAAGTGATTATGTGTCTCCATTAAAAAAAGGACAGAAACTTACTGATAATCCTAAAAATGTTAGGCTTGATTTGAGACTTACAAAAGCAGAAGCAGAGGATTTGCAATATTGTGCGGATAAGTTAAAAACAAGCAGAACGGATGTTATCAACATGGGGATTAGAAAAGTGAAAGAAGAAATCAACAAAAAATAAAGCGTTCCAACCCTAGACAAGTTAAACGCTTTATTCAACACAGCCACCAAAAGCGGTTGATACATGGATTATACCGCTTTTTGGAATGGTTGTCAAACAGCAAACGAAAGGAAGGTAAAATCTATGAGAAGCATTGAAGAAATTGTAAGAACGATACTTAATAGTGACGCGCTGATGGAGAAAGTGAATCATGTTGTGGAAATCGAGAGGATGAAGTATAACCGTGGTTGGAGTACCGAAACGGACATTGATAATTTTTCCCCGATTGGTTTTCGCAAAGTGGTAACATCAGCCATGAATTTGCTCGGACTGCCGAACGAATCCGGCGAGGTTGATATTGCCAGTGAAATTCTTAAGGACATTTTCAGAAATGAAATCATAAAAAAGGATGGAACTTATTTGCCGAGCCAAATTGAGCAGTACAGATCGTTGCTTTCTCGGCTCGCAATCGAATGTGATAACGAAAAATTGTTGCGCGGCGTTGTAATATTTATGGCAGATTTGAATGATGAGGACGTAATAGATCACGACGGTATTTACCGCCTTGTAAAGAAAGGCGGTGCAAGATGAAAGAACAGCTGATAACGGAAATCCAGAGCATACAGGACGAAAAATTTTTGCAGTTTATTTTGAAAACAATTATTTCATTTAAGCAGAAATGGGGGATTTGCTGATGAACGATATTCAGATTTTTAACAATCCTATTTTAGGGGATTTGAGAACGGTTATAGTAAACGGAAAAGAATACTTTTTTGGAGTAGATATAGCTTCGATGCTTATGTATAAAAGACCAAGAAAGGCGGTTTCGGATAATTGCAAGGGTGTCCTGGTCGAGGATAGCTTTAAAAATAATGGTGGATATGCAGAACCTCTTATTCCGGAAGGAGATATTTACCGATTGATTATTAAAGCTGGTCAACAGGGTAACAGTAAAGAAATAAAAGATAAAGCTGACAAATTGGAAAAATGGATATTTGATGAAGTTTTACCGAGCATCAGAAAGACTGGTACATACATGATGCCGCAAACCACGGACGGGAAGATTGCATTGCTTGCACAGGGGCACACGGAGCTTAAAGCAGAGGTCGACGAAATCAAGGCGGATTTGGAAAGTCTTAAGATGGACTTACCGATACTTCCGGTGGAAGCCGACCGCATTACGGAAGCTGTCAGAAAGAAAGGCGTTTCAATCATGGGAGGAAAACAGTCGAGCGCATACAGCAATCGTGGATTACGCCAAAAGGTTTACAACAACCTGTATGCTAATCTGAAATACAACTTTGGGGTTCGGTCTTACAAGAGCATCAAGCGTAGCCAGTGTGATAAGGCAGTGCAAGTGATAAATGCTTATCAAACGCCGTATTTTTTGCAGGAACAGATTGACGATGCCAATATGCAACAGAGGTTGGAATTTGAATAAACTGTATCTTTGGACGGAGAAAGGAGCATTTCTTCACGCCAAATCATTGAATAATGATGTTGCATGGGATGTGTAGGGATGCTTGCGAAGCGGAATACCAGAAGTATAAAATTTAAAACGAATAATTTTAGCGCCTATCAAAAAACGGTAGGTGCTATTTTTGTACCCATTTTTAGGAGAATAGCCATGAAAAAATATAAACCAATAGACTGGGGTAAGTGCTCGGAAAACCGGACACCAATAGGAAACCCGAATAATTGCGTTGTGGCGGATATTCTGCCGGACGGAAAAACTGAAATCTTATTTTCAAGTGATGATAACGGTGTTCATATTTGCAAAACTAAAAAGAAAACTTGATTGGAGGTGTTTTGCATGGCGTACAGCGGATGGCTGTTAAAGATTGGAAATTACACAGTACCAATGTCTTTCATGAAACCGGAAACATATAGCCCATATGTGAATATGCAGGACTTAGATGATTATACGGATGCCAATGGTTATCTACATAGAAATGCCGTGGAATTAAAGGCGTTAAAAGTTGAGTTTGAAACACGGGCTATGCTTACAAACACGGAATTTAATGCCATTATAAGTAAAATCCGTCAGCAGTTTGCCAATGCAACCGGAAGAGCCTGCTATATCACAGCGTACATCCCGGAATATGACGATTATGTAACACAGTACGGCTATATGGCAGATTTTCAACCTACAATATACGGAACTTATGGAGGTCAAATTCATTACAACTCTGTAAGACTGGCATTTATAGGGGGTGTATACGATGGTTAATTACCAATATTCAAGCCTGTTTTTAAAGGACAGCGTAGACAAACAGTTAAACATCGTATCTGATGATGGAAAAATCAATATCACAAACACCGAACTGCACCAAGAAAAATTTGAATTGACAGAAAGCTTGTGTTCGGAATCTGAATTAACATTCGGGGCATGTGAAGCCGGGATGATTAAATTCACGGTGTCCAATGTATTCTTGCCAATGAAAGGCAAGTGGTTGACTGCAAAGCTGACTCTTGATGGTCACAAAGATAAACCATTCCAAATAGGAAGATACAAGGTTTATTCTGACACACCTACGGCAGATCGGACGTGCCGGGATGTGGTAGCTTACGATGCTTTGTATGATATTTTATCATCTGATGTTACTAATTGGTACAATCAGATACTTCCACAAAAAGATAGCAAGGTAACGCTCAAACAATTCAGAGATAGCTTTTTTAATCATTTTGGAGTGGAACAGGAAGAAGTATCTCTTGTAAATGATGAAATGATTATTGAAAAAACTGTAGAAGTGAAAGCATCAAGTAGCGGAAGTTCAGATACCGCAGAGAAAAGCACGATAGGCGAAGCCATAAGCGGAAAAGAGGTTTTGTTTTGTATACTTGAAATTAACGGTTGTATGGGAAATATCGGACGCGTTGGAAAGTTTCGCTATGTGTACTTAACGCAAGAGATGCAGGGGCTTTATCCGGCGAATGATCTTTACCCGGCGGATGATCTTTATCCTAGAAATCCAAAGAGCACTAGCATAAGTAAAAGCCAGTACATTTCAGCACAATATGAAGATTATATTGTCAGAACGATTGACAAACTGCAAATTCGTGAAAAAGAGAATGATATAGGAGCAATTGTAGGTGATGGCGGAAACACTTATGTGATCGAGGGAAATTTCCTTGTTTATGGGAAAGGGACAAAGGAATTAAACGAAATTGGAGAAAAAACGTTATCAAAGATAAAAGGAATTATATACAGACCATTTAGTGCTGACTGCAAAGGAAATCCATGCCTTGAGGTCGGAGATGCGGTACGGTTGACTACAAAATATGAACTGATCGAGACTTACATCCTAAAGCGCACGCTGAAAGGCATACAGGCTTTGCGTGATGATCTGGAAGCGGACGGGGAAGAGTACCGGACAAGTAAGGTCAACGGAATACAGCGGAGCATATTGCAACTGAAAGGAAAAAGCAACACGCTGGAACGGTCAATTGAGGAAACAAAGTCGACAATCGTTGATGTGGAAAAGGGCTTGCAGTCCCAGATCACACAGACAGCCACAGAAATCCGTTCAGAAGTAAAGAATACCACTGACGGGTTATCATCACGGATTACCCAGAATTCAGAAAGCATTACTGCAGAGGTAAACCGGGCAACAAATGCAGAGGGAACATTATCATCAAAGGTAACCCAGACAGCAGAAAGCATTACTGCAGAGGTAAACCGGGCAACAGAAAAAGAGGGACAGCTTGCGGCGGCAATACAAATTAATGCAGAAGGGATCACAAGCAAAGTTTCCCGAGACAGTGTCGTTTCGGAAATTAACCAGTCAGCAGAGGGACTAAAGATTAGAGCTGATTTGTTGGAACTCAGGGGATCTGTGGAGATGACCGGCGGGTATGTGCACATTGACGCGACAGAGAGTACGGACAACTTGGTTGAATTGAAACGGGAAGGCACTCTTGTGCAGATGGGAACAGATGGATTGAAGTCAGTAGCAGATACGAGGGAACTCACAGCCAGCTATTCGGCAGTATCAGTGCGTGATACATCAGCCAATACGATTGCACAGATGTTGTCGACCGGAAAAGGAATCTCATCCTACGGGTGGGAATCTTATTCGGACAAGCGCCTAAAACACGGTATAGAATCTCTTGATCGGGAAAAAAGCGCAGCGCTTATACAGTCTCTGCGTCCGTGCCGCTTTATTTATAACTATGACGCCGCGGAACATTACCGGCATGGTCTGATTGCACAGGAGGTACTGACTGCGATTGGAGATGAAGACTGGGCGATCTGCTCCGAGAATCCAGATCCAGATGGCAATACCTATTATGCGCTTGACAAAACGGAACTGATCGCTGATCTGATCGCTGCAGTACAGTTACAGCAAGAAGCACTAGAAGAATTAAAAAGAAAAGTAGGATGAGAAAATGGTCAATGCAAAAATTCGTGAGTTTGAGAATGACATTATCAATTTTATCAATGCAAGCAGTGATGTTCCAATTGAAGTAAAACATTTGGTGATTAAGGATATTTTGCACCAGGTAGAAGCGGAAGCAAACCGGCACGTTATCGCCGAGCGGGAGCAGATGCAGGAAAATCTTAAAAAGGAGAGCGAGGATCATGAATAAAGCATATAACCGTATCAACTGGGAGAATTACCCAAGCGATGCTACGCCTTTGAATGAAGCGAATCTCAACAGTTTGGACAGTGCCACAGATACCATTGACGACCGTGTGATTACGCTTGACACAACCAAGGCAACAAAAACAGAGGTTGCTACACTTGTATCAAATGTGACATTTGAGGAATCTACCGGAATTATTACCATTACGAAGAAAAATGGCTCTAGGGTTACCATTGACACACAGATGGAGAAAATTGCTGTCAACTTTACTTATAACCCGACTACACAGCAGATTATACTGACTCTGATCGATGGCACGAAGCAGTACATAGATTTATCGGCGCTGATTACGCAGTATGAATTTTTAGACACGGATACAGTAGCATTTATCATCGATACAGACGGCAAGGTGTCAGCTATCGTAAAAGAGGGAAGCATCAAAGAAGAACATCTGGAACCAAACTATCTGGCAAAGGTCAAAGTAGAGGTTGCAAAGGCGCAGACAAGCGCAAGCAATGCGGCAACATCCGAGGATAATGCAAGAAGTGCGGCAACAGAGGCGCAGGATAGTGCGACAGCGGCGGCAACATCCAAAAGCAATGCACAGACAAGTGCGGCGGCAGCGGCACAATCAGAATCTAATGCAAAGGCATCTGAGAATGTGGCAAAATCAAGCAGAGATGCAGCTGTTGAATCAGCACAGACCGCGACAGAAAAGGCAACATCCGCCAGTGAATCAGCAATTACAGCTAGTGAGAAAGCCGATATTGCCACACGGAAAGCAACAGAAATTATCGGAAAAGCTGAATCGGCGGCAGCAAGTGCAACCAAGGCAGAAAGCTATGCTGTTGGCGGCACAGGGAGCAGAGATGGAGAGGACTCTGACAATGCCAAGTATTATTACCAGCAGGCAAAGGATGTGTCAGAGGGGCTAAAAGGCGGATTGCAGCCGCATGGCACATGTACTTTTGCAGATCTTCCGGCGCTTGCGGATGTCAATGCAGGATGGATGTTTAATATTTCAGACGAATTTACGACCACAGATGATTTTAAAGAGGGATCCGGGAATGTAATTCCTGCCGGCGCAAATATCTACAAAACATCAGACGGCAAGTGGGATGTTCTGGCGGGTACTCCGGTGACGGGGGTCAAGGGCGCAAAGGAGGCAGCCTACCGCCGTGGAAACGTAAGTCTGTCGGCGGCGGATGTTGGGGCAGTAGCCGAGGAGGGGGATGCTTCGGACACGACGGTGGCTTTTTCGGCGGCGGCGGAGCGCGCCAACATAACCACTGGCGAGAAGTTGTCTGCGCTATTTAGTAAGATTGCAAAGTGGCTGTCTGATCTTAAGCCAGTGGCTTTTTCAGGTAGCTATGATGATTTAAGCAATAAACCCACAATACCGGCGAATACATGGCGACCGGTGCAGGATAATCTTACATCTACAAGCAGTACAGATTGTTTATCTGCACGGATGGGAAAATATTTATCCGAAAATAAAGCCAATGCCGTGCATTATCATGATGATAGATATTACACGAAAACGGAGACGGATACAAGAATGGCAAAGGCTATGCGGTATGTGGGGTTGTATGAACAGGAGATCGTATTGGCCGCGGGCGGAGAATTTTACCAGGCAATCCCGAGCGAGTATCAGAATGGCGGATATATTTATATAATAAATTGCTCGGGTAACTCGTTAAACTTTACCGGCAACATGGAGGGGTACAATATGGCTGTGAAGAATAGAGGGGCAGCTACGTTGGCGACTCGTGTGCAAGTACATTTCTTTAGTATTGGAGTCTAAACATGTTTGGCACAAACCTGCATAAGCAGTGTTTTATACTTATTCAAAACCCAGACGTTTTTATTGACCCAAAGTGACAAATCAGACGATTTCTGTCGAAACTTGCGATCGAAATGATTTGAATAATGCTGGCAAAATTTGTAAAATAAAATTGTCCGATAAGGGCACTTCAAGTTCTGGAGAGAGGGCGATGTTTGGCGATTCATTGCCCTCTCAAATGTTACTGGCAAATAATGGTAATTTTTTTGTGTGGGGTTGACTGCAAAGAACATACGTTCTATAATGACATTAACATTATCGGTTGCAGAGATTGGAGGAGAATAAGATGGGGGAAAATGAGTGCAATGAGGAAACAGCGTTTTACAAGGAAAAAATAACTGAAATGGTCGTTAAGTGCGACAACGAGCGATTTTTGAAATTTTTATATAACACAATACTTTCATTCAAAAAAAAGTGGGGCATTTAGTGCCCCTCTTTTTCATGCCAATAGGTTATATTGTCAAATATAGTCTGTCTATGTTCTTTGCTAAGTTTCATTAGCATTTTTAAGTTATCCAGCAATTCACTATCTGACATAAGGTCTGGAAGAATATCTGGTGCGTTTTCTAAATTATCTTCCCAACCCATTAAATAAGATGGAGAAACTTCAAGAACTTTCCCAATAATTTCTATTTTATCACTTGGAATATTAGTAATAATGTTGTTTTCATATTTATATAGTGTTTGCTTTGAAACTTTTATTTTCTCTGCAAGCTCTACTTGTGAAATACCTAAAAGCTCTCTCTGCTTTTTTATCCTATCTCCGATTGTCATTTGAGTTTTCCTCCTTTCCTATTGGTAACTTTATTATAACACAAAAAAGTTACTCGTCAAGAAAAAAATAACTTGACAAGTTACCAAAATGGAATATAATAAAAGTAACTTCAAAAGTTACGAAGTTAGAAAGGAGTAGTCAGATGGTTGATACAAACAAACTTCGCGGCGTTATTGCTGAAAATGGCAAAACACAGGCTGATGTTGCGGAAATGATTGGAGTTACGCCAAAAACATTTTATATGAGAATGAGTAAGGGCGTTTTTGGAAGCGACGAAATTCAGGTTATGATTGATAACCTTCACATCCAAAATCCAATGGATATTTTTTTTGCAAAGAAAGTAACTTAAGAAGTTACTAGAAAGGAGATGTAAAAAACATTGGAAAAATCAAGATATTCTGTTTTGGATTCATCTGGAAAAGCAACGATTGTTGAGCGTAAAGACGGAAGATATATTGACATTGAAGAAATGGCGCAGCATGTCGCATTTAATGTTTTGGACGATTACAGCAAAATTCTTAATGGCGAAAAGAAAATTGATGAGACAAACATTAGATTGTCTATCAATGTTCTCAACGCCGTTGCTCCGTTAGCAAAATATTTTAGAACGGGCTGTGCCTACGGAAAGGATTAGTAGATGCAGATACTTTTGCTAAAGTTGGTTCTTCTTCCGAAATTTCTTCATTGATTTCTTCGCAGTATTGGTCGTACTTGATTTTGAAATCATTGAAAGAACCGTTATATCCACAGATTTTAGCAATAGCGTAGGCAGATACATATTCATCGTTCAAAATTACACCTCCCTTATTTGATGATAAGGGAATTATAACATAGAAAGGAGAAGAATGTTGCATAGCATTGAAGAATTAAAAGATACCCTCTACCAGCAAATCGAAACGCTGGCAGAGGAAAGTAAGAAAACATCAGATACGGAAACAAAAATTCGCATTGCAGGCGAAATCGACCGTATCGCTGAAACGATTATTAGGATTGATGCCGATTGAGTATTGATTCGATGCTAGATATGTTTCTTTCGATAGATTTTAGCTCTGAAAGATTTTTAATGCTTTTTAAATTACTTAATTTATGAACAGCACAACAATCAGAACTGGAAACATACCAAGCACAATCGCGGATGCAATCTCTAAAATCGTTAAGTGGACATTTGTTAATGGTTACCACCTCCTTATGGAGGATTATAACACGGAAAGGAGTTGGATGGAATGGACGAGTTAGTGAAAGTCAATTTTGATACACAGACAGTATCGGCAAGAGATTTATACGATTTATTATCGAAAGAAGACGGAGTTAAAGGTACAGAACGTTTTAGTAAATGGTTTGAAAGATATTCTGGGTATGGATTCGTACAGGGCATAGATTTTTCAACCCCGAACAAAAAAGTACGGGTTCAAATCGAGGGAACCAGAGAGGTTCAGCGAGAGGTAGACGATATTGATATTTCTGTTGATATGGCAAAACAGATTTGTATGTTGCAGAGAACGGAAAAAGGAAAAGAAATTCGCCAGTACCTCATCGACTTGGAAAAGGCGTGGAACACACCGGAGCAGGTATTTGCCAGAGCGTTAAAGATGGCTGACGAGAAAATCAACAGCCTTAAGGAAAACAACACAAGGCTGATCGCGGAAAATCAGCGAATGAAACCGAAAGAAATCTTTGCTGATGCTGTAGCAACAAGTCACACATCAATTCTTATCGGAGACTTGGCAAAGCTGATCTGCCAGAACGGCTATCAGATAGGACAGAAGCGGTTGTTTGAGTGGTTGCGTGAGAATAACTTCCTTATTAAAAACGGTTCGTCAAAGAATATGCCGCAGCAGAGATATGTTGAACAGGGGTTATTCGAGGTAAAGGAAAGCAACGTGCAGAATCCGGATGGATCAGTAAGAATTACTCGGACAACCAAGGTAACAGGAAAAGGTCAGATATACTTCGTCAACAAATTCTTGAACAGAGGTTATTTTTATGAAAAATAGAACGGAAAACTGGTAGCTTCCAATAACTCATATGGAATTGGAAAGATTAACAGGAGGAATTCATGGATAAACAAACGAACATTGCTTTAAGAAAAACGTTAGATCAGATCGGCGCAAGCCATTCGCTCAAAGGATACACATACACAATTAGAGCGATAGAGAAATGTCTGGACGACAGGGATGCGCTTAGATGTGTTATGAAGGAAATTTATGCAAAAATCGCAGAAGAGAACGGAACTACCGCATCCAAAGTAGAAAGAAACATCCGGAACTTAATAGAGGTCACATGGATAAATGGAAATGTGAATGCGATCAATGAGATTTTTGGTTATACGGTTTCGCCGAAAAAGGGGAAGCCAACCAATTCAGAATTTATTGCGGTAATAACAGATTTTGTGTCCTTGCACGGGCAGGAAATTGAAAGTGATTCTTATAAGTGGCGGGAGTGAAGTGCGGATGAAGAAGTTGGCAAGGGTGATTGAATTTGTAGGCTCGGCGATCTTTTTTCTTTGTATGTGTGCGGATGCAACGGAAAATCCTATTGTAGCGATACCGACCATAATCAGCTTACTTTTATTGTATGCCGGATCAAGAATTGAAGGAGGATGGCAGGATGCGGAAGAGATTGTCGAAGATCATGATTATTATGTTGATGGTGATGACACTGACGATGGTATTACCTACATTACATACGACAGCAACGGAACCGAGCGATACATGGATTTCAAATGAGTATCTTCCTTATATAAAGGGGATTTCAAACGAATATCATATTTGCCCGGAAATGGTAATGGCGATTATCGAGCATGAAAGCAGTGGACAAGCCGATGTGAAGAATGGTGGATGCAAAGGTCTCATGCAAATTTATGAAAAATATCACAGAGACCGGATGGAACGTCTTGGAGTAGAAGATCTCTATGATCCGTATGGTAATATCCTTGTTGGATGCGATTATCTGGCGGAGTTGTTTGAGAAATATGAGGGAGACATGAGTACAGTTCTTATGATCTATAGCGGAAAATCAGATGCGTTGACCAGAACATACGAGAATCGCACTGAATATGCCAAAAGCATAATGAACAGGACGGTTGAACTTGAAAGACTTCATGAAGAAACGGAATCAGACTTTGGAGAGGGTCTATAAACACTACTACATTATAATACGAGGAGAATTTCAAATATGAATAAAGAAACAATGGAAAACAACAAAGTGGAACTGGCAGGCGTGATTATTTCAGAGCCGGAGTTTATGTATGAATCATACGGAGAGAATTTTTACAAAATGTCTCTTGGAGTAAAAAGAAAGAGTGGCGCCGTAGACGAGATCCCATTAACCATTTCAGAAAGACTGTTTGACATGGAGGACAGATATTCAGGAATGGCGGTAAGGGTTTCTGGAAGTTATCGATCATTCAACAAACAGGAAGGTACCAGACGCCGGTTGATCTTATCCGTGTTTGTTTGTGACATCGAGGCGATTGACTCAAAAGATGCGAATATTGACAAGAATTGCATTACGATCAATGGATATGTTTGCAAAGAGCCGAATTACAGAGAGACACCACTTGGCCGCGAGATCACAGACATGCTGATTGCAGTAAACAGAGATTATGGGAAATCTGATTACATTCCGTGCATTGCCTGGGGAAGAAATGCAAGATTTGCAGGCGGATTTAAAATCGGGACCCGTGTTAAGTTGATTGGCAGAATCCAGAGCCGAGAATACGACAAGAAGATTTCTGACACGGAGTTTGAGAAGAAAGTGGCTTATGATGTTTCCGTAAGCAAATGTGATGTGATTGAGGAGGGGAAAAATGAAAATAACAATTAAGAGTATTCACATCGAGAATTTCAAGGGAATCAAGATGCTTGACGTGACTTTCTCGGGCAAAACGAAGATCAGCGGACAGAACGCCGTAGGAAAGACAACGATCTTTGATGCGTTTACATGGCTGCTTTTCAACAAGAACAGTTCTGGAGAGGAAAAGTTTAATGTACGACCACTGAACGAAGGAATACGAGTTGATAATGTGGAGATCAAGGTGTCTGCCATTCTGGATGTAGATGGAAAGGAAGTTGAACTTTCCAAGACACAGAAACAGAACTGGGTTAAGAAGCGTGGAACCGATACGGCAGTATTGCAGGGGAATGTTAATTCGTTTGAGATTGACGGCTATCCGAAGAGTGAAGCGGATTTCAAGGCTTATGTTTCGGAATTGGCACAGAGCGAGGAAATGTTCAAAATGCTGACTAATCCGCAGTATTTTTCTTCTTTGAAATGGAAAGACCAGAGAGATATTCTGATGAAACTTGTTTCAGAGGTTTCAGATGTAGAGCTGGCACAGACGGACGCAAAGTATGCACCATTGCTTTCGGAATTGGAAAAAGCACCGTCTACGGATGATATTAGAGCAAAATTCTCCAAAGCATTGAACGAGTGGAAGAAGAAGCAGGCAGAGATTCCAGTACGAATTGACGAAGCCATGAAATCCAAGGTTGACATCGATGTTGCAGAACAGGAACTTGCGAAAACAGACTTGGAAACCAAAATTGCAGATATTGATGCGAAGATCAAAGATTCTGACGGAGTAATGATGGAGTTAGGGCGTGAAGAAATGCAGCTGCAGTTTGATATGTCTGGCATTATGCAGATCATGAACCGGGATCTGACAAACAGAAGAAGCGAGATCGAAGCAGAATTACGCGATTTGCAAAACGAGATAAAGCGATTTGCAGATACTATTGCTTTGAAAGAGAGACGGGTTTCAGAAAACGAGACGGTTATTTCCAATGCTGATTCAGAGCGGAAAAGGCTTGGAGAGGAGTACAACGCAGAAACAGCAAAGGCTTTTGATGAATTCCCATATCTGTTTGATGAATCCGAGTGGGTATTTGATGAAAACAGCACCGTTTGCTCATTGTGTGGTCAGAAGTTGCCGGAAGATAAAATCGAGCAGTTAAAGGCTGATTTTGAAAGCAGAAAGCGAAAAGCCAAGGCGGATGCAGAAGAAAAGTTAAAATCAGAAAAGATCAGATTTGACACAGAAAAGAGAACAGCACTGAACAGATTGGTTGATATTGGCACAGAGAGAAAAAATCTTATCACAAAATTAAGGGATGAAAATGCCAAAGTAAAGGAAGAAATAAAGTCCTTAAAGGAACAGGAGCAGGAAGATATTGCAAAAAAAGAAAAAATTTGCCAGCAGTTATCATCGATTCCGGAAATTGCCGATTATTCGCAGAATGAAGAGTATGTGAAGATGAAAGCCAGACACGATGAAGTTCTGGTAGAAATCGAAAATCTGAAAGCTAATGGAGAGGATGCAGCAGTTGAAACCTTAAAATCTGAAAAAGAAGAGTTGCAGGCACATCTTGATGAAGTAAACAGCACTATTGCAAAGGCATCCATGAATGTTGAGATTGATGAACGTATATGGCAGTTGCAGGAAGAACAGAAAGAAATCGGGCAGAAGGTTGCGGATCAGGAACAGATTCTTTACCTGTTGGAAGAGTTCATTCGTTTCAAACTCAACAAGGTTTCTGAATCCATCAACAGCCATTTTAAGACAGTTAATTTCAAACTCTTTGAAATGCAGTTAAATGGCGGTATGAAAGATTGCTGTGAGTGCACCGTAAATGGAGTGCCGTATTCGACTTTGAATAGCGGTCATAGAATTGTAGCCGGACTTGATATTATCCGTTCATTGAGTGAGTTATACGGTGTGAGCGTGCCTATTTTCGTAGATAACGCTGAATCGCTGAATGAGTTCAATGTGCCGGATATGGATGCACAGTTAATTCTTTTGAGCGTTTCCGAGGACAAGCAGTTGAAAGTCGAGGGAGTGTAAATGTCGAGAGTAGGGACAAGCAACAACATCACACAGCCGGATGCAAGGTGCATGTCGTGCAAGCGTTGGAAGAGCGCAACTAAGAAAGGATTCTTTGATTTTGCGGAATCCGGACATTGTTCTCTTCCGTATTGTGAAAAAGACGCGAAGAATAAAGGAAAGAGAGGGTTTAGAAGATGAAACAGCAGATTACAGAGGAAATGAAAATCCAGAATGAATGGTACAAAGAAGCGAAAAAACAGACTGTGGAAACACTTCCGGAATTTGTAAGGCATTTAACAGAAGATTATTCGCATGATTATGGAACTATTTGCCACGCAGTTGCAGCAGCAGGAATAGCAGCCATGTGTGCGGTTGACAATTCTCCGACCGGCGGAATTACCGGATTTCAAGCCGGATGCATTATGTGGCAGGTTATTAGAGAATGGAACTTTCAGAACAATAAGACAGGGTTGAAAATTCTTGATTATGACAAACTTCTTTATCCGCAGTATAAAGCTTCTTTTATATCTATAAGTAGTAAAATTTGGGAATCTGTCAAGAAAGAAGCTCAAAACAAAATTAACCAGAATAACGATGATGTGGAAAAATGGAAGGTTGCTCATGATAAATGGGTTATTGATATGGAGAAGTTTAAAGTAGACGTTGTGGAATGGCAGAAACAGCATCCGGAATACCCGACATATGAGGACAATCCAAAATTCTATGAGCATCTTGGGTTTGGAACTATGGAAGAATGGGATGAGGAAAATAAGAAACAGGAGAGCGGATTTATGTTTGCTCCAATGGAACCATGCAATCCAAGTGTTCATCCAGATGTTATTGCACATTGGAAATCTATTATTAACGGAAATGTTCCATTTGGTTTGAAAATTGAGGAGGAATGATAAATGCAGTATATCAAAGCAAAATTTCCAAACAGCACCAGAAGCTATACATACCGCACCGAGGATTCCGTAAAAGTCGGTGACACAGTTGTAAATGCCAAAGGTGCAAAGCTGACGGTCACGGATGAAACCGTGGATATGAAGTGGGTAGAAACCTACGGTGCTGATAAGATAGCGGTTGTGAAGAAGTGTGAAGAAAGTGAGGGATGTGCATGAAGCTGATTAGCAATGCAAAGTTTGGAGAACCGGTGGAAAGCGGAACGATTTTCAGAACTCAAAGCCACGGAATCGACATTTGCATACATAAAATTTGCGGTTGCGGAAATGTGTTGTATCTTAATTGCAGCGAATTGGGAATTGATAACCTACGGCTTAAAAGCGAAAATCTTTTCCGTGGTATGGATAAAGCAAAGGAAATTCTTAAGCAGCAATTAGAACTGTTAAATGAGCGGTTCAATAATTTTTATGAAGATAACGATGTTAAGATTTTAAGATATTAAGAAAGTGAGGAATAGATATGATTAAATCAGATTTTGGAACCAATAGAAGTAGACGGAAGAGAGCCGGTTATCATGGCTGAATTTGAAAGTCTTTTAGTGGCATTAAGAAATCTTCTTGGAGAGAAGAAATACAACCTTGTTTTGCAGGAAGCAAGTAACAAGGAGCTGTCCAAGGACGGTAAAGAAATATCAAGAAAAGGCGAAACAGAACGCTTAGTAGAAGCTCTCAAAACTTTTTTTAGTGAAATGGAGGATAAATAATTATGGCAGAGAACAACAGTTTAGAGGTACAGAAAGTCAACACTGCGGTCAGCCAGTGGACTAATTCAATCACGAATCTTGTTACAAAAGATTTCGAGTTATGCGGTGTGCCGTATGATGATTATTCAAAGCAGTGCGCCATGTCAGCTATGACAAGCATTTATCAGCTTGTTAAGGATAGCGATAAAATCAAGGATTTAAACGGACTTGATACATCGAATCTGCGAGAGGTTGTCGGTCAGTGCGCAAGCCTTAAGCTTAATGCGAATGCAGTGCCGAGAGAGTGCTATTTTCAGTTGCGCACAAAGAAATCCGGAGAAAACTATGTGCAGGTCGTAGAAATGGGAATTGAGGGAGACGGAAACGATGCGTTACTTCGTAACTACGGAGAAAATGTAGATACCGTATATCCTTGTTGGCTTGTCAAAGAGGGGGATGAGTTTTCGTATCCAAAGCATAAGGGAATCGAAATGACACCGCCGGAATGGGAAGAGAAAGGACTTTCACAGAAAGTGATACGCATTGTTTATCCACTGAAATTAAAGGACGGCACATTTCAGTATCTGATCGCAGAGAGAGACGGTGTAAAAGTTAATCTGTTTGCTCATGTGCGTAACAATCTGATGAATGAGACTTTTGGTATTTGCCAGAATCGTTACAAGGCATCAACCGAGCAGTTGAGCAAAATCAAGGCTAAGAAAGAAGAAATTTTCGACGCATTAAGAAAATGCTCAACAGTTGATGAAATGTTGGAATGTGAAGTTGCAAAGCCTTATATCAGCGCGGCATGGCTTGACACACCGGAATCAATGATTGTTCGTAAAATGCGCAACAATGCAATCAAGAAGTATCGCAAGGACTTCAATAGCATGGCAAAGCAGTCATTCAATCAGCTTGATGAAACCTATGTGCAGACACAGGAAGAAATTGCCGAGAACGCCAATTCAGAGGATTTTGTTGTAGATGCGGAAGCAAAAGAAGTTGAAAGCGCAGCAGTCGAAGCGGAAGTTGTTGAATCGGCAGAGAATGACGAGAACGTACCGGACTTTATGAAAGATTAGGGAGGTTTTCTATGAGAGTTATATCACAGGACGGCACGATTGATATGCCATACGAAGAGGTGATTATTCAGAGATTTAAGTCAAAAATTTATTTCCTGAACAAAAACTTAACAGGTGTTGAGCCACTTAATGATGACATGCAAATTGCTGAATATTCCACCGAAGAAAAAGCAAAGAAAGCCATGGAAATGCTTAGAGTTGCATATGCAGGCAAATTTATCACAAATGCGGATATTCCAGATGATTTCAATGAAACGCTAAAGGCTGCTATGAAAGGCGGCTTTGGAACTGTGGTAGTTAAGGATACTTGCGAACGTGTGGAATTTAACAATCTGAATGGATATTTCCACTTTCCGGCAGAGGAAGAATTGGAGTAGCCTATGAAATTAAAAGTCTTAGGTTCCGGTTCATCCGGTAACTCATACGCCTTAATTGCCGACAATGGAGAAATCCTTGCAATCGAAGCAGGATGCAAATTTCTTGATTTTAAGAAGATGATTGATTGGAAAATAGCAAATGTTTCCGGATGTATTGTAAGCCACGAACACGGAGACCATGCACGATACATAAAAGATTTCATGAAATCCGGCATTCCGGTTTATACGGCATTTGAGACACAGACCGCACTTGAAATCATTACAGGAGGGCGTACAATAGCCATTCCGCCACGCAGAACACGGCAAATCGGCAGTTTTACGGTAACACCATTCAATGTACCGCATGATACGGAAATCGAGTGTTATGGCTATTTAATCGAGCATGAGGAAATGGGTAAGCTGCTATTCCTAACCGACTTGGAATATTGCAGATATGACTTTTCCAACATGAAGGTTGAGCATATCATGGTTGAAGCCAATTATAGCATGGACTTGGTAGACCGGAATGAACCGAACTATGAACACCGTTTGCGAGGTCATATGAGCCTTTATACGGCACTTAAATTTATTCAGAAGAACGACAACCCAGCTTTACGAAATGTCGTTTTAATACACTTATCGGACACAAGCGGAGATCCCGCGTTATTCCTACAACGAACGAAAAAAACAATTAAATATGGAGCAAATGTTTATGTTGCAGAAAAAGGGCTAGAGGTTGATATGAACCTTTGTCCGTTCTGAAAGGAGAAAGCATGAAAAAAGGAACAAAGTGCAGAGTTATTAGTGATAGTCATGGTTTTTTAAAACGGGAGAAATCGTTGTTGCATTAGAAACCGATGATGTGCCATATTGCGCAAAAGAATCGGCATATTCTCCGGAAAAAACACATATCAGTTATGAATCAAGCGAGTACAACCCTTTAAAGGAGAGTGAACTTGAAGTGATTGAAGAATAAATCGGTTGAAACACCGGCTGAAAAGCGAAAGAAACCATTCTAACGCATGGCGAATAATAGTTATCACAAGCTTATTGAAAGCCATGTTTTGGCGGTGCGTTTACCGCACCGCCCTTACAAAAGATTGGAGGTAAAAATTGAAATTATGTGAATACTGTATGGCTGAATTTGAGCCGAAGCGACCAGATCAAAAATACTGTAGACCCAAATGTGCAAGAAGATACGCACAGTTTAAAAATTTTAAAAAGGCTGGAAGAACTGTGTATACAAGAATATGCCCGAAATGTGGCAGGCTGTTTATGACGATAGATGAACGCAAAGTTGATTGCCAAGACTGCATCGGCAATGAAGTTAAAGAACGCTTGAAAAAACCAAAGAAAAAGGACGATGTAATCAAGGCTGTTAATCATATGGCGCGCGCTTCCGGCATGAGCTACGGAAAGTTTGTGGCTCAAATGAGCATGAAGCCATTGGAGAGGAAGTGATTGGATGCCGAATGTAAATTATAAACAGCTATACGCAATAAAAAAGAACAACGAGAAACGGATATTGAGCGTTTGTCCTGGAATGAAAAATCAGAGCGGAATTTATTTCTACACGAGGACTGATGAAAACGGTATATCTTACTTTTATATTGGACAGAGCGTTGACTGCCTAGAGAGAAATATTTCACATTTATCCGGTTATCAGCACATAGATCTTTCGATTAAAAAAAGAGGATTTTATAGTGAAGAAAATCCGTATGGATGGAAATTGAATTTTATCCATTATCCGAGAGAGAAACTTGATGAAATGGAACAATATTGGATTTTGGAATATACAAAGAAAGGTTATCAATGCCGTTATAACAAAACGGCTGGCGGTCAAAGCACAGGAAAAGAAAAGATAAACGAATTTAAGCCAGCAAAAGGCTATTATGACGGCATTAAACAAGGCAAAAAGAGTCTTGCCAAGGAATTGTCGCATATAGCTGAAAAGCACCTTGAAATCCGCTTGAAGCCAGAGAAACAGGGTAACAAAGTTTCTGAAAAACAGTATGAGAAGTTTATGGCTTTGATTTCTGAAGATACATATGAGGAGAGTGATTAAATGGCAGAAGTCAAGTGGATTAAAATCACAACAGATGTCTTTGATGATGAAAAGATTCTGCTGATTGAGAGTATGCCGAGTGCGGATAGCATCATTACGATTTGGTTCAAACTTCTTATTCTTGCCGGAAAACAGAATAACAACGGCGTGTTTATGATGAGCAACAGGTTGCCGTTCACGGATGAAATGCTTGCCACCATTTTTCGCAGAGATTTGAACACGGTAAGGTTTGCGCTTAAGACCTTTGAAGAATTTGGAATGATTGAAGTTGTTGACAACGTGATAACGATTACGAATTGGAATAAGCATCAAACACTTGACGCTTATGAGAAGAAAAAGGAACGTGACAGGCTATATCAGCAGAACCGAAGAAAGAAGCATAAGAACCTAATTGAGCAAAAATCGCCCGATAAATCGTCTTACGTCGCTGTTTCAGATAAAGAAGAAGAAAAAGAAGAAGATAAAGAGAAAGAAAATATAAAAGAAAATTCGCTGTCGACAGATTCTGGAGATTTGTTTGATTTTGATGATGCATGGAAAAAGACTTTTAATATATACCCCAAGAAAACAGCGTACAGTACCTCTAAAACAGCTTGGATGGATAAAGTGCTAGAAGTTATCGAAGAGAACCAACCGGACATTGCACGGCTGTTATACAAAGCCACAGAGGCATATTTGAGTGACTATCAAGAAAAGAATCCGGACGATACGGATTTTCGGTACATTCCAAAATATGTTGATTGGCTGAAAAATGATTGCGACTATTGGTTGCAGATTGCAGAGAAACGAGGTGATGACAGTTGACAGAAGCGGAGTTCGGAGTGATCGGGTGCGTACTGATTGACAATGATGTGCTAAATAGCATCTGGCGAACACTGAAACCGGAAATGTTTAGCTCGGATTTCGCACAGGACACATACAAGGAAATGCTTGCCATGTATGACCGGAATGAAAGTATCGACCCAATGTCTTTATCAATGGCACTTGAGAACCACAAATACACGCAGGAACAGATTAGCGAATTGATGAAATCTTGTATTACCGGAACAATCACTTCAACCATGGTTAAAAGCTATGCCGATGCGGTTGCGAAAGAATACAAGGCAAGAACGGTTCGTGACATGTATCAGAAATCTAGTTTAAAACCATGTGACATTGATGATACAATCAGCGACCTTCTTACAAGGCTTGAACATTTGCAAGAGGGAAAAGAAGTAAAACTAAAGCCGATTAAACAGATTGCGGGTGAGAACAAAGACAAGTATTTCAATGAAAGCGTTGGAGAGGGCGGTATAAAAATCGGGTTATCGCAACTTGATGATGCACTTGGCGATCTTGAACGCGGTGACGTAACAGTAATTGCCGCAAGACCGGCAGTTGGAAAATCCGCACTCACAACGCAGATTATCGGGAATATGGCAAAAAAGGGACTTAAAGTCGCATATTTCAACTTGGAGATGAGTGATAAACAGGTGTATGAGCGATTTATTTCAAGGATTGCGGAAATCGGCTTAACGAGAATCAGAAGAGCAAAGGCGTTTCTTGGCGATGAACAGGAAAAATTTAACCAAGCAAATGAAGAAATGAGTGATTATCAATTATGGATTGCATCCGGAACTGTATCTCCGAGAGAGATAAAGTCAGAATGCAGACACCAAAACTTTGATGTTATCGTTGTTGACTATCTGCAATTGCTTATGCCGGATAACAGATATTCCGGAAGGAATGAAGAAGTAGCATCAATTTCAAGAGGTTTAAAATCTGTCGCAAGAGACTTAAATACACATGTAATAGCACTTTCGCAGATAACAAGGGCTTCCGAAAGCAGAGACACAAAAGAGCCTACAATGGCAGAGTTGAGGGAATCCGGGGCAATCGAACAGGATGCGTCAAACATAATTATGCTGTGGAATCTGTCAGACAATGACAAGGGAGCCAAGGGTGTAAAAATCGAGAAGAACAGACAGGGAATGACAATGCGTGAAGCAATGGAGTTTGATGGAGATCACATGAAGTTTGTTGAAATCGAAAAACCATTTGATAATGTTGTTGCGGAAATAAAAAAGAAAGAACGTGGGGACGGATTTAAGCCATACAATGGCGATTGTCCATTTTAGAGGTAGTGGCTATGGCAAGTGCAAAGATTGAAAAGGGTTCGGAAGAATGGCAAGTATTTATGGATTATTGGCAATTCATTCAGAAATACTATTCACCGGACAGCACTGATTCTTGGTGGGATGAAGTTGTAAAAGCCGGAGAATCATTGATAAACAAATACAAAGGAATGGAGATTGAAGAGCGTGCAAGACAGCTTGTATTGAGTCATTTTGCATGGTTGGAAATCACATACAGAAAGGAGAAATCAAAGAAATGAGCAATGCGTTGAGACGGAATAAAAAGCCAACATTTTACACAAAACAGGAAATGCGGATTATCGGGCGAAATGATTTTGAAAAGAGAAATTCTGATAAGGTTATATCAAAATCATACAAAGATTTTGTCGTGATTGGGTACATAATTCTGCATGACAAATTTGGGTTCGGACAGGCAAGAATCATCCGGTTGCAGGATTTTTTGAAATCTTACTTGGATGAAGCATCATGCGGCGGGAAGAACGGAAAGGACTTGGCTGTTTACCTGAAAGACAAATACGGCGTTGACACCAAGGCAGAAGTTGAACAGATTCCGCAGCGGCAGTTAATGGTCTTATATGCCAAGAAAGGATTTTGTATCGAGCGTGAAGCCTACAGACTTTCCAGCGCGTCATTGTTTAACTATTTCGCGCTCACGCTTACGATTCTGAAAAAGGAATTTAAGCTGTCTGTGAAGCAGTTACAGCAGTTCACGGACAAGTTTATTGACTACATCGACACATTGGCTAATTACAAGCAGTTTCAGTTGACTGTACCGATGATAGCGCAGAGTTTGGCGAATGAGATTAAGTTTGTATGCGATTTGGAGGTTTAATATGACAAATAAAGAAAAATACGGAAATGAGATTATAGAACTTGCGGCAAACACAGCACTGTTTGGATTAAAAAATGGAAAGCCTGCAATTTGCGAAGAAATTAAATGTGAAGAGTGCGATTTTTATGAATCAGATTCGTGCAAAGGAAGTACATATAATTTCCGCGAATGGCTTAATTCAGAATATGTTGAGCCGCCTGTTGATTGGAGCAAGGTAGCGGTCGATACGCCGATTCTTGTGAAAGACGTAAAAAGCGGCGAGTGGAATCGGGGATATTTTGCAATGTATGAAAACGGCACGGTGTTCACTTGGTATCATGGAGCAACATCATGGAGCGCAGAAGGTGAATCAGATATTGCAAGTTGGAAATTCGCGAAGCTGGCAGAAAGTGAGGAATAATATGACGGAGAGTGAAGCAATTAAGATATTGAAAAAAGACAGTTGTTATGAATGCGCACAAGGCACAAACAGCCCGCTTGATTGTGAATATGGGGAATGCAGAGTTGCGAAAGCTACTAGAGTAGCAATTAAGGTACTGGAAGATGTTCAGCAGTACCGCGCAATTGGCACACCGGAAGAATGTCGGGCGGCGGCGATTAAGCAGACGGCGAAGAAACCTATATTTAACCATAACCTTAGTGATACTCTTTCTGTATTCCATTGTGAGTGCGGAAATGCAATTAAAGTTAGTCATGATACAGGAATAATGGATAACAACAATGCGCCAAATTACTGTAGTAATTGCGGTTGCAGGTTAGATTGGAGTGATGAAGAATGATGTTTCAATCGTACATAAATTTCTTTCTGCTAATACTTATAGCTATTAGGTTAGATATTCTAACAGAATTTGGAGTTAAACTTTTTTGCGTTCTGTCAGTTGTAGCGATGATTGGACATGAGATTTTTGATTATTTGAAAAGAGGAGATAAAAAACGATGAGACTGATTGATGCAGATGCACTAAAGAAAGATTTAAAATCGGTTACTTTAAGCAATGGAACTTTAGTAAATACAAATGCAGTATTGTATTTACTAGAAGAATATCCGACGGCTTATGATGTAGACAAGGTTCTGGAACAGTTGGGAAAATTGAAGAAAGCAGAGCAGGACAGACCAGATGATTGCGACGAGGACGGATGCGGAGACGGCGAACAGATCTACGATGATGGGAGAAGCCAGGGAAGATTTGAAGCATTTGGCAAAGCAATCCAGATTGTGAAAGGCGGTGGAGTAAAGTGACAAGCATAGAATTATGTAGAATGTGTACCGAGTATTCTGCGGACACAAGATGTGAGCATAAAAAGGATTGCAAATTGCAGAAGATTTTGACAGAAAATAAAGCGTTAAGGGCAGAAAATAAAGAACTTCGAACAAAAGCGTTTAGAAATTCATGGGAGAAATCCCCTGACATAATGGGAAGATGAGGTGGTGTAGATGCCAATTAAATCGATTTTATTCAACAAACAAATTAGTACCGAAATGGTGAGGGCAATTCTGGACGGAAGGAAGACTTGCACAAGGCGAATTTGCAAAGATGCCAATGAGTGTACTGTGCCGGATATGGAATTTTACAATGCTGACAGGCGGACTTATGCAGTACATAACTTTGCTGATAAGGAGCATACGGAGCAGTTAAGCATAGCAGAAAGAACTTGTCCTATTTGTCCGGGTGACATCCTCTATGTCCGCGAAACTTGGGGGTATCCAATTGCTTTAAATTCAAATGAACAGTATGTTTTTAGAGCGGACGAAGTAGCAGAAAGTGGCTTTAAAAATGATAGTCATATATGGCACCCATCCATCCATATGCCGAAAGAAGCAGCGCGTATCTGGCTTAAGGTTATGAATGTGAGAGTGGAGCGGTTGCAGGAGATCAGCGCAGAAAGTGCGTTGGCAGAAGGAGCAGATAAGTATATCCACACAAATGGAGGACTTGATGAAAACATGACAATTACATCGTTTATAGGGATTTGGAACAGCACCATTAAAAAATCCGACATTGACCGCTACGGTTGGGATGCGAATCCTTGGGTATGGGTGATTGAATTTGAGATGTGCGAGAAACCGGAAGGAGTGTGAGGTATGAGTAAAAGCAGAGCTAGTAAAATGAACGGCTATCGTAGCATGGTAAGCCGTCAGAAAAATGATGTTTTTAAGTTTAAGTCTAAGAAGAAAAAGAAAGGGTGATACAGAATGAAGATTTTAAGCAAGAAGAAATACAATAAACTCATTGAAGATTTTGAGGAATTGCAGAAAAAGGTCGAGGAACTCAAAAGGATAAACGAGAGTATCGGGAAAAGCTGGAAGATAAAAAGACAAGTTGCAAGGCAAATGTTGGAAAAGATTTTTGTAATGTTTGCAAAAATTCTTACAGTTATAAGAACAATAATGGGCTTATTCCCATTAACTGTGTAGGTTGCTTGCTTGATGTGTCTTGTGAGGATTTTAGGAGGAAAACAGATGGAAAATAAACATACAATGTCAGACTTATATCAGATGCAGTCACTTCCGCTTTCTGCAAAAATAAGCATGACTGCACGTAGAATAAATGAATGGGTCAATGAATTTGGCGAAGATGGAGTGTATCTGTCATTTAGCGGTGGCAAGGATAGCACAGTTTTAGGACACATAATCAGAGAGGTTTGCGGATATAAAAATATTCCTTTTGTGTTCGTAGATGTTCCGACACAATATCCAGAGTTGAAACAGTTTGCACAGACATTTGATAATCTTGTGATTTTAAAACCCAAGATTTCGTTTGCACAGGTTTGTGAAAAGTATGGATTTCCAATGATTAGCAAGGAAGTGTCAAATTGCGTTAGTGGCGCAAGAAAATATGTTAAATACCTTGACAGTCAAAAATCTAACAACACAATCTTAACAGACAGACAGACAGACAGACAGACAGACAGACAGACGGTTCCGTATGCTTGCTATATGGCAGACCTGTTAGGAATAGACAGGAGAATAAACAAGCAGAACGAACAGTACAAGAGTTTACAGATGGGGGTTATCCCCCCTAGCGGTTCAGAATATAGGTTACGCAGACTGAATGGAGAACTTACAGATAGTAAAGGCAATTATAGTCAGTTTAATCAAGAAAAATATAAATTCTTTCTTGATGCACCATTTGAGATAAGTGATATGTGCTGTATGGAAATGAAACATAAACCTGCATTTGCTTATGAAAAGCGAACGAAAAGAAAGCCGATTTTAGCTATTATGGCGAGCGAAAGCACTATGCGTACGCAGAAATGGTTGCAGGATGGCTGTAATGCTTTTAATGCAACAAGACCACATAGCAACCCTATGAGCTTTTGGACTGATCAGGATGTGTTACTTTATATCAAAGAGAATGCGAAACGCATGATTGAAGTCAGAATGAGCGATGACAAGATGTTTTACGGAAATAGGATTGTATACAAGAAAACAGGAGCGAGTGTCGAAAATACCGAATTTTATTTTCCGATATGTTCTGTTTATGGCGATGTGGTCACAGATTATGAAGCTATGGGACAATGTGAGAATCAGATGTCATTTGCGGATTTTGGGATTTTTGACAGGGAAAGACCATTGCTGAAAACAACAGGATGCCAAAGAACAGGTTGTGTACTATGCGGATTTGGATGTCACTTAGAGAAAGAAAGCAGATTTTTAAGGCTGAAAGAAACACATCCTAAATTCCATAATCTGCTATATATCTTGAAAAACAATGGTGTGACATACGCAGAAGCTATTGATTGGGTTAATGAACATGGAAATATGAATATTAAATATTAATTAAATCTTAGGAGAAATGGCTTATGAAATTTACAAAATTCATTAAGCCAGAACTTGAACAAATCAAAGAAAATGCCAATTTCACGGAAGAAGAGGAGAGGATTTTCTCTCTTCTCTGCCGTGGTTTTTCACAAAAGCAAATATCCACAAAAGAAAATCTATCACTAAGAACGATAGAGTACAGAGTGAGAGATATAAAAGATAAAATAGAAAGAACGGGGGTATTTGATTGGATGAAAAAGAACTGTTGAAATATGCCGTTGATAGTGGTATTCTCGACATAGCACTTGTGCAGAAACAAGTCACTATGCAAAAGAGAGAAAAATTACTCAACAAAAATCCCTATAAAATCTATCAAGGAAAGGATGAGAACTGGTACTCATATCTGCCGGATGAAGTAAAAGGCAGACGTAAAATCAAGGCAAAGCGCAGAGAAGCGGTCGAGCAGAAAATCATTGATTATTGGAAAGAGAGAGAAGATGACCCTACAGTAGAGGAAATCTTCAACCGTTGGATTTCACAAAAGCTGGAACTTGAAGAAATCAGCAGGGCAACCTATGACAGATACTTAATGGACTTTCAGAGATACTTTGACGGTATCAAAGATAAGAGAATCAAAAGCATAGACGAATGCGACCTTGAAGCGTTCATACGAAACAGCATCCATGATTTTAACATGACTTCCAAAGCATTCTCAAACTTCCGGACACTTATCTATGGAATCTTTAAGTATGCCAAGCGGAAGAAGTATGTCAAGTTTTCCATTACATACACGCTGAAAGACATGGATATATCGCCAAAAGCGTTTAAGCACGTAGTCCGAAAGGCAAAAGACCAAGTATATATGCCGGATGAAAAGGAACGCATGGAGATGTACCTTAGAAATCACTTAGATATCGTAAACCTTGGATTGCTATTTATGTTTAAGACAGGAGTCCGTGTCGGGGAATTGTCGGCATTAAAGCGGAAAGATGTTGAAAACTACACGGTTGCAATCAATTCTACAGAAACACGTTACCGTGATGATGATGGTTTCCATTATGAGGTCAAAGATTTTCCGAAATCAGAAGCCGGATTGCGATTTGCTATCTTGCCGGATAAGTACAAATGGATTCTTGATGAAGTACGAAAGAGAAATCCCTTCGGGGAATATCTATTTGAGAGAGATGGAGAACGGTTGAAATCCTACAATTTTCGTGAACGTTTGCGGTATATATGTGAACATGAACTGCGAATGAAAGTGAAATCTCCACACAAAATCCGAAAGACATACGGAAGTATTCTTCTTGACGGAAAAGTGAAAGAGTCCACAATCCTTGATACTATGGGGCATACAGACATTAGTTGCACAAAAGATCATTATTATTTTGATCGTACCGGAATTGAGGAAAAGAGACAGGAACTTGACTTAATTGAAGCATTATGAGTCTCTGGTACTCAAAGGTACTCAAAGAAAAATTGAAAAAATGGCTGTTTTAAGCCGTTTCAAGACAATTACTTTAGGGTTCGATTCCCGTACGGACTGTTTTAAAAGTCGCATAAACACTGTGTTTGCGGCGTCTTAAAAAAATTGGTACTCAAAATGGTACTCAAAAACTGAACACAAAAGAAAGGAGTCTGCACAAGTGCTTTAGATTCTTTTCTGCAAATGGTAGACTTGGAACGCTGTTGGCGTTCTTTTTTTGTGCGGTTTTTCTGCTTATTTTTTGCGGAAAAACCGCATTTTTTTATGCAAAAATATAAGCATAGGAGGGATGCGGAATGTTATTTACGGATGAAATTCTTGAAAAAATCTTAATAAGAGAAGATGTGTCAAAGGTTCCGCTTGTGTATCAGTCAGCGATGATACACGCAATCAAGGAAGTATTGGAGGAAGAGAATGTATCAAATGCAAAATCAGAATATGGCATTTAACCCAAACCCAAGCTATGCCGCTTATCAGTACAACCCAATGCAGAGGTTTCAACAGCCAGAGCCACAGATTCCGCAGATGCAACCGCAGTTCCTTGGAATCCAAGGAAAAGTAGTACAGTCGGAATCAGCAATCATGGCGAATGATGTACCTATGGATGGAAGCGTTGCGTTTTTCCCGATGCAAGATATGAGCGCAATCGTAGCAAAACAATGGGATGCCAATGGAACAATCAGAAAGACCGTTTACAAGCCTTTCAACGAGCAGATGGCAGATTCTTCAAGCGATGATAAAAGAATTGAAATAGGGCTATCTGATGATGCGACAAAGGCTATTACTGACAAATTAGATTGCTTGTTTGGAAAGATGGAAGAGTTGGAAGATAAATTATCTTCGCAAACGCAAAGAAAATCTTCACGAACACAAAAGGAGAGTGAGTCTTAATGAATCCTATGCAGATGTTACAGGGAATGAGAAACCCACAGCAGTTTTTACAACAAATGATGGGGAATAAAAGCGTAATGAGCAACCCTATGGCTCGCAATGCTATGCAGATGGCACAGAAGGGAGATTCCAAGGGCATTGAGCAGATGGCTAGGAATTTGTGCAAAGAAAAGGGAATTGACGCAGATAAGGCTTTTGAGTCGTTTAAAAGCCAATTAGGAATGTGATACTAATTCTTGCAAGATTATGTATATAAAAATGAATTATGGAGGTAAATTCTATGTTTAACACAGGTAATTGTGCATCCGTTCCGCTTGTTGCGAACATTGACGGAAACGGAAATAACAATGGATGGGGCGCAGAAGGCTCATGGTTATGGTTCATTATCGTTATCTTTGCCATCTTCGGATGGGGTGGATTCGGTAACGGATTCGGAGGAAACGGAATGAATGGTGGTGTCGGAAGCGAAATCCAGCGCGGATTTGATAATCAGGCGGTTGTGTCAAAACTTGATGGCATTACAAACGGACTTTGTGACGGATTCTATGCAGTGCAAACCGGCATGAATGGCATCAACACAAACATTTTGCAGACCGGATTCGGCATCCAGCAGGCTATCAATGCTGATACAGTCGCTAATATGCAGAATACAAACGCATTACAGTCACAGCTTGCTAACTGCTGCTGCGAAACAAGAGAAGCTATCCAAGGTGTAAACTACAACATGGCAACTAACACTTGCGCATTGCAGAACACCATGAACAGCAACACAAGAGACATTATCGACAGCCAGAACGCAGGAACACGCGCTATTCTTGATTATCTCTGCAATGAGAAAATCTCTAGCTTACAGGCAGAAAATAGCGACCTTCGCAGAGCGGCTTCGCAGGATCGTCAGAGTGCATTACTTACAACTCAGATGGCAGCTCAGACACAGCAGATTATCAATGCAGTAAATCCGTCTGCCATCCCGGCATATGTTGTGCCTAACCCAAATGCTTATGCATATGGATGTGGATGCAACACCGGTTGTAACTGCTAAAACTAAATAATTGAGTATCTTAATTGAGTTTAACTCGATCATGTCTGCTATGCAGTATTACTTATAACCAAAGGGCAGACTATAATGTTTGCCCTTTTGCACATTGAAAACAGAATATTAAGTTGATGGATTTTTAAAGTCGTGGTACAATTTTTAAAAAAGAAAGGAGTGCCAAAATGGTTATTTTCAGAGAACACAGAGGCGGATTATCTGAATCCCTAGAAACGGCAAGGGAATTTGAAAACTTTGATGATATGAAAAAATACATAGATCAAATTCACAAAGACTTTTGCCAAAAGATAGGAGTAGAAGATGCACCATTTGAAATATCAGACATTGTAATTGACCATACTTCAAAAACAGAAGATGCGAGAACGAATTGGCACGATACAATGTATGTTTGTGTTAAACGATACGGGGATGAAGATTATATTGAAAAATACGGAACTCCGCAATGTATAGGAATGTGTGCTACAGACTACAAAAAATAAATAATGGATTTTCAAACCATCAACTAATATTCAGTTGGTGGTTTTTTATTTTATGAAAGAGAGGTAAAAATAATGGAAGTAACAGGAATTGCATTACAAACCGTTGCCGCTGGAGAAGATGTGGCATTCACAGAAACGGCAGTAAACGGAACAAAATGTATCGTACACAGACAGGGAAGCGGAATTATCAAGCTAAGAGGTATCACAAATCAGTGTAAGGCTAGATTTTTGGTATCGTATTCCGGCAACATTCAGATTCCGACAGGCGGCACAGTTGGAGAGATTTCGCTCGCAATCGCGGTTGATGGAGAGCCTTTGCAGTCAACAAAGATGATCGTAACGCCAGCCGCAGTTGAGAATTTCTTTAATGTATCAGCACAGGCATACGTTGATGTGCCTTGCGGTTGTTGCAGTACCGTAGCCGTGCAGAATACGTCCACGCAGGCTATCGAGGTTCAGAACAGTAATTTGATTGCAGTAAGGGAGGCTTGATATTATGCATAAGTTTGCGAAACAGATTATGGATTGCGTGAAAGCCCACGTTGACGGAATCGGAATCGAGAATTTTGAAGGACAAAACCTTGATGATCTCAAGGATTGGACGGAAATTGCAAAGAACATCGTATGCTTTGACAAAGACTATAACATTGTTGAAGCAATGAAAAAGTCTGAAAATAACGAGGATATTATGCGTATGCTTGAACAGTACGAGGATTATCCAGACAGAAGATTTTACGACCATTACCGCTATGCAAATGGCAGATTCGCACCGAAAGGACGCGGAACACGCAGAGGATATGTGGAACCGCCATATTATCATCAGATGCCGGAAGATTACCACGAATGGGAGAGAATGCCGGAATACGACCGAATGAGAGACCTTGACAGAATGAGTATGGGAAAGATGTATTATTCAGAGCCTATGAGCGGAAATAACGGCATGAGTACCGGTACTCACGATGCAAGAGAGGGCAGAGCCGGCATGAGCCGGAGAAGCTATATGGAAACAAAGGAAATGCATAACGGAAATTCGCCGGAAGATAAGGACGCAAAGATGAAAGAACTTGAAAAGTACATGAAATCTCTTTCGGAAGATGTGACCGAACTGTTTTCAGGCATGTCCCCAGAAGAGAAACAGTTGACCAAGACAAAGCTGACTACGCTTGTCACGAAAATGTAATAGAGAGGGCATTTTGCCCTCTTTGTTTGCGAGGTGGTAAATTGTTCACGATAAACAATGAAATGTGGAATTTGGTCAAAGTATCGCGTTACAGCGATATGCTACAGAGAAGTGATGGGAGCAGAACGGTAGGCATGACCGACAGGGACACGCAAACGATATATCTTGCGGATGATTTGCGCGGAAAATTCCTTGACCGTGTGTTATGCCACGAATTATGTCATGCGTTCTGCCTTTCGTATAATGTATACATGGATATTGATACAGAGGAAATTGTAGCAGACTTTTTGGCTACATACGGAAGAGAAGTATTTGAAATAGCAGACAGACTATTGATTGAACTTATGGAGGTTGCATAATGGATAAAATTTCAGAACTCTTACAGTACGTGCACCGGACGAATCCGGAAATGACTAGGGAAAAGCTGATAGAAGAGTTGAGCAAAAGCGACTATGCGGCGCGGTCTTTGATTTTTACGAAAGAAAACATCGTTGCGCTAGGGCAAAAATAAATCCGGCGGTTTGAATCGCCGCCGGAATTGTGTCAGACTTTCGGAATGTAAGAACCTTTCATTATTTCTATAGCGAGTTTCGCGCCTTCCGTCATGTAAAAATCATTATTCTTTGCACAGCAACTAAAAAGCAGTTCCTCGAACTCTGAATATAAATTTTCACTTAATAACCCTTTTAGCTTCTCTGTTAAGGGTGAGAAGTATTCAACAAAGGCATTTCCGGTTTCATTGTCAAGCTGACTTGAACATACAATTTTAATAAATTCTTCCATTTTAGTAGTCTCCTTCTTCTGTTAATAAATAGTTGATATATCCTGTCGCAAGTCTGGCAAGACTTTTACTGCCATCCAACAAGTCCAATTTGTACTCTGGTCTATAGCCAAACCTCTGCACGTAGAACTTTTCTTCAAGTTCTAAGTCGTAAATGTCAGATAGCTCCACGAGAATCTTGTGATATAAAAATTTTCTCGTCCACCCAAACTGTTCCATGATAATTTTTAATTTCCAATTATTTTTTCTGAACCACGCTCCGCGTGATGCGTCCAATTGCTGTTTTGAAATGTAACAATCTGCAAATAGGTCATCATTTTTCGGCAATGCCGCCTGTGGTTTCTTTATGGCTTTCTCCATATCGTTAAAGCGTTTCACGTATCGGGCAGTAAATACGATGCCTTTTTCTCCGTTGAATTTGTTCGCAAGAAAATCACATCCTAACTTGGTTACTTTGTAGCACTTGTTTTCTTTTCCGGATTCATCTTTGTAGGTAGATGGAATGAAATAATCACTCGCACCTAAATTGTGGTGAGTCAAAATTTCAATGATTCCTTCAGTATGTTTTCCCTTTACATCCTGTCCTTCCAATTTTCTTAAAACTCTGTCGTGACGCATTTCCATCATTTCTGCAATCTCTAAAGTAGTGATGGTTTGTTCTATTTGTGCCATATTTGTGCCCCTTTCTGTAACTTATCAATTACTGTTGTAACTCTTTAATTACATTATACGGTTTATTTTGTGATTGTCAAGTATTGTTTGTAATTAAATAATTGAATAATAAATTTATTTATGATATTATTGAAACACGTCAAGAGAGAGGAGGCGGTACATTGTTTGCAAAAATCGTAAAACATACGCTTATTGAAAAGGAATTAAGAGTGACCGATCTAGCAAGACTTATTGACACCAGCTCACAAAATCTTTCGCAAAAAATGAAACGTGACAACTTTTCAGAAAAGGAAATGCGGCAGATTGCGGATGCATTGGGGCTTGATTTAGAAATTGCAATGAAAGAGAAGAAATAAGAAAACCCGCCAGTTAGGCGGGTTTTTGATGAAAGAAAATTTTTCCGCGCCCCAAAAAATATTTCGTAATTTTTTTGTACCCCCCTGGGGTAGCGTTTTTGGGGTCAAGATTCCATTTTCACGGATTCCAAAAAACGTGTAACAAACGTGCAATTATCTGCCATATTCCGCAAATAACACAAATACACTATATGTTATGCCATATATAGATAATTCATTGATGATATTTGATGGTATTGCCGATCACAGGCAAACGCCAGAAGACGCTTGCCCGACTATAGTTACAGTATAGCATAGACCGCATTTTACCACTTGTCAATATAGTTTTTCCCATCGTACCGGCTATAAGTGCGTGTTATGCGTTCCGGCTTTTGCGCGATCTGCAACCAATCGCCGCCACGTTGCGCGGTGATTTTGATTTTTGCAGACTCCACCCATTCCACGCCCTCAAATTTAGAGTAGCCGCACATTTCGCCGGATGTTACCATATAACCAAGGGCACGCACGCGGCGCATGATTTCCCTTTTCCCGATATACTCATATTTTCCCATCTTTCACACCTCCTCATGTTGTGTTTATTTGTCAATTTGCGCATGGAAACCGATTTCCATGTAGCCCGCGCTCCCGGAATCGAACCGGAACGGATGCACCAAACACGCGAAATAGGGCGGAAGAGTACCGCCTTAAATTACAACAAAATCCCCTTGGAATCCTTTTGTTATAATCATTTTTCCGTCAGATCTGCGGTACACAACGCCGCAACCGTCCGCAAAAGTTGACCATACAAGCCAGCCGGGCGGTGTGAGGTTTTCCCCTGTCTTATAATCCCGGAAAGCATAACGCGGAGTAATTCCACTTTTTTCCTGCTCCAGTGCGTTGTTAATTGTCTGTGCTTCCGTCACAAGCTGCACACCGTCGCGGGTGTGCAAAACATAATTTTTATCCATTTTTATTCCTCCAAATTCTAAATTTCCCGGAATCCGGGTAAAAGCAAACCGGGGAGTCGAACCCCGGAAGTGCCAGCCTTGCTTAATTAAATAAATTCAATGCTTGTATAGTTTTCGTCTGTTACACTGTTAATAAATCCAAGGATTCCGGCTTTTGTAAAGTCGAATTTTGAAAAATTGAATCCTTTTTCTCGTAAAAAATATGCGTAATCTCTTCCGGTGCCCTCGATATCATGGTAGCATCCATCGACATGAAGCGCATTTTTTTGAACGACCGGGCATCCTTTTTTACCTGCGTCACGTCTCTGCCATCCGCCAAAGTCGCAACATACTTCTAGTCCGTTTACGTCTGTAAAGTTTGCGCGCAATCTGCAATTTGGAAGATCCGATCCGTTTCTATATCCTGTGCCTTTACATCCCATTTCTTTTAATTGTAATTTTTTCATATGCTTTCCCTTTCTGGTCTGCCATCATCAGAGCCGGGAGACCATCCCGCGGCTGACGCTCCAGGGCGGAGCGTTTCGGCTATTGCTGACTATTTAATTCAATGCATTTCCGGTTACAATCCTCGATTGATCCGGTAAATACGATTTTGCTGTTTCCGTTGATTTTTTCGACAACACAAAATCCGAAATAGTCGTTATAAGTAATATAGTATTCTGCCATGTTCTATACCTCCTCAATATATATTCTTTCTTCTGATCCGGTTTCGTCATCTTCATAAATTCCATTGAAATCATCAAACCATCTTTCGGCTGCGTTGTGGCTGTATGTCTCGCCGCCAAGAAGAACGCGCCCTGTTTCTGTTATAAGTCTATATTTCTTTTCCATGTTGTTTTCCTCGCTTTCGTTTATTCTTTTCTCTTGTTGCCATTATAATATCACTTTACATAGTGATAGTCAATACCTTTTATCACTTTTTTTAGTAATATTTTTGTTGACTTTAAAAAGATCTTATTATATAGTAGATTTATAAGATCACATTAAGGAGGGATAACAAACAATGCTAAAATACAAGTTTAATGTAGGGGACGCGCTGGAGCGTGCCGGTTTTAATATGTATAAGGCTAAAACTACGAGATTACTTAGCCAAGAGACGTTAAAAAAAATAAAAAATGAGGATACCAATATAAGTGCAAAGTCTTTAAACAGCCTTTGCTTAATCTTGGATATGCAGCCAAAAGATATATTTATATATGTAGAGACACCGGAGGAATTGGAGCAGAAAAAGAAAATTTAAAATTTTTAAAATATCACTTGCAAAAGTGATAAACGTGTGCTATTATAATGGCAGATCAAAGAGATAGCAAAGGCGAAAGCCAAGAAAGGGGACGGCATATGAAGATCAAAGGAATCGGAATCGTAAAGAAAGAAGATGCAATGAGCATCCTAACAAGAGAGGGAAGAAAAGCCGTAAAAACCGGATTGATTACAACCGAGGAACTCGGCCAGATGTACAAGCTGGATCAGGTCGAAAAAGCATCAAAGATTGGAAAGTATGGCGAAACTTTCCGGCAGTCTTACAAATGGGTTCCGGACGATCTGAAAGAAGAACTTACACCGGAACAGCTTGGAAAGCTCGTAGATAGCTTTTATGAGTGCTACGGAGCAGGAAAGAATGCATAAGAAAGGAAAGGAAAAAGCCATGAAAAAATTTGAAATCGGGAAATATTACGCACCAGCAACATCACCAAGCATTGAACCGCTAAAGTGCATTAAGGTAACTAATTGTTACGTTTGGTTTTATGACGATGAAAAAGAGTGCGAGGTGAAAATGAAAAAAGAAGTGGGGGCTCACTTTAACGGAAAGGACATGGAAAAGTTTGAGCAGACTAAGATATACGGATATTTAACAAGAGCCATTGACAACTAAGGCGCATGGGAAAATAGGAGGTTATAAATATGGCGTTTACAAACAAACAAGGAATAAAAATCAGTTTTGAGTGCTCAGAACTGATAGGAGAATTAAAGGCAGATATTGCAGAATTTGGCGGCGATAAGATCGTAGCGGTTTGGTGCAAAGATAATTCAGGAGTTACGATTTATACAAGTTATGATTTTATTGATAAAGATCAGACAATAACAGAGAATGAACTACAGGGTGATGAATACATCCGGAAAATGACAATGAATGCATTGTTAATTCTTCTGAAAAAGCAAAATGAAATATTATAGAAGCAGGGAAGGACGCATAGAAAGAGAGGAAAACATAATGAAGAACTACAAAGAGTACGAGAAAAGGTTTATAGGGTCAAGCGATATTGCGGCATTAATACTTGTTGGATGTGACGAAAACGGATTGAAAACAAGCACTCTTGATTTTTGCGAAGACGGAAGCTATATGGCATACGTCGTTGACGAGGACGCGGAGATAGGCGCGCATTATAAAAAAGTCGCTAATTTTAAGCACTGGCTCAAGATTTATGATGACGATGAATTAACATACCGGATTAATGCACAGGAGATAAATATATATCGCGCCGGAGATTTTGGCTGTATCATACAGACGATAGGCAAACATTAAAAGAAATCGAGCGGGAAAGATTAAACATCTAACCCGCTCTTTTTCTGTCACTCGAAATGCTATTATTTCAATCCGCGATCCGGGGAATTGCTCCGGATACCACGCGCAGAGCATCCACAACGCGCGACACAAAACATAAATTAAATGTTTTGATTTTACTAAAAAGACTATTGTTTCAATCCGTGGTCGCCGGGATCGCTGGCGGCACCACATCGGCAAGCATCCATGCCGTGCGACATATCTATAGTCTATCATCAGATCGGACAAAATGCAAGTAAATATTTTTAAACAAAGGGCAGCTTTTCCGGCTGTCTTTTCTTTTTGTCATATCCAAAAATCAACAACACATCCGGGCATATCTTACAAAATCTCCGAAAAACTGTAAACAAGCTATAAAACTTTTCTTAAATTTTTATAAACAAGGATAGGTTCGTCAAGTCTTTGATAAGCCACAAAATGATAGAATAGTATCAGTTTTACAAAAAATCGTCTGACAATCGTATGACATAAGGCGACACAATCGTCTGACGTCGCTTTTTCAGAACTATGTTTCTCTTTCTCTCTCTTTTTCTTAATCTTTTAGATTAATAATACACTGTATCTAAAGCCTATAGGTTTATATTTAAGTTATATCCGCATACGCGCGCGGCGTAAGTATATAATATCACCGTAAAAAATAAGGCTTGACTTTAAACCCGGAAATAGTGTATACCAAAAGCAGAGAGAAATAAAACGGATTGGAGGTGTGAATATATGCAGGATGTAGAGAACGTAGATATTACAACCCTTATAGTGGATCTAGGTACAGTACAAATATACACATCAACTGTACAGGATTTAATAGACAACGCTTGTATAGAATTTCACATCGAAGATTTGTTAAAAGCTGGACAGAGACAATGGAAAGCTGTTATGCAGTATGTTGGTATGCATCTATTCCCTGATACATCGGTATTAAAAGACAAGACTTTGAAACCTCTTGGTAATGCAACTATACCGACTAACTGTAACAGGTATGACAGAGAGGTATTATATAAGCTTTGTGATTATTATATATATATATCCAATGTATACAGCAAGTTGGTAAGTACAGTGGCATTTAGTTATTTTTGTAATATACCTACTACAACGTTTGACCTGTGGAAAGATGAGGAATCAAGTTCGTTGGCTTTTAAGATTTGGCAAAAATTGCAGCGATCACGCAAGGATTGCATCCTTGATCGTGCGTACGACTCCAACAGCCCAGTGGGTACTATGTTCGTGGGAAATAACGAGTTTGGCATGAATCAGCCAGGAATTGGAGATAATGCCACCCAGCGCAAGGCAATTACAGCGCAGGAGTTGCCAAGATTGGACGAGAAAAAGAGCCAAGAATTGCACGCAATTGATACACAATTCACAGATGCAGCGGTAAATAATACGGTTTAAATTGTTTGTGATTATTCTACAATTCACAAATGCAGTAATATCAAGGGTTGTAGCGTTTTAACTATTCGTGAACTATTCGGAAAAGTTAGGTTTTGCGAATAGTTACAAGGGTATGATAGAAATTGTATTAAAACAATTTGATTTTCACACAATGACAACAAAACGAAACGGAAAATATTTTATATTTCCATGTTTGCAAGAAAAGGATGGGGAGGGGGTCTGACAGAAAGACCACAGGGCGGCTACTAAGTCCCTTAAATACCTCAAAAAATAAAAAGCCACTTACAACACCCATTGACTTTCATCGTAAATAGGCTATAATAAATTTATAACAATTCACTTTCACGTTGCGATTCGCAACTACGTTTCCAAAAAAATTTTTAAAAACAAAAAGAGTGTTTCGGACAGGAGAATGATATATGACCGGAAATGAGTATCAGAAATTAGCCATGCGGACGAAAAACCGCAAGGCGACAGAAAGAATTTCGGATAAATTCGATTTGCTTAAATTTTGCAAAAAGAACAATATCGCATCTGCGTTGCAAGATTATGACCTTGGCGGCATCTTCAATTCTTGTTTGGGGTTATCTGGCGAGGTTGGAGAATTTAACGACATAATCAAAAAATGGATTTTCCACGAGAAACAGCTTGATATTGACCATGCTAAGAAAGAAGCTGGCGATATTTGTTGGTATCTTGCAATGCTTTGCGAATCCTTCGGCTGGAGCCTTGATGAAATCATGCAAATGAACGTAGACAAACTTAAGGCACGTTATCCGGAAGGGTTTGACATTGAAAGAGCAAACCACAGGGCGGAGGGCGATGTGTAATGGCAAGCTGCAGCAATGAGTTGATGAAAACCGAGTATTCCGAAACCTTTGATGAAAAACGCAAAGGATTGATTGAACAGTCGTATTACAAATACGGACCGGCAAGAATGAACTTTTCTACCGGAAATGTGGATGCAATCGAAAGTTTGAAAATGAATCTTTCCAAGTTTGAAGAGACCGGGAATCTTGAATATCTGTGCGACGTTGCGAATTATGCTATGTTCCGGTTCATGTTTCCACAACAGGGCGAATATTTCAAACATACGAATTCTGATGAATCTGCCGGACTTTTCGGCATGAGCGTGAATGAAATGGAACGGTTCAAACAGGAACACAGCTTCGAGGATGGGGGATATTGATATGATTTTAAATATAATCGCTACGGCGATAGATGCCCTTGTAATACTTGGACTTATGGGAGGACAGGTAAAACAAAAAGACAATTCAAACGCAATGGGGTATTTGCTTTCATACGCGATTTTTGCAATGAATATTATGGTCATTTGGAAATGATGGGCTATCGCCAAGCGGTAAGGCACAGGATTTTGATTCCTGCATTCCGGGTTCGAATCCCGGTAGCCTAATTGGTTACATGTTGACGTTCCATGTAGCCACGTATGTTTTTCATATGTACTTGAACCCTTGGTTGAGTGATTCAAGCATTTGGGTTCCTCCTTTCGCCACTAGGACGATTCTGTTAAGGACGGTGCGAGACCGTCCGGTGGTATTCTATCATGCATCTATCCCACGGTGCATGAGCCATGAAATTAGGTGGTGGCGGAATAGGTAGACGCGCAGATGGAAGAGACAGGACAAAGATTAAAAACTCATGGTTGAAGTCCTATGGGTTCGATTCCCTCCAATGTGAACAGTGCACGGTTTATGTGAGGTGCAAATCCTCACCCACCTATTCGGTCAAATTATGCTGTTTGCTTGCAGATGGTCTATGTTTTGGCTGTATGATACCACGGGCAATTATAATGTGGCGCAGAGGCATCAAGACCTCGAAATGGAAGCATTAAGACTTCGTTAAGTAGTAACAACGATGGGTATTCCTGCTGAATCATCGTTAAAACAAAACAGGATAGTGCCATGCATAGCACGTAAAACATATTGCTAACCGTCTTGTGGCGGTTATGATCGGTTAGTCGAGCGGTAAGACACCACACTTTCACGGTGGTAACACGAGTTCAAATCTCGTACCGATCACTGTATTGGGATTTAATTCAGTGGTAGAAGACACGGCTTATATCCGGGTTGTCGCGGGTTCGATTCCTGCAATCCCAACGCGTTGTAAAATATTGTTTATGTGACAAGGCTGACGAGTTTTGGTGTAATGAATGATGTTTTTCTTGTGATGGAAGCGTTGTCGACTTAAAAAGCGTGGAAATAGGACGATGAAAGTTCGTTGAAGATATGTAGAAAATTTTGCAGTGTTCCCATAATGGAATTGGAGCCGGTTGCTATCCGGTCGGGCGTTTATTCGCCTTGTAGGTTCGAGTCCTACACACTGCGCTTGCCCGAAATAGGGCGTTGATGTGTGGCGGAATGGGTAAACGCTATGAAATGTCTATTGCAAAATGCAATACAGAGAAAGTATTTCTCAGGGACATTATGAGAGAAAGTAAATCTTTTCTGCGAGGTTCAAATCCTCGCCACATCAATTCCTTATCTCCACTTAGTCGGGTGCTACTGCAATAGTTCCGGTCAATGGGGACTTATGGATGGTAGCGGTATCATTGGAAACAGAAACCCCTTCCGTGATTAGAAATTGCAGATTTGAAAGCGGTTGGCATGGTTTGGTCTGACAGGGTTCGATTCCCTGTGCCGCTATTTGATGATAAAAAACATTGTGGAATATTTATATCATCAAAAGACACGGAATCTCACGAGGATTCCGATTTTTGCTATGATTGAGGTATAATATGACAAACTGCGTGAATTGTGGCGCACCGATCGAAACCGACAAAAAGGTGTGTCCTTATTGCAAAACTCCATATGATGTAAGTGGATTCAAGGGTGAAATAGGGGAAATGTTCGGAGAAATTACGATTGGTGGAAAAACAAGTAGAGTATATCTAGGAAATGTAGAACGCAATCAGCTATTAACCGAGCCATATTATGATGCAAATGGTATTTTGCATCGTGAGATTCCAAAAACAATACGCAAATTTACTTTGATTGAGGTGTGAATTATGACAAGTTGCTTGTGCTGTGGAATGCTAATACTTGACTCCGAAGTTGATAGGTGCCCTTATTGCAAATACCTATTTACACAGATTCCGGCAAGGAACGTTCCAGAAAGTCAGCCGGAGAAGGTGGAAACGGCAATATTTGAAAACGTGGTATTTAATAAAGGGGAGGGGCGGAAGAATGTGTGATTTTTGTCGGAATAAAAAGAAAATCATTGATGGTAAAGGAAATTTAGTTCTTTTTGGAGCTGAAAATAACATGATTTTCGACAATAGCGATGGAAAAGAGGTTGCAGGAGCCGTAAAAATTAATTTTTGCCCTATCTGTGGTAGAAAGCTGGTGGAATAGTGACTAAACCGATATACACATATACTTCGATTCACATAAAAGAGGCGTTTCAATTTGAGCAGTTACTTGAAAATATTTTTAAGGGAATGAACGTTTCATATAAGAGAAAAAGTGAGTATATGGAATTTGAAACCGATAAATTCACTTTGATATGCGCGCCTTTGTTTTCAAGCAATTGCTTGCCATACAAGTGGTGCTCATGCCTTATCATTGACCTTGACTATTCAAAACTTCCGTTTGCAGCATATGACAAGGTAGATTATGCGACAGAGAACATTTTGCATGAAATACATCCAGACACAGAAGTTATTGACAAAAACGATTTTATGAAAATTATCAAGAAAATGTACGAGGCATAAAAGTGAAACCATTAGAAGAAATATTTTTTAGAGCTTGCGTGAATGAACAGAAAAGAAAATTGCATTCAAGCAATCGAGAATTGAGCATAAGAACTATTGGAAATATTTTTGAAAGGCTTGGATTTTCGTACAAGCAGTTAATGTATTATGTAAGAAAGTGGTGTGACAAGGGATTTTATGATTACGGAGTAACACTTGACTTGGGATGGTTTGAATTTGACAAACTGACCGGAGAATATAAACAGATTTATGATTCTATGACAAGTACAGACGGATGGAAAGATGGAGAGTTGGAAAATTATATTTCAAGAAATTCTTTTAAACGAGATAGAATAACACCACTTGATATTCTGTATATGTACGGATTGGTTTGAAAGGCGGCAGAATGATGGTTACACAGAAAGATGTCCACAATAGTATAGTTGTAAATGCAAACGTTTGGCAGAAAAGATATTTATCATTACAATGCGGTGGAAGCGTTGAAAAGATAAAGGAAGCCGAACAGGCAATGGCTAATATGATTAACGGCATTAGCAAGGCACTTAAAAATAGTGGAACAGATTATTTGAATAAACTTGATTTGTAAGAGAGGGATTTTATGAAACATCAAAAAGAATGGTATACTTGCGATCGTTGTGGTGCGGAAATTAAAAAAGGAATACTGTGCGGAAATTCGGTTACAAGAAACGGCGTTTTTAATACCACATACGACTTGTGCTATAAATGTATGGAAGATTTTGAGGAGTTTATGAGAAATGACAGTTAATATGGGAACCAAAACCTATGAAATGAGCCGTAAGCAGGCAAAAGCCATCCTTGGAACGGCTAAGAAACTTGCAAATTGCAACATATACGGCATTGAAAAAGGTAATGTGGTGATTATGCTGAATGAAAAGTATGAGGACGATATGAGCCTTAGAAAAACCGTAGAGGAGTATAAAAAGAAAGGGTTCAAGGCGCATTGGAAATGAAAATAATCAAAGAAGGCAGCCTTAGGTACGAAAGAAAACCTTTAAAGTTTGAGTGTAAGAATTGCAAAACCGTTTTTGAAGCGGAAAAGACTGAATATGAATATTGTGGAGATCAAAGGGAAGGCGATAACTACAAGTGTGAATGCCCATTGTGCCACAAAATGGTATATTACAATTAAAAGACAACCGGCTAACAAATGGAGTTAGTCGCTACCCTAAAACAGTTATAGGCAGAGGTCAAGGCACTTCTGCTTTTGCGGAGGTGCTTTTTATTTGGCTTCAAGGCAGTTAATCAATGCAGTAAATGGATATGAAAACTACATACAGAGAAAAGGCGTTGATGAACAGGTAATAGATGCCCTTTTAAAAGCGTGCAATGTGGCGATTCGGACGGAAAAAGACGTTGACTACGGATTGACTATAACCGAAAGAACAAAGGCTTTAATCAACGAATATACGCAGAAAAATGCGGGCGGTAGCATATGGGAACTTGAACGATATGCGCAGAATCACGACATTAAAGGCGGATACAAACTTGTGGATCAGTTCTATGAAGTCTTGCGGTTAGAAAGCTTTTATCGTTTCGAAAGCTTCATCTACTTTATGGAGCGCAAAAGAAATTGGAGTAAACGGTTTTATTATCCACGCCGCAAGACGCTGAATATAGTTGCCCAAGATCTTGAAGATTTGGAAAACCGGAAGATTAAATTTTACGGATTGTCAATGCCATCGCGTGTCGGCAAATCGACTATCTGTATTTTCTTCCTTGCGTGGGTGGCTTTGCGCAGACCGAACAGCCATAGTGCAATGGGTGGTCACTCTGGTATTTTGGCAAAAGGATTTTACAAAGAACTGATGAATCTTTTTACCACGGAAGAATATACGTTTGCTGAACTTTTTGCTTATTGGCATCCGGAATACGCAAACACAACGCTTCCGACAGACAAAAGCGCGGACGAATTTACGATTACGCTTGGAGATCCGGACAGATTCGCAACCGTAACGTGCCGTGGTATTGACGGAACATGGACAGGAGCGGTCGATGTTTCAAAAGATGGATATTTATATGTCGATGACTTGGTTCGTGATCGAGAGCATTCATTAAGTCCTACTCGAATGGAAAACACATACCAAGAGTACCTAAACAAGATGGTTGACCGTAAAAATGACGGTGCAAGGGAATTGATGGTTGGTACCCTTTGGAATGTTTTAGATCCATTGGAGCGCATGAGAAAGCAATATGAGCACGATCCACAATACCGATTCCGTAAGATTCCGGCACTTAATGAAAATGACGAAAGCAATTTTGCGTATGAAATCAACGGATTTTCCACGGAATACTACAGAGATATGAGAGATAAGCTTGACAATGCCGAATGGATGGCTAAGTTTATGCAGCAACCATATGTCCGCGAAGGATTGCTTTATACAGATTTAAGATTATTTAATGGAATCCTACCGGATGGAGATTTCCGGCGCATCGGAGTTGTGGATGTCGCCTGGGGCGGCGGCGATAGCTTGTCAATGCCGATAGGGGCAGAATATGAAAACGGAGATGTTTATATTTACGATTGGGTATTCAACAAAGGCACGAAAGAGGTAACAATCCCTCTTGTTGTTGGACGAATTATCGGGAATGAGATTCGGCAGACAAGATTTGAGGGAAATACCGGAGGAGATCTGTATTGCCAATATGTAGATGAAAAGTTGCAGGAACAGGACTATAAATGCTCATGCACAAGTAGAAAAGCACCAAATAAGGTTGAAAAGTTATCGAAGATCATAGCATATTCCGGGGATGTTAAGAGAAAATTCATATTTCTTGATACGCACCGACCGACGCAGGAACAAATGAAGAAAGATTCAGATCTTGGAGTAACAAGATATTACAGAAATGACGAATATCAAGCGGCGATGGATGAACTTTCTATGTTTGTAAGTATTGGCGGTAATGAACACGACGATGCCGCAGACGGTTTAACCCAGCTTGAAATGTTTATAGAGAACCCAAACAATACCGCAAAGGTAGAAGCGGCAGTAAACCCATTTAGGAGGTATTAGGATATGACAACAGACAAATATCTTTCACAGATAAGCAGAATCGACCATGCGATTGCAAATAAGCTGGAAGAAATCAAAAGGCTATCCGATATGGCAACATCTATATCCATATCTCCAAAAGAGGTAGACGTGCAATCATCCGGCAATCCCGATAAAATGGGAAGTGCGGTATCAAAAATTGTTGATCTGCAGAACGAAATTCAAACGCTTGTTGATGAATTGGTTGATAAAAGGCGAATTATCATATCGCAAATTGACAGTATGGATAATACAGATGTGTACATCGTGCTTTCATCACATTATGTCAATGGAAAAGATTGGAACTTGATTTCCGTTGAAATGAAATATTCCTACAGAAACATTATGAAACTTAGGAAAAGAGCACTGCAGGAGTTTGAAAGACGTTATGGACAGCTTTACTCTGAAAAGAGTGCATAAAAGTACACAATAGTTCACACTCTTTCACAACATTTCCTAAAACTTGCATGGTATACTAAAAGAGTAGAAAAACAAAATCCTACAACCCCAAAAGCATATAACCCGTAAAAGGCACTGCCAGAAATGGCAGTGTTTTTTATTTACAAGAAAGAGACTTCTATGAAAAAAGTAACTATATATTGCCCGGATTGCGGAAGAATTGCCGGACATTACGATGGGAGATCTACGATAGATCATCCGTGTAAATGTAAAAAATGCAATCATATTGTGATTTATCGCGTGGCAACAGGCAAAATTGAAACAAAGCCAATACCGAAACGCGCTTGCAGTAGTGGAGTTTTATTTATATGAACAAGCAGTATTTTCATGACCTTGTAAAAGGCAGATATGGAAGAAAAATTGCATATGCTAACGTAGAACAGATTACGGCAGACAATATCGTAAATGTTGTCGGAAACTGCATTGGTGCATTTTATTTCAACAAGACGATCATTCGGTATCTGTGGAACTACTACAAGGGCGATCAGCCTGTATTGTACCGAACAAAGGTGCAAAATGCGGATATAACCAATAAGGTGCCTGAAAACCATGCCTATGAGATTGTTCAATTCAAGGTTGGTCAGACTTACGGTGAGCCAATTCAGCTTATCAGTAGGAAAGACGATGATCGGATAAACAATGCAGTTGATGAATTTAACGATTATCTAACCGATGCTAATAAGCAGGAAAAGGACATTAAGGCAGGAGAGTGGCAATCAGCAACCGGAACGTCATTTAAGGCGGTGCGGATTACAAAAAATGGAGATATACCATTTAGAATTGTTGCACCGACACCAATGAATACGTTTGTTATCTACAGCCGTTCCACAGAAGAACCACTTTTAGCAATCCAAGAACTTAAGGATGCTGATGGACAGATGTATAAACTCTGCTATACGGACTCTTACGAATGCAAGATTGTGAACGGAGAGGTTCGAGATTGGAAACTGCATGGCTTTGGTGGAATCCCGATTGTTGAGTTTCCGAACAACCATGAGCGCATTTCTGATATTGAGCTTGTGATCGGACTATTGGATGCAATCAATACAATGCAGTCAAACCGAATGGATGGCGTTGAGCAGTTTGTTCAGTTTTGGATAAAGTTTGTAAATTGCGACATTGACCCGGAAACCTTTGAAAAAATGAAGATTTCCCATGCGCTGACGGTAAAATCCAATAATGAGCAGAATAAATCAGATGTTGACATTATGACACAGGAGCTGAATCAGACAGAGTGCCAAGTCGCAAAGGATGATTTATGGGATAATGCGCAGTCCATTCTTGCCATACCGAATAAGAACAACAATAATTCCGGTGGAGATACACAGGGAGCGGTTGAACTTAGAAACGGATGGGATTTCTCAAAGTCGAGAGCCAAACTGAAAGACCCAATTGTAAAGTCGGCTGAAAAAAGACTTGCGAAAGTTGTTTTGAATGTGATTCGTATACAGGATCACGATTTGGGATTGAGTTTGCGTGACTTCGATGTTCAGATTAACCATAGTCCACAAGACAATATGTATACCAAGTCACAGACATTATATCAGCTTTTACAAGCCGGTATTCATCCACTCGTTGCAATTAAATCTGTCGGACTTTGGGGAGATGCGGAAAAGACATTCCTGTTGTCAAAACCATACTTGGATAATCTGTGGAAAACCATTGATGATGTAGAAGCACAGGAACAGAAAGCACAAGAATTGATAAATAAAATGAATACAGATGGCACACAGAGCCAGACAAACAAGGATAAGACAGTCACCGAGTAATCGGTGGCTGTTTTTATTTTATAAAAATTCGCAAAGTTGTGAGCGTAAAAATCAGCAATGTCGTTCGGTGTCGTTGCACCGTATAAAAATTCGTATGACATATCGGAGGTAATGAATGAAGAGAGAAGATCTGATTGCTATGGGATTAAGCGAGGAAAACGCGGACAAGATCATGGCAGATTACGGAAGTTCCGTACAGAAAGCCAAAGCAAAGGCTGACGAGTACAAGACAAAGGCTGACAAAGCAGAAGAGTTGCAGAAGCAGCTCGATGATATCGAACAGGGAAAGCTCACGGAAGTCGAGCAGGCAAATAAGAACCTCGAAAAAGCCAATGCGAGAATCGCGGAACTTGAAAAAGCGCAGGCAATAGCCACGCAGAGAGCCAATGCCGCATCTAAATTTAATGTTACCGCAGAGCAGGCAGCGCAAATTGTAAAAGACGATGGCAGCTTTGATTATGACGTTCTTGGAAAGATTATCTCTGAAAAAGAGACCGCCGCAGCACAAGCCAAGGAGCAGGAGATTGCAAAAGGCAGTACGAATCCGGGAGGTGGCACGGCTGGCGGCGATAAAGCCGGTACAGATAATAAGACAAATGCTGAAAAGATAGCAGAAAGCCTTATATCTAACGCACCTAAGAACAATGACGTTTTATCACATTACATTCAGCAATAACAGGAGGTAAGAAATGGCAAAGGAAATGAATATGCAGTATGAAAAGACTTTATACGCAGGAGATGTTCAGATTTTAAAGAGAGAGCCTAATGAAGCAATCCCATTAACACTTGATTTTGATGGCGTGACAACTAAAAACGCACAGGGCAAGAAGATTGTCAAAGCAGGTACTCCAATCGGAGCAAATGGCAAGGCTGACAATACGGCTACGGTAGTGGGTATTTTGAGATTTGATGTAACAGAGGACAGGCCACAAGGAGTGCTGCTTAAGAAAGCATATCTTAACACGAAAGTAGCAGAAGCGCATTCCGGCGTTACATATGACGCAGAAGTTAAGACAGCTCTTCCAATGATTGTATTTGAATAATAACAGGAGGTAAATAGATGTTAATTAATGAAGTATTAGACAGTAAGTCTATCGCATTATCGGCAACAGAAAACGCTAGTAATCAGATACCTTATCTTGGTTTACAGTGGTTTCCAGAAAGAAAGAAGCAGGGACTTGATTTAAGTTGGATTAAGACACACAAGGGTTTGCCGGTTTCACTTGCGCCATCTAATTTTGACACAATCCCAACTCTTAGAGCTAGAGGCGGATTAAGTAAGGAAAAAACACAGATGGCATTTTTCCGCGAGGGAATGACAGTTGGTGAAGAGGAAATGCTTGAAATCGAGCGTATTCAATCAGAAGACGACCCTTACCTTGCAAGTGCTTTATCAAGTGCATATGACGACACTAACAACCTCGTAAGCGGCGCAGAAGTTGTACCGGAGCGCATGAGAATGTCACTTCTTTCTACAAATGCAGGTCATCCGGTAATTGCTATTGTAAGTGATGGCGTTCAGTACGCTTATGATTACGATAAGGATGGCTCATACGCAAAAGACCATTACGCAAAGTTATCCGGCACAAGCATGTGGAGCGATACAGCTAATTCAAAGCCACTTACAGACCTTAACAATGCAAGAAAGAAGTTACAGAAGCAGGGTAAGATTGCTAGATACGCACTTATGAACAGCAATACATTCCAATATCTGCTTGACAATGCACAAATAAGAAACTCAATTCTTGCACAGAACCTTACAGCAACTATTGAGGTTGACGATGATACTGTTATTTCGGTGGTACGGAAGAGGGCGAAGCTCACTATCGTACTTTACGATAAGATGTACATTGATGATGATGGCAAAGAGCAGTACTTCTACCCGGATAACAAGGTTACACTTCTTCCAGAAGGCAGCCTTGGAAGCACTTGGTTTGGCACTACACCGGAAGAAAGAACTGCAAGACAGGTAGCTGATGTTGATGTAACAACATATGGTGTAGGTATTACAGTCGCTACAAAGACAGAGTATGGACCACCTATGAAGATGTCAACATTTGCATCTGAGGTTGTACTTCCATCATACGAGAATATGGATAGCACATTTGTATATGAGGTTCATAGCGAAGAGTAGGGGGTGCAACTATGAAATATCCATATATAGTGATTCATAATGGTAAATGGTACAACGCAGGAGAAGAGGTGCCGGAGAGTAATTCTCCGGTATCTTCCGTTGGATATACAAAGACCGAAATCAACAGAATGAGTACCGCAGACTTGCAGAAACTTGCCGCAGAGCAGGGAATTGAAAACGCACAAGCAACAAGCGGTGCGGAACTGAAAGAAATTCTGATTGCAAAATTTAATCTGTAGGAGATCGCTTATGTCATACACGCTTGTCGAACAAGTAAAAATTCGTTTAAAACAATTTCATATAGAAGAGGTAGAGGACGAAACGACCGGAGAAAAGTCCGATAAAGTTGTGTTTGATGAAAAAGAATGTAACCCTTTGATTGAACAGCTTTTAGAGCAGGCAAGAAAAGAGATTATCAGCAGACGGAACTATCCGGACACATACACGCAAGACCAGATTGACAGTGATGTTAAGAACTATGAAAACATTATGGTCAATTTGGCAGTGTACGACCGGTCACAGGCAGGAGAAGCATACATGGCAAGTTTCTCCGAAAACGGCGTGAGCAGGACATGGAAAGACCGTGAAAGCCTTTTTGCTGGTGTATTTCCGTTTGTTAAAGCTATGTAAATATCGCCTATAGGGCATTAAAGAAGATTGAGCGTGACCATTATGGTTGCAGGCGGCGCACATTAAGCGGTGGTGGGCAGTGCGTCAAAAGGAGATTCAAATGAAAAGTATTTTGATTCAAACTTATCTTGTGGCACTTCCGATAGTGCTTGGATATATAGTTTGGCTTCTTAAACAGCAAAAGAAAAGCAGGGACGCGAACAGTAAAGGAACAATGCTCCTTTTGCGCGTCCAACTTATTGAATACCATGCAAAGTACACCAGAATCGGAGAAATACCGTCATATGCCTATCAGAACTTTTGTGAGATGTATGATGCGTACCATGCGTTAGGTGGAAACGGAATGGTTACGAAAATGAAGCATGAGATTGAAGAGATTCATATAGGGAAAGGAGATAAAAGCCATGAGGAATTGGAAGGATTGGACTAAGAAAGCCGGCATCCGAGCAATCAAGACTGTTGCGCAGGCGGCGGTTGCCGGAATTGGAACGGCGGCATTTATGGGCGCTGTGGATTGGAAATATGTTCTTTCTGCATCAGTTCTTGCCGGAGTGTTATCGCTTCTGACAAGTGTTGCAGGAATCCCGGAGGAAAACACCAATGCTTGACATTAACAAGCAGGAAATGAAATATTCGCAATCCGGTCAGAGGGTATTCATTCCACAAACTGACGAAAATGGAGATATTGTCTATGAAGGGTACAAGGATTCCGATGGAAACTTTGTACCTTATTTAGATTCCGAAGGCAACAAGATTCCAAAAGGCGAGGAAGTTGAAGGGTTTTCAGAACCTACGACATTCCAAGCCAATATCAGCAATAAGCTGTCAGAAGCCCTTGTGAAAGAATTTGGAATTGATGATAGTACATCATACTGTCAGCTTGTCACGGATAAAGGATATTTGCCACTGAAAGCCGGTGATGTGGTGTGGAAACGTTCGGAAGTAAAACGCACTGATGATGGACTTGTGGATTCAGAAACCGCAGATTACATCGTAAAAGGCGTTGCTGATGAAGGACTGACCACGGATTTGTTTCTTCTTCGGAAGAATATTAAGTAGGTGATTGTATGAAAAAGAAACCTATTTCAATGACACTATCCACTAAGTCCATACAAGACGCTATAAAGAAATTAGAACAGTACCGCGATAGTTTACAGGCTAAATGCGATTTACTTGTTTCTAGGCTTGCACAGGAAGGTCAGACGGTGGCAATAAAACAAATATCGAAATCTCCAATAGGGAACACGATAACGGTAAGGGTAGATAAAGCACCGCAGTTAATGACCTCGAACGCGATTCTGATTGCAACCGGAAAAACGGTAACGTCAGAAGATAGAGAACCGTTCTATACTTTATTGGCGGTAGAGTTTGGAGCCGGTATTTTTTATAACTCCAAAGAGAATCCGAAAGCACCGGAACTTGGATTCGGTGTCGGAACGTATCCTGGGCAAATACACGCTTTTGAAGATGGTTGGTACTATTGGGATGATAAGACCGAAACATGGCGTTATACCCACGGTATCAAAGCCACAATGCCTATGTATAATGCGGAACAACAGATTATTCAACAGTATGTAAAGATTGCAAGGGAGGTATTCGGTGGAAAATGAGTTAAATAGTTGGGCACTTGATTTTGAAGATACCTTATGTTCCCTTTTGAAATCATACATGGAAAGCAAGGTAAGAGGAATTAAAGTGACGCAAGATGAAGAATCTGGCGGAACCGCAACATTCCCGACACTTTTAGTCAGACAAATCGGTGGTACAGAAGCCGGACGAACTAACGAAGCAAAGACAATCAATGCAATTCGCCCAACATTTCAGATCACAATTACAAACAAAGGTTCAAGAAAAGCAACTAAGGACATCGCAGCATATGCGGTGTCTTTTTTTAAACAACAAATGTTTGAGGTATCAAATGTAATCCAAACAATTTCCAAGCAAGTGCGAACGGTTACATTCCGCGCAACTCGCGTAATTGGAAACGTTGAGCATTTAGATCAGCTATAAGCAGAAAGGAAGTAGAAAATATGGCATCAACAAGTTATAGAACTCGTGTCATTGTAAAAGAGCACACGGAAAAGCAGGCTGACTTTGCAGGAACATACAATCTTTTGGTTGCGGCTAAGTCAGTTCCAAGCCCTGCATCACCACCAAACACGGTTGAGTCAACCACAATGGAAGATGACCAGCAGACCTTTGAAAAAGGAATTAAGACTTCTGATTCAAGAGAAATCACAGGAAACCTTGAAAAAGAATATCTTTCAAAGGTGGATGGATATGGAGATAAAAAACTTGATATTATCCATCTGTACGGAACTGACGGTATTGGTGGCGTAGCGAAGTACGCATATGTAGGAACTGCAACAGCCACACCTAACGATGTAGGTGGAAACGATGAAATCCTTGAAATGACGGTAACAGTTATTCCAAGTACAGCATCAGAGCTTGTTACAGATAAGCTGACTGTCGTTGATAACAACGATGGTACATTTACCGTAACAGTGGTGGGGTAAAAAGCCTATCGGACGAGCAATCGACCGCACCGGTAGGCGAGGATGAACGGTCGATAGCAGAACTTGAAGCAATAAGATAAGCAACAATGGGGCGGTGGCAACACTGCCCCTTGCCAATATAGGGCAGAAAGGCAAGGTAAAACATGAAAGTTAAATTAGGTGGAAAAGAATATACAATTCAGTTTGCAACAAGACCATCATTAAAATCACATATCTTACAGGATATTATGAAGACACAGGACATGGAAGATATTTCTTCTATGGAAGATATTCTTCTTGAAACACTTCCTAAGACGCTTCTTGTAGGATTGCAGATGCATCACAATGAAGAATTTGGATATGATTACAAAACAAACGAAGGCTACGATGAGCAGCTTGAGAAGGTGTCCGACATTCTCTATGATGCGATTGACACAAACGAGATTAACTGCATGGATTTATTCGCTGATATGCAGGAGGAAATGATGACAAACGGTTTTTTAGCGCAGATGATGGAGTCGTTGGAGAGAGCGCAGGAGCAGGAGAAAGAGAAGGAAAAGACCCCATCCAAAGCGAAAACCAAGAATTAACATGGGAATATTACGTTGCGGAAATCCGTCCGTTTTACCTTGTGGTAACGAAAGGCTACGGATTTTCCGTTGATGATATAGATATGATGAATCCAGAGTTGCTTAAGCCTTATGTAGATGCATATAAGACAGAATGGAAGCAACGCGACATGGAAATGTATATGTGGTTCGGCAGATATGCAACGTCAGCACTTGTGACCGCAATAGACGCGACATTCGGTAAGGGCAATAGTAAGTACGTGAAAGAAACTTGCTATGATTCCATTGAAAAGCATAATACGGATGATCCCGATGCAGAGATACGAGAAATGCTTAAAGTGGAAGAAGCATGGGCGGCTAAATCAAGGGAATCACATTTACCAAAGCCAAAGATAGTTTAAGAAAAGAGGTATTGCTATGGCAGTAATTATCGGAAGTGCGCGGCACGATGAACACGGAAATTGCTATTCCGGTGGAAAAGCCGGAGACCAGACCGGACAGGAAGTGTCTACGCAGAAGTTTTACAACCATTCTAAGGGATGGTACGTGCTAAGGGCGAAGGACGATAGGGTTGCGGAGAAGTTAGCCGAAGCTATGCAGATTGCATCTGACAATAAAAATATCGGCTATGACCAATCGGAACGCTACGGAGTCATTAAGCATGGAATCAACACAAAGGTTAAGACGGAATGCGATTGTTCTTCCCTTGTACGTGCTTGTATTATCTATGCATCCGGCAAGGATGTGGGAGATTTCAATACATCTAATGAACGACCGGTAATTTTGAAATCCGGTTTGTTTGATGATATGGGTTCTTATCATGCCGGTTTTATTCTTCGCAACGGAGATATTCTTGTGACACGCATAAAAGGACACACAGTTATTGTTGTAAAAGGCGCAAGAAAATGCAAAAACAAGTATTATCCGAAGTATAAGGGAAACTCAAACTCAATCGTTGAAGCATTAAAAGCGGTTGGGGAAGATGATGTGTCGAAAGAACATCGCGCGGAAATCGCAAAAAAGAACGGATTTTCCAATTTTAAGTTTACATCGGAGGAAAATTCAAAGATGCTTTCTCTTCTGAAAAAGGGAAAACTGAAAAAGTAATTCAAGGGCGGTAAGGGGTCAAATCCTACCGTCTTTTTCTAAAACTACATAAAGGAGGTGGAACTGTTGGAATTAGAAACCTTAGAGGTCAAGATTCAAGCACAGGCAAGACAGGCTAATGGTCAGATTGATGCGCTGATAACAAGGTTGGGAAAGCTATCTTCATCTTTGCAAGGCATAGATTCTAGTGGAATTAACCGGTTATCAACCGGAGTAAACCGATTGTCAAACTCAATGAGTGCCATGCGCAGTGTTGATTCAAGGTCGTTCTCGACTCTTGCAAGAAACATCAAAACACTTAGCAATATTGACACAGGAAAGATCAATGCAGCAGCCGGAGCGATGCGACAGATTTCAAAGTCGGTAAGCTCATTTTCCGGTATGTCAAAATCGGTGCAAGGGTTATCGGAATTAGCCGTAGGAATCAAACAGCTTGGCTATACAAGCTCAACAAAGGCTATCGAGAATATCCCGAAACTTGCCACGGCAATGCGACAGCTTATGTCCGAACTGTCGAAAGCCCCTAGCGTAAGCCGGAATATTATTGACATGACAAACGCATTGGCAAAATTATCACGTACCGGTGGAGCGGCAGGAACAGCGGCAAAAAGCATCACAAGCTCATTTAGCGGATTTAGTTCAAGTGCATCCATGGTAACAAAGAAGTCGTTCTCCCTTGCATCAGCAATCGGAAAAGTGTATGCAACGTACTGGGCTTTATTCCGTGGATTTAGGCTACTTGGAGATGCTATTGACATATCATCCTCACTGACAGAGGTTGAGAACGTTGTAAGGCAGACATTCGGGCAGTATGAAAGCCTAATTAACAATTTCGCAAAAACATCCATTGAAAAATTTGGTATGTCTGAATTGTCTGCGAAACAGTTTGCAAGCCGTTTCCAAGCAATGGGAACCGCCCTTGATATTCCACAGGGGAAAATGGCAAATATGTCTATCCGGTTGACAGAATTAGCCGGAGATATGGCTTCATTCTATGATGTGAGTCAAGAAGATATTGCCAAGAGTCTGCAATCTGTATTTTCCGGTACTACGGCACCTATGCGGCGTTATGGTATCGACTTGACACAGGCAACATTAAAGGAATGGGCATTAAAGCAAGGACTTGATGCGAACATTTCCTCAATGACGCAGGCTCAAAAAGCCATGTTGCGTTATCAGTATGTGCTTGCGCATACAACCAATATTACCGGAGACTTTGCCAGAACAGCCGATAAACGAAACTTTTGTTTCATGTGTCGCGCGGCATAGCAATATGTCGATGAAAAATCGGGTAAAATCGGTGAAGGCTAAGTTGACTTAGCACGAACATTTTTGTATAATATGTTTGAGGTGATTTAATGCGAACATATTATATCTACAAAGCAACAAATAAAATAAACGGAAAATCTTATGTCGGTCAAACTTGTGATTTTCATAGCAGAGTGTGGCAACATCAAAGGTGCTACGAAAAAGAAGATTGCGACTTTCATAGAGCAATTAAAGAATTCGGGTTTGACAACTTCTCATGGGAAATCATCGAAACGTGTGAAAGCGAAGATGGAGCCTGTGAGTTGGAAAAGTATTACATTGAAAAATTTAACACCTATCGAGATGGCTATAATATGACCAAAGGTGGGAAAGGCGCGCCGTATCATAACGCCAGGGCAGTTGTTTTGCTGACGCTTGACGGACGGTACATTAAGCGTTATGATAGTGCAATGGATGCAGAAATTGACGGATTTAATAATACGGATGTTCTGCTTAATTGTAAAGGAAAAAGGCGGCAGACAAAGGGCTATATGTTCATGTTTGAGGATGAGTATGAATCAAACGGAGCGAAAACCTATAGAAAGCCGGAACCTAACGGAATGAGAAGCATTATTCAATGTGATATGGAAGGAAATTTTATACAGAAATTTAAAAGTTTGCAGGAGGCGGCTAGGATTACCGGAGCAAATAGAACAACTATTTCCGGTGTGCTTTCAAATACCTATAAGTCGGCAAATGGATATATTTTTGTATACGAAGAAGATTTTCCAATAAAAGATTTGAGCATCTATAAAAAGCGCAAAAAAGGAAGAAAAATTGCGCAAGTGGATGCGAAAACCAGAGAGATTATAAGAGTGTTCGATAGAATATCCGAAGCAGGGGAATCTCTTGGAGTTAATTACAAAGCAATACATAATGTAATTGACCAAGAGGGGCGAACTGCTTATGGTTATAAGTGGATAAGTCAATAAGCTAATACCGAGATAAGGCTATAAAATAAAAGTTATAGCACATTGTAGAGCGTAGGGATTGAACCTATGCTCTTTTCTTATGGAAAGAGTGTAGAATATAACATCTCCAAGAGTATCCGACAGCCACAATGCTGTGGTTGAAAATGTACGCCGAACTTATGGGAAACCATAAGAAGTAGAGGATAAAAAGCCTTTACGATAACATATTGACATGGCATAACCAGATAACCATGCTTAAAGAGAACTTCAAAGCACTTGGAGCGGTTGTTGGTGGTGGTTTAATCAATGCATTCAAGCCATTTATCAAGGTACTTAATTCAGTTCTGCAAAAGGTTATTTCCTTCGCAGAGATGGTAACAAATGCTTTAGGTTCTATCTTCGGATGGAAGTATGAAGCAAGCAAAGGGGCAGGAATCAGCGGTCTTGCTGATGATATTGGAAGCGCATCTGACGGCATGGACGATTTAAGCAATGCCGCAGGAAGCGCAGGGAAGAACACAGGCGGTATCGCAAAAAATGCCAAGAAAGCAAAAAAGGAAATCCAACAGGCAACTCGTGCATTTGATGAATTAAAGGTTATTTCAAAACAGAGTAAAGATAACACTTCCGGTTCTGGAAGCGGTGGAAGTGGTGGCGGTTCTGGTTCCGGTGGTTCTGGTGGTGGGGATACCGGAAAACTAGTTCAGACCGACACGATTTTTAAGAAATTCAAAAGCGACATCAAAGACCTTGAAGGACTTGGAAAAGCAATTTCCGGTGCTCTTATCAATGCAATGCGAGGCATCAAGTGGGATGAAGTATACGCAAAAGCGTCCGGCTTTGGTAGCGGGCTTGCAAAATTCCTTAATGGACTATTCGAGGGTCAGAAAGGCACAACGCTTTTCGGAGAAACCGGAAGGCTGATAGCTAATTCATTAAATACAGTGCTCCATGGGTTGGATTCGTTCGGCACAACGTTTAATTGGAAACAATTTGGAAATTCAATCGCAGACGGAATTAACAAGTTTTTCCAAAACTTTGACTTTGCATTATTGGCTAAAACGCTTAATTCTTGGGCGCAAGGGGCGTTTGATGCAGTCACTACGGCATTAAGTAAAATTTCTTGGAAGGACGTATGGAAAGGTGTCAAGAAATTTTTAAGCAACTTAGACGTAAAAACAGTTGCAATTATCATCGGTGCGCTGACAATCAAAAAAATCCTTGGATTGCATCTTGCAAAAACCGCACTTGGAATCATAGGGACTTCCATTTCAAAAGCAATTGCTGGTTCTATTGCGGCAAAACTCGGAGTAGAAATCGGGGCAAACGCAACAATAGGAGAAGTGCTTTCCACAGGATTGTCAAAAAAAATAAGCGGTCTTGGTACAATTGCCGGAAAAATAGGGAAACTGGCGTTGACTGTAGGAGCAATTGTTATTACGGCAGAGGCGGGATTATCACTCGGAAAAGCAATTGGAAATAAAATAGCCGATGCTACGCAACCGGAAGAAATGAAAAAGTACCGCGTGGACTTTAAGTTTAGTGACCTATTTACCTATTCATTGGATGATTGGAAACAGGGATTTTCCGATTGGTGGAATGATACATGGGGACCAGGGCTTGCCGCTTGGTGGGAAGATCGAAAGGCAGGAAATACAAAACTTAAAATTCCTTTTACAGATTTTGAGCTTCCATCGGACAACGAAGTGAAAAAAGCTGTTTCTGATTGGTGGGATAAACAAAAGAAAAAGATAGAAAAACGCACAGAAAACGTGATTAAATTCGCCGCAGACGTAAAAGATACATCTTCCAAATGGTGGTCTAATGTTAAAAAATGGTGGGGGGAGAAAGTCGGTAAGGTAAAAGAATTTACTACAGATGTTAAGGACTCTGCTAAAGAATGGTGGAGTAACACTAAGAAATATTGGGGTCAAAAAGTTGGACAAGTTAAGAAATTTACAACCGCAGTCCAGAATGATGCATCTAAGTGGTGGAGTAACACTAAGAAATATTGGTCAGAGAAAGTCGGTAAGGTAAAAGAATTTACTACAGGCGTTAAAAATAAAGCCGGTGAATGGTGGTCTAATGTTAAAAAATGGTGGGAAAACACTACGGCAGGAAAAGAGGTAAAGAGATTTACTGTAAACGTCAAGAAAGCCGGTGGAACATGGTGGAAAGATGTAAGCAACGAGTGGAAAGAAAAGGTTGTCAACGCAGGAAGAACATTGAAAATCGGCATTTCATTTGCCACAAATGCACTAAAAAACCTCTGGTCTAGTGTATCGACATTCTTTAGCGGAAAAACCGTAAATGTAAAAACGAAAGGTTCTACAACAAAGAAAGCTGATGGCGGTGTATTCTCTGGTGGAAGTTGGAAACCGATTAAGAAATACGCAGTCGGTGGATTGCCAAACATGGGACAGATGTTCGTTGCAAGAGAAGCGGGTCCGGAACTTGTCGGTACGCTTGGCGGTCATACGGCAGTAATGAATAACGACCAGATTGTAGCATCTGTTTCAGACGGCGTATACCGAGCGGTAAAAGCGGCTATGGGAAACGGACAGCCTGTGAACGTAACGTTTAAGGTAGAGGCTGATTCAAAAGGAATATTTAAGGTTACGCAAGAAGAAGCGCGCCAATTCTTTAATAGAACCGGCACTGCACCTTATCCGGTATAAATATAATGACTTTTGCCCTTGTGTGTGGTATAATTCAGAAAACTACATACAATGGTACAAAGTACCGGAAAGGGGTTATTATGAAAAACTTTAAAAGATTTTTTACATTAGTTATTGCGGCAATCCTTATTGTTTCTGCTATCCCTATAATAAATTCGGATGCTAAAACGGATTACTTATCGTCTTTCAAGGTTTCAAAGAAAACAATTTACAAAGGAAACGGAGTGGTCATATCTGTTGACAAGGCAACAAAAGGTAGCAGGTATGTAGATATCACATTCGTTGTAAAGAATAATTCTGACAAGGACTACGATATCGCCGCGCATGAATACGCCATCAACAATCTTATGGCAGGCGGAAGCACTTATATGTCAGATGTTAATGTCCCAAGCGGGAAAAAGGCAAGGTTTACAGTATCCATCAATAAAGAGTGGTTCAAAAATAATGGAATAAAAACATTTAAGAAATTTGATGTTTTGTTTTGGGGATACGGGGAAAGCATGAAAGAATGGGAATCCCCAAAGGTTTCTTTTTCTACGAACAAGGACAATGGGAAAGGATATTTCAAGCCGAAAAAAGCGGCGAAAGTATCTGACGAAAACATAGACATTGGATATATCTCAAAAAAATCAGATAAGTATAAGTTTTATGTTAAAAACAAGACTGAAAGAGAGAGAAGATGGACTGTTGAGAATTGTTCAGTAAATGGATGGTCGTTTGATCTTGGTTCTGCAAAATATGATTTATATAGCGAGCCTATATTAAATGGATGTTATGCAGTATTTGAAATTCCGGTGGACAAGGATTTCAAGAGCGAAAACTCCATCAAAAAAATAAAAGAAATTGAATTTGATATTGAATTTGAGGGTGGATTCGATGATGATTACAATAATATCGAAGAAATAAAATCCGATAAGATAAAGATTAAACTTTAAAAATACTTAAGCCGTGGAAACACGGCTTATTTCAATGCATAAAAATATAGAAGTCTACTTGACTTCTATATGTACTTGTGATATTATAATCACAGAAGTCAAATAGACTTCTAATAATTACAAGGAGGTGTGCATGGGAATTAAAACCTTTACGCTTAGGCTTACTGATGAACAACATCAGTACCTAGAAAAAAGATCCAATGAATTAGGCATTACAAAAAATGATTACATTCGGAATCTTATAATGAATGACAGTTTTGTTGACAAGCAGGAAAAGATGATGGATGAAATATCAGAAATCAAAGAAATGCTGAAAAACTTGGAGAAGTAACAAAAAGAGTAGCCGCACGGACTCCAGATCTTTGCGACTACTCAAAAACAAAAGACAACCCGTTTATGGATTGATATAACCATGATATCATTCTTTGTTCGGGTTGGCAACAGAAAACATGGAATAACTAAAAATAACCATTATGTAGCGATAAAATTATTTTGAAGCATGTTTTCTGTTGCGCACACGGAGTATTAACTTTTACAGAAAGGAGATATTTTGTGAACGAATTAATTCATATTGGAAACAAAGAAATTCGGGTAAAGGAATTTAGAGGTCAGAGAGTGGTCACATTTAAGGACATTGACATGGTTCACGAAAGATCGGACGGAACAGCAAGAAAAAGATTTAACGACAATAAGAAACACTTTATTTTAGGAGAAGATTACTTCGTCCGAAATTCGGATGAAGCCAAGGGGGAATTTGGTGTAACCGCTCCGAACGGAATGTACCTTATCACCGAACAGG